CATCTTCATCCTTGAAGATGCACAAATATTTAGGTAGTCGATGTAAATAATATCAGGAACAAAATTCTTTTTAATCTTTAATTCCTGAATAAGATGCCGAAAATGTGCAGTAGAGCCTGCTCCGGTAGGATATTCCTTGATGATCAATTTGCCTTTTACTTTATTTTTTACTTTTGCGATCTTTTTTTCATAAGAATCGCGAGGCAATTCGGCAAGTTCATCGACAGCAATGTTCATCAAATTGGCATCGATCCGCTCGGCGATTCTTTCTTCTGCCATTTCCATAGTAATATAAAGTACATTATATCCTTCCAATAAATTAGCTGATGCCATATGTGTCATACACATGGTCTTACCTACGCCAGTGGAAGCAAGGATAATGTTCAACGTCTTGCGAGGCACTCCACCTCGCGTTACACGATTGAACCAATCCAAATCAAACGGAATCTTTGTTTCTTTTTTATGATAAAAATCATATCTGTCTTCAAAATTTTCAATGAAGTCATGTCCGACATTACTATCAAAAGAAACAGCAAGAGCTTCGGTTAAAATCGTAGGAATAGATCCTTTATCCCGTGTCTTATCTTTGCCGCCATGGATTGCAATACTTTCCATGAGTGCATTTTTAATTGCTTGTTGCTGACAGAATTGTTCTGTATTTTCTAACAACCAGTCTTTATTTGTCAGAGGATCATGATTTAATTCGTCGATTAATATGTTCGCATCTTTGAACGTCGATTCATTGAGACCTGATTTATTTTCGAGGTCAATGGAAAGTGCCTCCTTCGAAGGAGGCACACCATATTTTTCAGTATAGGCATCGATCAGTCCAAAAATAACTTTGTGTTCGGATTCGTCGAAATAATCTTCTTTAACGAAAGGAAGTACTTTTCGTGCGTATTCTTTATCAAAAAGAAGGGCTGATAGGATTGTATTTTCTATTGACATAATTTTCTCCTATTATCTTGTCAGTGTACGACTAAATTAGGCGAATGTCAATAGTTATTCTTCGTCATCCTGAATCAAAGTTCCACCAGAAACACTAAACTTGTCAGTAACAAATTTTTGGAAATCAGGATTGGCAAGAATAGGTTCCCAAAATTCTTTATTTGTCATCAGATCAGCTTCGCGATAGTTTTTCGAAACTTCGCCCGTTTCAGGATCGACCGAGCAATACCAACCTTGCTTTGGCTTTGTTACGAATCCAGCTTCTAGACCTAAATCCAATAGACCAGAATACCGAGCGATGCCTTTATCGTAAGTAATTTGAAAAGTAAATTTTGACTTTTCTTTTACAAACCTAGACTTTTCGATATTGATCGTAAAGTTCCAACCTAAAAGTTCTTTGCCATCTTTTTCTTGTGCTTTACCAATAATGAAAACTTGGTTTGCGGAATACATGCCGCCGGTTCCACCAGACATAATCGACTTTGAATACATTTCCATAGTCTGATAGGTGTGATTAATTGCAATACAAGGAATATCTTTGATAGTCAAATGTGGAGTGACAATTCTCCAAAGTGATTTCATGACTTTGGCGCGGGACATATCAGCAACTGATTTTTCATCCATTGCGTCTTCGACTTCTTTCTTCGAAGCCAAATTACCAACCGAGTCAATAAAAATAATTACTTTATCGCCTTTTTTAATTTCGTCTAGACGCTTCGAAATATCGAATTTAAGTTGTTCGAGATGTTCGATAGGAATATGAATAACTCTTGAAGTATCGATACCATTTGCTTCGATATAATCAGGAGTAATACCAAATTCAGAGTCATAAAACAAACATACGGCATCTGGATGCTTTTTCATATAAGCAGCAACCATGATTAGGCCTAGTAGTGACTTGAAGTGCTTTGATGGTCCGGCAAGGAAAGTAAGTCCGGCCGCGAGGCCTCCGTCGAGGTGGCCAGAAAGTGCAGTATCGATAATGGGAATGCCGGTAGAGGCTTGTTCTTTTTCTCCGAAAAATGGAGAAGATGCTAGTACATGGGCCTGCTTGATTGAGCCTGCGCCAGATAGACGGTCGAGTAATGACATGGTTAGTTCCTTTTGTTGATTGATTTATCCTGGGGAACTACCCCAGCATACGTATTTAGTCTTCGAAAAATGACTCAAGGGTGGAAATGTTCTCTGTTTTCCATCCAATCGCATCTGTAATATTCTTAATTGGAGCAAGAAATGCTTTATCGAATTGGGTATCAAAATCAATAAATCTATGAATATTCAATTCATGAGGAAGATCACCAGGAGATGAAATTACATCTTCCTGGAATGTATTTGGTAATTTCATATAACAAAACTTAATTTTTTCGCCCTCTTTGATTGTTGGATATTTTGCGTCAAGTTTATTTTTTTTCAATAGATGGTTGTATACAATCGTTCCTCGTACGTGAATAGGAGTTCCGTCAGTATAAAGTTTCTGTGAAGTTCCAGACGAATATTTTGAGATACCATTTACTCCTCGTGGAAACGCAATATCTTCATATGGCATTTTCTTGAATTTTTCCCGGAAACCATCAATATAATCGATCAATTTTTGGTTTGACCCCAACATAATGATCTTCATACTCTCTTTGAGTTTTTCGCGACATGATGCTGGAGTTGAAGACCTAACGGCTTCTACGCCCTTGATGTAAAGTTTTGGTGTTTCGTATCTAAAGCCTTCACTGTCCCAAACATTCATGATATACTTCTTCTTCGCAAGGAAGATCGAAGTATCAGCGATATTTTCTCGCTTCATTTTCATTTGATTTACGTAAGAATTTGTATAATTCTTCAAGTTTTCAAATGATTTTTCTATGATTTTTTCTAACTTGTCTTCGCAAAAATGAGCAACAAAATCCACAATCTCGGGAGTATTTGTAAGCCCCGTCATATTTACAACTACGTCTAATGTAACAAATACAGAATCGGTATCACAATAAACAACATATTGCTTGCCTTCTGTTTTTAGAATCTTATTCAAATACGCATCGATATCTTGCGCAACCCACTGAATAGCAAGCTTGCCATGGATCGTGATGCCTTCAGCATAGTCATTTTGATAATAACGAAATGCTGGGTGACCGGTTGCGCCGAACAAACTGTTAAGAACAATCTTTTTGACCAATTGTAGATTATGATATCTAGAGATATCCTTACTATTCTTTTGTTTTGCTTCTTTCAACTTTGCTTGATATGCTTTGCGTTCATCGTACATTTTCAGAACTAGTTTAGGAAAGATACCTTGTTCTGACTTATCCCAAAGTGCCCCATTTGCCGATAGAGCATAGTCGGCATCATGTAGTTTGTTCCATAAGCGTTCGTCAATATTGCCTTTCAATAGTTCATCAACATCCGGCATTTTTACTTTGCCCCGGAAAGTTTCAGGAGACATGTTATTCTGTACGATCAAACTCGGATATAGACTATTCACGTCGAAAGTGGCAACCCACTTGTGCATACCAACTCTAGGTTCGCGTACATATGCACCTTCAAATTTATCATCCTTTTTATACCCACTTGGCATAGGAATGACAATCTTTTGATCAAGAAGATAATTATGAATGATGATATCCCATAGACGAATGCTGGTGAACATATCATCATATGTGATCTTGGCATCATAAGAAAGAGTCAAGCCGAGATCAAGTAGACCTAGCTTCTCTTCAAGCATATCGATCAGACGTACGTCGTGAATGTTATAATCGATATACTTTTGGTGATCTTTTCGATAAAACTCAGTAAGATTATCATATTCAGAATAATCAAGCTTATGTTCACCCAATTCAACAAATGCAATGTTTTCGAGCTTATAGCTTTCTTGTTGTACATATGTGAATTGCTTATAGACACGGAGATAATCAAGTACAGAAACACCCATGGGCCGGAAAGTCTGTTGTTCCTTGCCTTGGATTTCAATCAATTTTTCTTCTAGCATCCTCCAAGGGCTTAGGCGTTTGGCATAATCTTCACCAAGAATTCGTTTAATACGATTAATAAGATATGGAATATCGAAAAATTCAATATTCCATCCTGTGACGATATCTGGATCTACATTTTCCCAATATCCAATAAACTCCAACAATAGTTGCCGTTCATCAGCACATTTTTTATAAGTAACATTAGAATCAGTTACCTTATATGGCTTAAGCCCAAAGGTCATCATCTTACCTTTGAGTGAACATGTGATTGCTGTGATCGGTTGGTTAGCTAACTGGATATCAGGAAAACCATGATCTTCGCCTTCTTCGGGCGCACATTCGATATCAAGACCCAACTTACGGATCATATCCAGGTCATACTGGACTTCGCCTGGATACTCATCATTAAGATATGCATAAAGGAATGAAGTAAGACCATAAATGGTCATTCCCTCAACACCAGAATAACTTTTTATGAAATTTTTGGCTTCTTTGATATTATCAAAATCGATCTTATCGGCTTTGTGTCCGTCGAGTGACCGATATTCAGCCGAAGAATTTTTTGTGGAGACAAACAAATATGGTTTGTAATCTACTCTCCGTTGGACTCTTTTACCATTATCATAGCCGCGAACAAAAATTGTATTTCCACGAATATTTACTTCTGTATAAAACTTCGCCATTTATCCTCCGCTAAAAACATAATATACTATAGCACAACCCTTAAAAGTTGTCAAGCGAAGTTTTATTTTACTGGATATACGATTGGCTTAAGATCTGGAGGAGAATAATTTTCACCTTTTTGGATTTTACCATCTTCTCTGCGTTTTACTGTGCCATCTGGCTGAAGTTTGCTCATGTTTGATCTATGTACTTCAGAAAAACATTCATCAATATTAATTCCAAATGTGGCCGCGGCACCATAAGTCACATATAAGATATCAGTAAGTGCATCGGCGACTTCAATCATATCTTTATCTTTAATTGCATCCTTTAGTTCATTTAACTCTTCGACAATAAGAGCAATACGCAACTTAATTACTTCTTTCGAAGGCCAAGTTGCTTCTGTAGGATCTTTTTGTCCAAAAATAGCATGAAAGGTTTTTACTTTTTCAAAATTTGACATAATATATTACCTTTTTGATTTGTCACCACCTGAAATTTGATATTTTGCGATCAATTCCCAATCTGGTTTTTCTTTGTACGGAAGAATTTTAATTTGAGAAATAGGGGCAATTGGCTCATCATCTTCTATAGGATCAATGATATTCACTAGACCCCATTCAGATAAAAGTTTTACAATTGTATTTCTACGGGCGACGTCATTTTCTGAAAAATCAGAATCTTTGCCGTCGAGAATGAAAAGTTCTTTAAAATGCAAAATTACATATCTGCCTTGCTTATGTAAAATATGGCAAGATTGATATAACGTTTTGCTTTTTTTGGATGCAACGCCAATTCGCGTCAATGTTTCTTTTACCTTGAGAAACGCATCACGGTCATTAAGGGTGACTTCTACACCAACTCCACTGAATAAATCATCGTCCATTTCTTACTCCACCCTTTGCGAGCTTTTTTTCTATAGTTACAATTTGATCATCGGTCAAAAGAGACAGTGCCTCTTGTGCGCGCTTGTCGTTGTATTTATAGAATTCTTTTACCGAGTCAATAGACTCTGGTTGTTCGCGTTTGGGTAGTTTAATGAAGTTAGGTCTTTGTTTACGTATAGAATTGAAATAATAATCGAATTGCATTTTCTTCGATATATTATAATTTCTATTCATTTCATTAGCATAAAATACTGTACCAACGAAAAAAGAAAAATGTTGATTTGTAAAATATGCATTATATTCTTTTTCGGCTGCCTCAGTATCTACAGATTCATTGATTAAATGCTTATGTTGATAGATCGCATTCGTATAATCCCATGGCTTAGCCTTTTCAACTTTTGCTGTTTCTTGTATTTCGACCTTTTGTTTTTCTTCCCCAAATAATGTATTGATCATAGATATTCTGCATCATGCATAATTTGAAGAAGTGCCGCGGCAGTATTGATATCTTGATTTACCACAAAAGCAGACTGATATTCATACTGTGCAATATGCAGAACAATTTGAGGAATCGATCTGGGTGTCAAAAACAAACCAAGCCGGTCGTAAATATTCTTAAATAGAGCAGAAGGATTATCTTGTGGATTTTCAGCAATCCATCGGCGCACACTGATAAAATCTTTGTTCTTCATAAACTTTATCAGAGTTTCAATCGATTCGTCGCTCAGTGACGCCAAAACACCACTGTCAATTCTGCCATTCGCAGAATATCTTTGTAGTTCATTGATGACTCTGCGCCAATCAGGATAATATGATGTAATCAATGACGCAACCGAGGCTTTGTCATATTCGATTTTTTCTAATACTAAAATCTCACATACACGATTCAAAAACTTGGCTGCGATAACAGCCAATTCTTTTTTATTGAAGTTAAAATCAATAACCGAACACCGTGAATGTAGAGGCGAAATAATTCTGTTCTTGAAATTACAGGTCAGAATAAATCCGCAATTCTTGGAAAATTCTTCCATGAAATTACGCAAGGCCGGTTGAACTGCATGGCTCAAATGGTCGGCTTCGTCTAGAATAATATACTTACGCCCGCCCTTGAACGATACGGTCGATGCATAATTCTTAATATGCGTTCTAAGAACATCGATGCCGTTATCCATGGATGCGTTAATGATAATATAATCACACCCGATTTCTTCCAATAGGGCCCTCGCGACAGTGGTCTTACCGATGCCGGCACCACCAGCCAAAATCAAATTTGGCACATTCTTCTGGAGAACAAATTCCCGGAAAGTAGCTTTTAGACTTTCCGGGAGAATAGTTTCTTCAATGGTTTTAGGACGATACTTTTCTACCCACAGAAATTCATCTGCGTTCGAAATTGTTACAGTCATTTTATCTCCTTAATATCTCACATGATAAACATAATCAAAACCTTCTTCAACAGAAGGTATTTCAAGGTCGTGCAACATATTGTAATAAATGTGCGACGGGATAATTTTATCTGTCCGCAATTCATTCACTTGTTCCAATGAAAACTTGGATTCAAAGTAATATGCATCACATTTATATCCAGCATCCAAGAAAGGCTTAAGCTTTTTGGCCCGAGTCTTTCTGGTTACGTTAGTTTGGTCAAAGATGACATTCATCTTTGCTGACAATGCATCCTTAATACTATTTTCCATGGCGGTTGTTGCACGACCGATGGCATCTTTGAATGCCTCAGTATATGAGATGGAATTGCTCATGGCAACCCTATCAATGTAATCATCTGTGCTCAAAACAATAAAATTGTCGTGATGCAACTTTCTCCAGGTCGACTTACCCGAACCAGGAATACCAACTAACATGATCAACTTAGGCATAATTAAAATCCAATCGTCTTTCTAATTTCGTCAAATTTGGCACCAGATGTCATATTCTTTTTTACCAGGTCGATAAAAAATTGAGACACTTCAGATTTAAGAAGAGTTTGTTCATCCCAAAACTTGAAAATGGCCGCACGAATGGCAGGATTAAACTTATTATCCAGGGCGAACATTTTACGGGTAACATTATCGACCCTCATACTTTTCAGTTCGAACATGACAATTTCTGTAGATTTCGCAACTGCACCAAGAAAATTTCTTTCGAGGGCCCGGATTCTGTCTACATCTTCGTCAGGAAGAATAGGCAACAGGTCATCGATTTCGTTTTCTAAAATGCATTCGAGGGTCCGTCGGTCATCAGAAATTTTGTCCTTGGCACGATGAATCCGGACATACCAATCAGATTTCATTTTGACCATGTCGCCATTATGGAATTGAATAACAACACCTTCGGCGTCTTCAAGATTGCGAATATATTCCAAAAGTTCTGAAGAACTATAATCAAGGGAAGACCAAGTTTTGACAGTAGGAATACTACGGAAAGAAGCCAATCTTTCTACATTTTGTCTTGGCCAATACTTACCTGTCACATTTTCTCGAATGTGAAGTAGTATCAGGTTGTCTTCTGGATGATTAATTACAATTCTCTGCTGGTTCGAACACCACTCAAAAATTGGTGTGCAATTGATCGAAATCAGAAACTTTGCCAAATCTTGATATTCCGGTCTAGTGGCCACGAATTCTTCGGCCTGCATTGAAACACCAGTTACGCCCATCTTCGTACCCCATCGGATATGGTCGCCGATCTTGATAGGAGTGATCATGGAACCGTCAAGCTTATCCATAACATAAAACTCTTCATGCCATGGCAAAGCAGACAGCTTGGTTTCATCCCGTTCATTTACGTTAAAAAACTTATGAAGGCGACGAGCCAAAATCTTGCCGGTTTCCGAACAAAAAATAATACCTCGCAGCTCGCGAAGGATCCCTGCATCCTTATGGATGCGATCAGGAAAAGTATCTTGCAAGGCGACCATATAATTGACCACCTTATAGCCTTCTCTCTCGGCTACGATAAATTCATCCCGGGCTTTGATAGCCGACAAAACGTCGTCGATATGATTAATTTCAGGAAACATTTTGACCTCTCATTTGATCCCACCATACGTGGTCTGGAAGGAATGGCAACCTATTTTTTTCGACCGAGATCGAATCCGTCTAAGACGCCTTGACCATATGCAGTTTTTAGCCATAAGATAATATATTTCGATTCACTTTCGGTTAATGTAGGAAGGCCGTCAAAAAATCTTTCTGACCTGAATCCAAAACCTTCTTCGCCATCAAACCAGTCTTCAAAAGTCATTTCTTTTCCCTAAATGAAGTACACCCGCCTTCGGTTTCGATTTTCTTTTTAATATCTTCTAATGAAATAGGAGCGTAATCCGTATGTTCTACACAAACACAATGATAGTCAGGATCGATTTCATATCCTCGAAATGTATCAAATTTCATGATCCTGTTGGCATGAAGGTGTCCATGGATATTAGTTCCAAATCTTTGTAATGACTGAGTATGAATGGGAATATGAGTCATAATCATACCAGACAATACGTGACATCCGCGGATATCTCTGAAACCTACAGACAAATAATCTTTAAGATCAAAAATATCATGATTGCCTTTGATCAGTACTTTGTCACCGTTCAATCTCAATACCGTCTGTAATCCTGGTTTACGCATGGCAACATCACCCAAAAAATAAACTTTGTCTTTTGGACCGACGACTTTATTGAAACGATCAACGAGAGCTTCATCCATTTCTTCGACCTCATTCCAAGGACGCAATGGAGATCCATCTTCCCTAGTGAAATTACAGACACCTTGGTGTCCAAAATGAGGATCAGAATATAAAAAAATGTTAGACATTATTTTCTTGTTCTTCAATCATGTGAGTGAGAATGAGTTCAATTTGTTTATTGAATGTAATATCATTCTCGTGTGCCATTTTGGCGATACGCAGAAATTGCTCTTCCGTTAATTCAAGTTCAACTTCCGCCATTTCTTCTGTTTGATTATTTTCTTCAGTCATATTAAATCCTCATAATAATGGTGTAATAATGGTGCCCTCACCCCGTACTGCCCGGAGTTTTCCGGATTACAAAGCCGGCGCATCACTTTTTATGCTTTGGGGGCGAATTTCTTCTATTCAATACATCAATATTTTTTGACTTTAGTATCGAAGAAAAATAAGAACTTCCAGCTCTGGATCCTTCCACACCAAATTTTTCCTAGATATTGCTCGTTCTATCAAAGAATTATAATGTTTTAAATAATCCATAATCCTGTTAATTAAAAAATGGGGGCGGGAGTCCGAGTCCCACGGACGACCTTCAAGTTATGAGCCTGATGAGATTACTACCTTCTCCACCCCGCCCTGATATTGTATGTATGGAGCGGAGAGTCGGAATCGAACCGACTTCTACGGGTTGGAAACCCGGGGCACGACCAATATACCATCCCCGCATTGTTATGTTCTATTTAGTGTCAGAAAGTTGAATTACTTTCAACGGCAATCCAATAAGTCACAATATTCTTTGCTTCGAACCTTGCGATCTTGGATGACGAGATAATCACATTATAATCAGCATCGAACAGCTTGGCAAGATATTCTGGCTTAAAAATTACGTTAAATTCGCCGGCTTCAGTTTCACCAAGTTCATGACTGAAACTATTTGATGAAGAATTCTTCGTATCGATAGACCGAATATACAGCTTACCATTTTCTCCGACAAAGGCAACCTCTGGAACTGAAAGAATATTAGTTGCCTTAAGAATGCTAGAAATAGCTTGATAAGGAAGGAAAAATGAAATGTCATCCTTTACCTTAAGTTCCTTGGTAGGAGGATGAAGCAACAGAGATTCATCGGCATAAAAATACCGAGACTTTCTTTGTGCATCATGAATAAGAACACTTTCTGTCTCTAGTTCAAGTTCAGGTTGCTTGAACAATGACAGTACTTGTAGAAATTGTGATAGGTCATAAATGCACATGGTCCTATCGAATGTATCGTCAACCACTGCCTTGGCCATAATTGTCTTTTGTGGAGACATTGTAACGATGGCATTACCAGGCTCAATGATAATTGACTGGTTGATTGAACTAAAATTCTTTAGTACCATTAGTGCGCGATCAGAAATCTTCATTTAATCCTCATGATATGAATTTGTGGGGTATATCCTGGAGTCTATCAAACTCCAGGATAATGGCAACCCATTTTTTAACGCTGGCTGGAATAAAATGAATTTGTGGTTTTGGCAGTCATTGCCCAATCCCAAGCGTCATTAATCAAGCAATTCGCATCTTCCATAGACAATTCAACGTCCGTAGAAGTGGATTGCTTGAAAATTGAAATGTATTGTTCGTACATTTCTGTTTGATTTACAGGAACTTTAAGAGAAACAATTGCAGACCAAGGTTCGCTTAGTTTGGTATAGCTATATTTTGTCTCTGACATGTCATATGCTACGGCCGAAAGTACTTGCAATTTTTCTGCCACGGTTTTTTCATAAACTTCAACCGCTTCAGCATATTCTTTCTTATGTTGTTCTAGATGCTTTTCTAGAAATCCAATGACGTCTTTTACCGCAAATGTTGTTTTAATATTAAGTGTTTTACCAAGTGCTTGCATAATATAATTTCCTTTTTTACTTCTTTGATCCAAGTTTAGCTTGGTCTACAGTCGCCGAAGCCCCAATTGACGCAATGTCAGCGAGAGATCCACCAAAAATATAAGAACCGACGTGACTGAGTTGGATCCATGGACATAGCCATACTTTAAGTCCGGCGGCCCGTGATAATTGACAGAACCAATAGTCTTCTGAAAGATACCTCTTTGAATCCGTAATAGGATCGATATCTGCTTGGAAATACATCATGATCTCCCTAGACCCATCAAAGGCGGCGGTTCGGACGTGATCCGGACGATACCAATATTGAGGATATGCTTCTGCATACTTCTCAAATGTCTGTCGTCGAATCATCATGAATCCCGTACCAGATTCCATAACTTCGACCGGCTCATCAATTTTAATTTGTGTTTGACCCCCGGCTGGATTGAAAACGTAATCGCCGACAAATCGTTCTAGTACATTTGAATCATCGTCGGCAACACCCAAGTCAACAGCTTGTTTAATTTTTTCCCAAGAAATGCACTTCTTAGGATAAGGACCACAAAGTACATCATATGGACTTTCGTCATCCATTAATGCAAGTAAAGTCATTACGTCTTTGGCATCGAATCCAATGTCAGAGTCAATGAATAGCATATGAGTACAATCTGATCTCATAAATTCATCGACACAATAATTACGCGCACGAGTAATCAATGATTCATTGAATAGATAATAAAATCTCAAATCGATTCCGTAATGAACTGCCATTGCGGACAAGTCATTTGTGGATCGACAAAACATGCCTGCGCATTGGCCGCCATACATGGGGGCCGCAACAAACAATTTACGCTTACGTAGTTCGTCTAATTCAATATTAATTTCCATTATTTTTCCTTTATATATTATAGTAAAAGTTTAATTCAAGTCAGATTTATAAATTACCAGGTGTAATGTGTTCCGTTTACTCTTTCATATTCATCTTGGTGTGCTTTTGCGTGTACTGCATGTTGTTTGGCATGTTCGAAATGTTCTTTTGCCAAATCATGATTACCTTGTTTGAGGGCTTCTTGACCAGCGGCGCTATGTGCGGCGCCAGCAATTTCATGATGTTCTTGTGCAACTTGATGATTACTTCTTACATCTTCTGCATCTGAATTTTTTGCCTCAGGATGATAAAGACCAGCTGTTATATTTTTTACGTGTTCTCGGTTTGCTCGGGGATTAATTTGGCTTTCTATTGGCTTTCTATGCCATGCATCGTCACTAGACCAACCGGCTTCGCCGCTTATTTTATGTGCATCGGTCGAAAGATTTTGCAAATGTTGTTCCCCTGAAACTGTTTGTTTCTTTTTACCAAACATTTCATTGACTACAGATTCGGCATAAACTTTTGGTCCCAATTTTCCATTTACTTTCTTTTGAGTAAAAGAACCTTTTTCATCGACGCCATGCATAGTAGATGAAATACGATCCATTTCATCTTTCATTTTTTGGGTGGGCTTTACGCTACCTTGAGAAAAAGGACCTTCCGACAGAGTGTCATCTTCTTTTCTTGACCTACCAAACATTTCACTAATATTTTGTGTATTTAATCTGTTTGCAGTGAATCTTAGAAATCTGTCGGTCATGAGTTTTTCCTTAAAATATTTTATAGCCTATTGTATTTATGTCCTGTGTTTTTTATCCATTGCAATCACAGCGTTAATTGCAGTTTCTTTTTCTGGTATTTTAGGATAACAATCACCGGATTGATGTATGGCGCAATGTGCCCGGACGTCTCCTGTTTTTGGATGTCTTTCCGGAACAACTACGCCGACCTTTTCGCCTTCATGATGTACAGTAACAACTCCATGGTTTTCTTCTTTAGTTGTGTATGACATTACCCACCTTTATGCGTTTTAATTACATGATCGACTGCATCCATGACGGCATTTTTTCCTGGTATCATTTCACCGACTTCTTTGCCATGTGTAACAGGAATTGCGCCTTCTAGACCTCCAGATTCATTTCGCACAGGAATTACATTACCTATAAGTTCATTATTGTGGGCTACGTGTCCTATTTCATGTTGTCCATCATCTCGTCCATGATGTAGTACACCTGATCTAGGATCAGCGGTGCTACTGGTATATCCGTCGCCGTGTTGTCGGACTGTATGGAAAGATTTATCGTGTGACTTAAGTCTTTTGAATACTGGACTGTTTGTTTGTGAACGTTCGCAGAATAAAGAATAAGACAACATGAGTTTCTCCGGAAATAATTATTTATATAGAACAAACTCCATCTTCACATTCATATGACGCATCTCTATAATGGTCGACATGCAAACATAGAATAATATAATGAAGTGCTTTCATTAGATCGGCTTTATTGTTGCCGTTCTTTTTGCCATATCTCCAAAGATATTTCATTGCAGTGTTGCGGAAAGTAGGTGTGGAATCACCCATGGCAATCCATGCATCGAAACATTGGATGTTGTCGTCAGCAATGTAATGTTGACTGTATGTGGAGTCAAGATGTTGTTGTAAATCTTCCATAATTAAATTTTCACTATATTTATAGTCGATTTCCCAAGGCTCATGTGTTTTCTTCATTATGCGATCACCTTTTCAATTTGTTTCAATGCTTTTTCTCTGGCAGACAATACTTTCATTGCCTTGTCTTTGTAAAATTTATTTGTAAAATCCAACATGTTCAATCCTTCAAGATGGGCGAATTCATGTTGAAATACTCGGGCAGTCATGCCTTCAAATCTGAAGGTTTTTGCCTGACCATTAGGATATGAAAATCTAGCTTTAATCCACAATGGCCGCTTTACTTTAACATACAGGCCTGGGTACGAAAGGCAACCTTCTTCTAACAAAACAACCTCATCCGACACTTCAATGATTTTAGGATTAATAACAACTAGAGCAGGATCGGCGTGCATAGCAAAAATACGTAACGGCACACCAACTTGATTTGCAGCAAGACCAATTCCATTTTTCTTATACATTGTTTCTACGAGGTCAGTAGAAAATTTAACAATATCAACTTGTGGCTCTTTAAAATTAAAATTTTCACATTTTTGTTTAAGGATAGGATCGTTATAATCTCTAATGGTTAAAGGAGGCGAAAAATTTAATTGTGTTTTGTCTAAGATTTCGCCAAGAAATCCTGACACCGAATTTATTTTATTTTCCATTATTATTTCCTATTATACTAATCGTGTGAAATTTTTGTCTTTTACAAACTCAATTGTTCGGTCAAATTTATCCTGTATATCTCCTGCTCGGTGACTAATCATGAAAATATTTGTGTCACCTGCCAAGTCTTGCAAGATTTTGATAAACTCTTCTGCACCAGAAGAATCCAATGAACTGTCGCCAATTTCGTCCAATACAAGAATGTTTGTATTATTACTATTTCTCAATTTGGAGATTGCTCTCCAAGTGAATAGCAGAGCAACGTCAATTCTGGCCTTTTCGCCTTCAGAAAAACTTGCATAACTAAATTCGTCTCTGTATCTAGATTTAATAGTTTCGTTGAAATTTTCATCCAAATTAAAATCTACAACAAATTCCATTTGTGCCAGATATTTGTTAATCAATTTATTGATTACTGGAATATATTGTTTGATGATTTTTGATTTGATTCCGCCATCCTTTAAGATCATGGATGCGACATCTAATGTGGCTTTATGGGCCAAGATTTCTTCTTTCTGGCTCTCATATTTAGTCAATGTCTCGGTCAATTCTTCCAATTTTTGCAATTCATTATCGTCAAATTCTTCTTTGTTTTGCAATTCTAAAATTTCTTTTTGTAGTTCAGACGTATATTTGTTTACTCCTGAAATGCTTTGGTTATAACCTGCAATTTTTAGGTTCCATCCTTGGATTTCGTTATTGACCCCATGTATTACATCTATTTTTTTGTCAATTTCCAAGATTTTTTTAGAAATCAATGTTGCCGCCGACCGAAATTCATTTTCTTTTTTTCTATTTTCATCTTGTATGTCAGAATGAAAATCATGATCTATTCCTTGTTTGCACATAGGGCAAGTTTTATTTTCATCGTAAAATGAAATTTCTTTAATGATTTTCGCTATTTTTGATTGTATTTGTCTTTGCATATCGACCATGGTCGATTTTTTCTTCAAGGTCTCATCGCTATCAGCAATTGCACGATTACATTTTTCAATTTCGATCAAAATTTCCGAAATTTTATCTGTATATGCATTCACCAATAAATTATTTTCTTTAATTTTTGCTTTTTTTTCTTTGATGACAGTTTTTGCATTCTGTCGAATTTTTCTGATATATTCTTTTTGTAATTCAATTTTTTCTTTGGTTATGTCAATGTTATATCTGACGGTTGTCAAATCTTCTTTTGCCGCCGAAATTTTATCTTTCAATAAAATATTCATTGTCGAGAATACTTGGATATCCAACAAATCTTCAATCAAATCTCTCCGCGCGGAGGCTGACAATTGCATGAATGGAGTATAATTAGCAGAACCCAAAACAACAATTTGTGAAAATGATTTGTGGTTCATTTTCAAAATAGATTTTTCGAGAATTTCCTGATAGTCTTTTGTTGCAGATTCTTGATTCAGTAATTTTCCATTTTCAAAAATTTCAAAAATGTTTGGCTTCATGCCGCGTCGAATCATATATTCACGGTTATTTGCAACAAATTCTATTTCGACCAACATGTCTTTTTTATTGATAGAATTTACCAATTGTGGTTTATTTGTTTTTCTGAATGACTTACCGTACAATGCAAATGAAATTGCTTCGATGAATGTGCTTTTCCCGGCACCATTTACCCCATGGCAAAGCGTAGACCTGGCTTCGTCCATATTAATTTCAATAAATGCGTTTCCGGTACTAAGTATGTTCCGGTATCGAACAGTTCGAAAATTAAGCAAAAAGTATACTCCAACTTGACAAAAACAAATAAATTTAAACTATAGATATAAAGGCGGGAGGCCTTTGCTGGCTCTATCAACGATATTTTCATTTTTCATAAATTAATTGCCTCATTATAAAGTGTTCTAATCAAATTTGTTAATTGTGGTTTGTTAACATCTGCTTCCAAATTATCAATATATTTTGATAAAATAGTAACTGTATCTTCTGCTTCGTCAATTATATGATCATCATTTTCCGTATCCAATTTAAGATTGTCATCTACTATTTGGATATGCGCCGGAGAAGATTTTTCAATGGCATCGACGAATAAATCAAACCAATAGGGATTGGTTTTTCCTGACACAATAACTTTAACATAAGTTCCGTCTAACGAATCAAAATCTTTATTCAAAATTTCTTTTAAGTCTTTTGTTGTGTCGTCATAATGTACCTTATTGAACATTCTATATGGATTTTTTACGAATGTCAAGTCCAAAGTTTCTGTGTCAAGAATATGAAATCCTTTTTGGTCTCCATAATCACTCCATGTCATTTCATAAGGTGTACCGACGTAAGTAATATTTTCTTTTTCTGAACGAGTATGATAATGCCCAGAAAGCGTTAAATCAAATTTTGAAAATGCATTTCTTGGAAACCCCGTTTCACATACATGACCTTTGTGCATTTCGAACCCTTGTATTTCGAAATGTCCCATGCAAATTTTGGCTGTGGTATTATGTAAGAAACTGAGAGCATCATCTTCATTATCATCACAGATCCAAGGCACCAAAGCAATTTCTGTGTTTCCATAAAGTAAATTACTTGGCGTTGATATTACTTTTGTGTTTTTATATTCACCTAGCAATAAATCAAGTGCATTTACTTCTAATGTATTTTTGTGTAAAATGTCGTGGTTTCCAGGAAAAGCATATAATTGAAAATCTTCATTTTCTATCACATCAAAGAAATATTGACGCGACAAATATAAAGTATTGAAATTAATATACTTACGTCGGTCAAACAAATCACCGAGTTGAATAATATCTCCAATGTCATTTTCTCTCAAATAAGGAAAGAAAACATTGGTATAAAATTTGCGGTAGAAATCATGAAACTTTAGGTTGTCATTTCTTACACCGAAATGAGTATCACCGAGGATTGCTACCTTAACCATTAATTATACCTTGACACTTTCATTATAATTCTTCGTGACTTTTTCAATTTCTTGTTGACAGTTCAACAGTTGCCTATAGAAATTGTATTTGATCTTTGGATTTTTTTCATTTTCAAACTGGGTGATCCAATCTCTAAGGATTGGAGGTAGTGTCTCTCTCATCTTCTGTCTCCAAAATAAATTTTTCGAGGCCTTGTTTGGCCTTACTTTCTGCTTTTTTCTTTTCTAAATTTGCCTCGAACGAGGTAATAATATTATCCCCGGCCTCGAAATTATGCCCACTATCCCTTAAATGTTGATAGTCTTCAGAATTCATATCAAAAGTAAAATGTTTTTCCATCATTTTATATTTTGTATATTGTTCTTTTTTTTCTTTGCCAATGCGATGTATATAGGCATTAAAACAAATTTGCGTGAAATATGAGAAAGGATTATTTGTTTTTTCTGGATTATAACTTCTCAAATATTTAATGCAACTTTCAATTCCATCTCCTACCAATTCTTCTCGAAAAGAATAATTTATAAAATTCTTTTTGTATGATAGTCCTTCGGCAATTTTGTAAATACAGTCGCCAATATAATCTGGAATTTTTGGTAATTCTTGTTCGGCTTCAGTTGCAAGTTTACATTTGTCGAGGTATGCCACCATTGCCTGGAAGAATTTTTTGTTGTCAACGTAATGGATTGGTTTGGTTTTTTCGGCCATGGTAATACCTTATTGTTATTGTTGATCCTAATGTATCAAATCCTAGGAGGTTGGCAACCACAAAAATAATTTAATTTCATGGCGGATTTTGGTTGCCAACCCCGGAGGATATTGTTATAATCAGGTGTTGTTTTGAAATTATTGGATATTAATTGGACCTAGTTAAGCCGACCTTTGTCGAATTTTAATCCTTCTGAGATTTCATCTCTAGTGGTTTCACGGTTATTTTCCTTGAAATTTAACATGTATTTGTCAAATGACTTTTGATAGATTTTGATCAAATTTTCAGTTGGCTTACTTTGTTCTAAAATATATCTTGAATTAAAAGTAACGGACTCATTCTCGTAGAGAATAAAATGTGGTACCATTGAATAGAAGATAGCTCCGCCGTCTTCTTCTTGGATAATATCCATAACATTTTTCAATACAATTTCAGAATCATTGTATTCGCTAAGTACTCTCGTTCCAATAATATTTCCGCCAATGGTTCTAATGATTAGATAAGTTTCTTCAGTCATATAATTTAATCCTATAGAGTTTATAATCAAAATTTTCTTTACTGTATATCATCAATCTTTTTTCTAGATGATCCAACGTATGATTTTTTTTGGATCTACATGACAAATCGTCTGAGATATCGTATAGAGTTGCTTGTTTGTTTTCTCCATGTAATCTTAGTCCACGGCCAATTGATTGTAAGGCTCTTATCTTTGATTTGCTCGGAGATGCAAATATGATATTGTGTAGATTATTTATACTAGTTCCTGTAGAGAATGTCCCATAACTAGCTACAATAATACAATTTTTGTCGGTTTCGACTTTTGTTCGTATTTCTTCGCGTATGTCGGCACTAACTGATCCATCAACAAAATATACAGGTCTTCCATTTGATTTACTTACAATATCATCATACAATACTTTTCCCTGTTTGTCCACAAACTGGTACAAGATAAGAGTATTTTTGTCGAGAGATAGCGCCAGGTTTCGGATGAATTTGTTGCGTTCTTTGTTAGTAACAATGAATTCAATTTCATCTTTATACCCTAAAACTGGAGAATTTTCTTTTTTTGCTTCTTTGAATGCTTTTTTTTCTTTTCTCAATAATTCAGGATATTGTAATATCAAAGCTTTGATATTTAGTTTTGATACTATTCCTTTTTCCATCAACTGGGAAGTTGTTACGAATTGTTTGATGGGTCCAATCAAACCTTTGATCACCAATTCATGTACATCAATATCATCTAAAGTTCCTGTGAATCCAAACCGATTGGCACAAGAATCACAATTTTCCAAAATTTTAACAAACGCCTTTGATTTGGCCATATGCACTTCGTCAATGATGACAGTTTCGAATTGTTTAAACCATGATTTTTTCATGTTTTGAATGGATTGCCATGTAGAAATGGTTATTAAACTATCAGTATCTTTTTCTGATCCTTCCATAATCATATGTACGTCTTTTTTGTAGCCGTAATCAGCAATATCTTTCGTCATCTGTTTGACTAAGCCAATTCTAGGAACAATGACAAGAGTTTTTTTGTTTAGATACCGCGAAAGTGTATAAATGATAAAGCTTTTTCCACTTGAGGTAGGAGATAAAATTACTGCACGCCCATTTCGAACACAATGAACAAAAGCTTTCATTTGGTGTTCATGAGGAATCATACCCGTTTTTAACCATCGAATAAATTCGCTGGCTTCTTTTATGGATAAATTTTTTGCTCCTACGTCATAATTAATGTCTACTGTATATCCATTTTTATTGGCCCAGTCTACAATATCTGGAACCAAACCAATGTATATATTTTTAGTCATTAGATTGTACAGTCGAATTTTTCCATCCCAAACTTTATTTTTTACCTTAGGACTAAATTGGGCACCTGGAACCATAAATGTAAAACATTCTTGCAATTCGTGTCCTATGCCTAAATCACATCGTACTTTTACAAATACTTCATTAATTTTTTCAATTACAATATCGGCCATTTAGGCTCCGTTTATAAATTTCTGATAATCAATATATGATTTGATTTGAAACCCTCGATTTCCTATGTTTCGTAATATTGAATCTAAAAGTTGCAATTTTTCTTTTTGTACGCCAATCCTCAAGGATATGTCAATGATTTTATCATCTGATTCCATATACATGGGAATGTCAGATTTTAATACAATTCTGGGATTAGGAACCAATTCAAGTTCCTTTCGAGTAACATCATCTAAAGTGCCCGAGTAATATTCATATAAATTTTTGTGTAATTTTGAATATTCTTTTTCTAACTTGAGAAGAAGAAGTTTTTCTTTTGTGTATATTTGAATATATTTATTGTGCAATTTTGGTATATTCAGAGCTTCTTGCCCTACATCCAAAACATTTATTTCCGAATCTTCATTCCATAATGCAAAAATTTGATCAATATTCATTAAACCGTCCTGCTATAAACAAATTCTCTATAATTAAAGGTTGCTGTTGCTGTAACATAATTCACGTCTGTGTTTCTAGAATCCAAATTGAATCCAGAAAGGGCTTTTGGATACACATCATAAAATGTAAAAATGACATTTGGATTCATAGTTCCATTGAGAAAAATCAAAGTTGCATCCGAATATAGTTCTTTACCTGATCCAGGCAACCCACTTTCTAATGATTTATATTGATCGAAAGATTCAGGTTTTCCTAACCCTGTCATCCAATCATAAATTTCAGTATACGAATACATATCTTCTCCAACTTTAAACGTCACAGTTAAATCTTGGAATTTGGCATGGTCTCCGGCAATAGATAATTTGCTAAATGGAGTTGAATATCCAGAATCACCAATATTCATACTTGGAAAATCGACAGATTGAATAAAATAATTAAAATGCGTTAACCTTTGGATTTCAAATTTGAAACCTAATGGTGATAGAAAATTTTTATCTGTTGGTGTTTCTGTTAATGCTGACATGTATAACCTCTGTCACTTTTAGGTATTTAGGCTCTCCAACCAGAAGCATATTTATTCTTCAATGTTTCAGATAATTTGGCTTTTGCTTCTGGTGATCTAGTTGTGCCTCGTTTCTTGGCTGCCAATTTTTCACGATGTTCTTCACTAAAACATTCACCCGTTTCTTTTTTACGTTTTTCGAATGCTTTACGTTTACCTTCAGCTATCTTCTGTCCGCGCCCCACAGGATCTGAAAATTCAATCTTCATTCCTTTATTGGTTTTTGATATTTTTTGGCCTATTTCAGCACGACGTTTTTCATCTGTTGACCAATGGCCAAATTCAGTATTATGGTGATTATAATATCTGATTTTAAGTTCTTCTTTTTTTATCATAGATAGCCATCTATTTTCTTCATTCAACAAATCTTGTCGATTGGTTATTACAATTTTTAATATACGACGTTTGAAATCATCCGGCCTTCGTTTATAGGCCTTTTTCATCCAATCCGATGAGCAAATATAACCGTCATTTTGGTCACCCCAATGAGAACCAATATAATAACGCTTGTGTTTACGGTCAAACCAAATATACACAAACCCTGATGTTTTTTCTTTAGACATAAAAAATACTCCCGCATTGCTACGGGAGTATTTAGTGTATCTAATAATAAAGTGTCTATTTCAGAGAATATTATTCACCAATACTGAACGATAGTACTGATTGGTTGCAGCAACTAGCTGGCCGTTTGACAACTGGGCACCAGGTGAGAATGGGTTGGCGACGACGCCGTAACGTGTCTTGAATCCAATCTTTGGCTGGAAAGTGTCTTGACCGACTGCACGGACCATTTGTAGTGGAACGTATGGGCAATAGAAGAGACCAGCATCGAATGCAGATGAACCCTTGTAACCAACAACCATATAATGACCGTTTGCATATGGGTCAATATAAACGCGGATACGGCCGTTAAGGACGCCAGCGAAAGTATTGCCTGTATCGTCAACTTCTAGATTATTGCTGTTTAGAGCAGGAGCGTAATCAAGAACACCGGCCATCTGTAGAGCAGACGCAACGTCTGAAGAACAGATAACAATGTTACCCTTACCGCGTCTGGTTAGCTTGGCGATAGCGTTTGCTTCACGCTCAACTTGGAACATAAGGCCCTTGAACTTCTCAACTGACCAACGGCCGTTTGAATCGATGTCGAGGTCGAATGTGCCTGCGGTTGTTGTGTTAACAGCACCTTGAACGGCAGTAATTTGGATTGTACGAATGATTTCGCGATTGATTTCGGCCAAGATTTCAGAAGAAAGAATTGTTGACAATTCTGTTTCTGCGTCTAGACCATGGATGGCCTTGAGGTCTTGAGCGAGTTCGATTGAGTATTCTGCCTTAAGAGCACGGCTCTGGGCAGTTACTTGGACCTTCGAAATGCTGAAGGCCATTTGACGGAAATCAACGTTACCAGTTGCACCCAAAGTTTCAGCCTGAGCGGTAGTAGTACCACCAGAGAAGTTATACTGCTGGGTGTTTGAAGAAATAACGATTGAAGAGTTAACAGAGAAGTTGTTACCAGCTTGACCAAGAGGAGCACCAGCACCGTTGGCGGTTAGACCATAGGTAGAAGATCCTGTGTTGGATTCGTAGTAGAATGCGTTGTTACCAGAACCGGTAGTTGGATCGCTCTGGATGTTATACTGTGGTTGTAGGGCAAAGATAAGACCAGTTGGTCCTGTCATTGGCTGAACGCCGCAGATATCATAAGCAATGAGGTTAGGCATAGCTCTACGAACGAGTGAAATCAATACTGGGTCATAGTTAGCTGAACCACCTGTTAGAGAGGTAGGAGCAGATCCAGAGACTTCCATTAGAGACTGTGGAGCCCAACCACCGGATTCGCGCATAGCTCTTTCGGTGTTTTCTAGCAATTGTGCTGTAACCGATCGGCGATGTACGTCACCAATTGATGGTAGTTCTGAGTGGTTAAGGACCTTATCCCACTTATTTTGAATTTCTTCGTTTAGAAACATTTTTGTTCTCCTTGTTGGTATCTTATTTATAAATTATTACTTTTTGACTGTTCTAGAAATTGCAGCAACGTAGTCTGCCATTACGCCAGTAGCTGTTGGAGTTTCTTGTTCAAACTCTTCATTTAAAGGCTCAACGATTAGATTTGCGGTTTTGTTACCAAAGTAAGATTCACGTAGAATTCCTACTTTTGACCGAAATTCATCGGCAGAATCATAGCTAATGTTTTCAGCCAAAACTTTAAGTTTTTCGGCTTGGTTATAAGTTAAGCCATGAGTCATTTCAGAAAGTACTTCTGAAGCGTCATAAGCAGAAAGTTGTTCGTTAAGTTCGATGATATCTTCAATTTTATTTGACAACTCTTCTTTTAGAGCATCAATTTCTGATTCCAATTCAGCAACTACATCAACTTCGGTTTCTGGAAGATCGATATAATTATTTTCAAACAAAGATTTTAATCCTAGGATGAAATCTTCTGCAATTTCTGACTTTAGAGTATGACGAATGGCAAGTTTATTTTCTTTTACCCATTCTTCTACTGCATAGCTAAGATACTTGTCAACATTTGTAACTAATTCTTCACGAATATTTTCTACTTCTTCTTCCAAAATAGCTTCTGCTTCTTCTTCTAATCTAGCAATTTCAACAGCCAATTGGGCATTGATTGCAGCTTCGAAAATTACAGTAGCTTTTGTTTTAAATTCTTCTGAGAGATCGTCGCCAGCGAATAGTTCGTCCATATCTTCTGCCATTACGGCAGTAGGTGATAAACGTACTTGACCAATCTCACCCTTACCACCTGGAACGCTGTGGACAGCGCCGGCTGGTTTATATACGTTACCGTTCGTAGGAGCAGCCGAAGGTGAAATTGCAAGAATTCCAATTTCTCCAGTGGCTTTGTCGGCCGAACGCGCAGATGATCCACCAAGAGCCGCGGCTACTTGAGTGAAAATATCATTCAACTCTTCTTTGCCGAGTTGTCCTGCCATGGCCATCAACTTGGCCATAGATTCTGCCTTGGTTGTATCCGAGTATGTTTCTCCGCCATTGGCGCGATCAAATTTGTCGGCTGGTCGATTATGCCCGGCGGTTGTAATTGGGTCAGGAACATGCGACTGTTGGTCAACTGATGCAAATTCGTGAATGTCTTTCTTGCTCATATTCTTTAAACTCCTGTCGGATAAAAATTTCTTATTATTTATGTTTTTTTACTTTTGAACCAAAGAGTTTACAAATCGAGTAAACATAGCAACCTTTTGCTCTGATAATACTTTGCTTGAAACTTTATTGATTGTTTTTACGTCTTCTTCAATTTGTCTGGATGCTTTCCAGGATTGAGAAGCCAAATCATACCACCAATCGGTATCTTCCATAATTCCACGTACATATGCTCCAGGAGCAGAAGGATCAGCAACAATGTCTGCGGCGGTTGCTAATCTAAAATCACTTTTTACTTCCATCAAACCATCTCTGCCTTTTTGTAGTGTTCCTAGCCCACGGGAAGAAACACCCAAATTGGCGCCAGCATCGATAAGATTTTGTACAATTTTACCCATAGGAGTTTCAGTAACCAAAGCACGACCAATATAATTGGTTCCGTCTTTGCGTAATTCTTTAATCATATGAGATACACGATCAAGATTAATTGCTGGACCCGAAGGATGTCCTAATTCACCATAAGCACGGTTAGCTTGGATTGCTTCTTTTGTATATCTTGCAACTTCTTGGTCCATTACACTTTCTGGGTAATAACGTCCATTTCTATTGCCTTTTTCGGATACAAGAAATACGCCTTCAATGAAATAATTCTTCTTGCCATCTTCGCGAGCTTCTGTTATAACTTGGATCTCTTCGACGGTTTCGACGATAAGTTTCATCTTATTAATCCTTTGGTGGCGCTGGTGGATTGTTGAAATGTTGATTTTGCAATGCTTCTCTGGCGCCATGAGCAACTGTCTTTGACAGAATATCAGCAACTCGTCGCTTTGCTTCCACTCTAGAAACATGATGCATTTTTCCGTCGCCGTGTTTGACCATGCCGCCAGTGTTTGGAACTTTACGTAAATCATCTACATAACGTCCGGACCCGCCTTTCGCGTTACCTTCTTCGTCATGCTCAAGATTTTCATCTTCTGGCTCATGTTCAACTTCTTTGGCGGCAGGACCCATAGCTTTCATGGCATCACGTCTAGCGGATTCAGTTAAACCTTTTCTTCTTGATTCATGCAATGCAATATAATTAGCATAGCGTGACATTTGATCGTCTGACATTGTTAGTACCTCGTTAATATGAATTGATTCCGACAAAGAAAAATCTTCTGGCTTTTGTCCGGTGGTTTTTGTTCTGATGATCCTATGAAGACCCGGGTCGGAACCGGCATCACCAGGAGAATGCTGTACAACAATTTGATCTGTGCCGCCTGGGAAAATTTTATGATATTCTGATCTTCCTGTGGAATATTCAGTTTCTTCAGGATTCGAATGTTTTGTGTGCAAATGTTTATAACCAGCTTTGATTAATGCATCATGCAATTTTGACAATTTTTTATATGAAGAAGATTCAAATATTACTTCTTGTTCATAAACAGGTGAAGCCAAAATTTTGATTGACTTTGGTGTAACATTTGGCAAATATCTAGTTTCTCTTCTTGTATCGGATCTTGCTCCTGGTTTAATAGGAAATGCTTTACCTTGAATTTTTACTCTGCCATTTGGCGAAGATGACAAGTTAGATAATTCTTCATGAGTTGAAGAACCTTCGTTTCCTGAAATAGACATGTCTTCATTCGTAGGAGAAAGATTAGGTGAAACTAAAGGAAAATCTGTAATCCTTTTAGGCTTAGCAGTAACTTTCTTGATGGGATAAACATACGTTGGATTGCCTTTGTGATCTCCAACCAATTTAGGATTTGGAGGATCAAATGCTTCTTTTGCCATTGTATATTCTACAGGTTTAGTAGGAGAAATCTTATCTGATCCGAAAGGACGTTTTGGTTTGATTGGTGTTTTCGCAACTTCAGGATTTACTGATGGTTTAACATGTTGAGGATTATTATCCTTTTTTTGTTCATATGTCTCAGAAACTTGATTTTCGGCGCCGGATTTTTTTCTGAATTGTTCAATGATTTTACTAAATTCACCTTCGGCTTTCGAAATAGTCTGTGTCATCCATGGTTCCATGGTAGTATCTTCGGAAACACCATCGTAAATATCAGCCGCGGCTAATGCAATATTTTTCAATTGTATACGAATTGGGCCCATTGGATCGGCAGATGAAGGTTTTGGATCTGGTTCGGCTTGCATATTTCCCGTCTGAGGATTATCAGATGCCACAGGTTGAGGAGGAGCAGCGTCATCTGTTCCTTCATAAATTTTCTTGGCTTTATTTCTGATTCTATCAAGCTTACATTTGCAATCAGATTCAGGAAGTTCCATTGCACGAACTTCTTTGCCTAAATTTCCGCCGCGATTTACTTTATCGAAGCCTTCAGGATCGGCCGGCCGTGTTTTATCTTTTTTTATTGCTTTGATATGACGGAATACATCTTTGCCATCTTCGTTAGGAACGTCCCGGCGCGTTGGTTTATGAGAAGCGACGAATTCTTTTTCGTCCTTCGGTTTAGGCTCATAATATTTGTATTCTGTATCTTCGATTTCGTGTAAATTAATATTCTTCGTCATATTGTTCCTCGGTATCGTTTGAGCCAAATGATTGACCAACCAATTGCTTTTCGTAATCTAAAGCATCGGCCGCTTTTTGTGATAGAACATCATCAATTGCAGATTTTAGACCCATATGATCTTTAGTTACCGCGAATCCTACAATATCATCTACAGAATATGTCATATTTAAATCCTTATTTTCTTACTATTATCTCTTTGAAATTTTTCTATAGTAAGGTTTTGTTTTTCCTTGAACTGTAATATATTTATAAGAACCAATAGCCTTCGTTGATTTTGGTTCTTCTTTCTTTACTTTGGGTTTACTTTTTTTTTGTGGTGGTTTAGAACTTGGAGAAGGGGATGAATCTCCACCACCAGTGTCAGATCCGCCGCCTAGAGGACCACCGGCACCATCGCCTCCCATTGGATCCATCAAAGGATTGCCCGCTGGATCTAATCCTTTTTCTGCATTTTCAGCCGCGGCCTCTTCATTATCGAAATCAATTTCTTCTATATCTTCATCAGTTTGTTTCAACACATTCTTTCTAACCCAACGCATAGAATAATAACGACCGACATATGGATCGATCAATTGCAAAGTATTGAGCCGTTGTGTGAGAATTTCGGCATCTTTGAGTTCAGCAAAATAATTATCTTTAGAAAATTCAAAGAAAATTTTACTTGAAATGCTATCCCATTCTTCGCTGTTGAAAATTCCTTTCAACACAAGTTGCTTCATTAATGCTTGTAATAGAAAATCAGAAAATTTTGTTCTTAGTCTATTGATAAATTTTTGGAATTTCAATTCATCTCTTGAAATTTCCGAAGACCTACCCATATTAAACCCGCCACTATCTTCTCCGCCATTTATTCTTCCAGGAGGAACATTTAGTGCTTTATATAATTTCTTTTCAAAATAATATACATCTTCCATTTGGCCTAAATTTTGGCCGGCAGGCAAAGTAGAAACTTCGGTTCCTTTCCCGCCATCACGGCGAGGAAGCCAATAATCTTCTAACATGGTCATGAATTTACGGTCGTCTCGGACTTCTCCTGAGGCCGCGTCATATACCAATCTATTTTTATGTCGTGTCATCATATCTTTGACGTATTCTTCCGCTTTCATTTTTGGAAGATTTCCTACGTCGATATAAAACACTCGTCTTTCTGGGGCCCTAGAAATACGGTAAATTACAGTTGCGTCTTCTAGCATACGAACTTGGTTCAAAGGTTTAACTGCCTTGTGCAAATAAGAAAGTACTAATTTTCCTTCTTTGTCTAACAGTCCAGATGTCACATGAATAATAGAGTCGGTTGAAATTTTTAGACCTTGGTTATCGCCTGTACTTACGCCACTAGTATTTTTAAATCCTTTTTCGTTGTAAATAAAGAATTCTTCATCTGTAATTAATACAGTGGCTGTGCCCCGTTTTTCTTTGTGGGTCGATCTAACTTTACGTATTTTTCTGGGATCAATATATCTAAATTCTTGAATGCCATCATGCGGATTATTCGTATCAATCATCATATGATAATATAAACGGCCATCGACATACCAACGGCGGAACATTTCATATCCAAAATTGTTGAAATTCAACATTTCTTGGACTTTATTCCATTCATCATGCATTGTTTTTTTGACACTATCAGGGACAATACCATCTAATTCATCTGTGTTAAGAGATACAATGGATTGATTGTCTTCTTTTGCGATAGCTTCATTTATAACTTCATCGATGGCACTTTCACATTCTGGTTGTAAAGCCATCTCTCTATATTTTGTAACTAATTCGGCTTCGGTTTTGGCGGCGCCTTCTAGGTCCAAATATGTTCCCCAGGCGCCGCCGGCTGATACTGTTACTGCTCCGTCATCTTTATCGACAGGAGCAAATGTCGTAATATCCTGCGTATAATCTTTTTCTTCTTTTCGCTTTATTTCAAACCCAAAAAACTCCATAGTATTTCCTTACTTTTATTATATAAGGTATGTAGATAGTCTCTATTATGTTAGAGTACCACCGGTACCTGTTTGGCCGGGGACAACAGTCCAGAAATCGTAATTCCATTGAACTTGGAATTCTTCAATTGTGTCTGTTTGATCCCAATTAAGTTGCACGGCAGAAATGGAAGCGGGGAAAATACCATTGAATTGATAAGTTCTGATAGCAGTACCATTTTTTGCATATTGAGTTACAATAGCAGTTGATTTATAGTTTACGTTGGTGGCATTTTGCGACATAAGGTTGCCCTGATGTCCGTTGATAGAAGACATCCAAGCTTCTAGGTTATTACGTACCAAGAAATCTTCATCATTGATTACTGTTGTTGTCCATGGTTGAAACACACGGTCTCCAGCTAATTTGATCTTACGACCAAAATATCCTACTTGAATTGTACCAATTGTGTCATCTGGAATTTCAGATGCGCGAGCAGTAAAAGTTAATTTTTGATCTGCTTGTGAACCACCCAAAAAAGCAGGCGACGTCAATTGTACACTGAATAATGTATTACGGGTGCCACCAAATTTAAGAGCACTTCGAATATCGTTTACGGAAAAAGCCATTGTTGTATGCTCCTATGGATTAAAATTGGCCGACAATTGTTGTAAAGTCTACCCCTGTACGGACAGCAACGAAATTCAACTGAATGAAATTGATGCTACGCGCTGGTTTGACATAAATGTCTCCGACGAATTGGTTGGAGTCAACAATTTGTGGTGGGTTATTTGAAGAGTCACAAACAACACGGTAATCTGTAATACCACGTCTACCTTGAATAGTTCGTAGATATGGATCAATTAGATTTTTAAATTGTGTTTGTGTGAACGAATCATTAAATTCGAATAGGCTTGACTGTGCTGCCAAAGAAATTGCCTTTTCAAGTACAATGAACAAACGTCTAACGTTGATACGATCAAATGCAGAAGGTCGACCAATAAGTGTCTTATCCCCGTAAAGTACAGTTCCTTGTCCTGGGAATGAAACTACTGGGTTAATATCTTTTAGATACAATGTATCTCTTTGTGCTTGGTTTGGATTGTATGCAAGCTTAACGACGTTTTTGATGTTACCTCTTGTGAATCCAGCAGGAGAGAACCATGGATCACGAAGAAGGTCAGTGACAACACATGTGCCCGCGACATCTCCGTTCAATGGAACCCAACGATATAGGTCATTATATTTGTCATACTGATATTTGTAACCTGAATCCAATACAGCATACGAACTATTCAAAGAAATGTTGTTTCTGAATGCAACGATATTTGTTGTTGGATCAGTGACAGAAGTATATCCGGTCGCAACGACATCAGAATATGAAGGGGAAACGAACAAGATGCAATCTTTTCTAACTTCTGCGATATTGCTGACAATGTAATTAGCCAATTGAGTATATAAAACGGAATTAGACGAAGGCGTAACTCCGTTATCTACGGTTGTTCCTCTAGCCTTGCCTTGTAGGATCAAAGATACGTCAACATCTGATTTATTAAGGAATAAATTGTATCCGTTTGTTAATGTTGCCAAAGAACAGTTACCTTCGGCCGCACCATCGAACCCGTTACCAAAAACTACGCTATAAGCAGTGGCATTTGCCGTATATGTTCCTACGTTGGTATAAAGAACGGCGCCAGTGTTTGAATATCCACCTGTAGATGCATTTCTGTTTGTTTCATAATTGGCAACCCAAACATATGCTGACCCGTTATTTAAAACGTTTTTATAATAATTTGTTCCACCTTGGTCAGTTTTGGCATCAATTGCTCGCGACATACCTGAAAATACTTCCAAAATTTGTCCTGGGCTTCCAGTAAACAATCCATTATAATCTACAACAACCGCGTGTAGTTCGTCTTGAACAGTACCATAACCATTAATGGTCATGAAATTTGTTGTTCCAGGAGATTTCGTTACGGCGTTATAGAATTCCCAATAACGACTGATTGTGTTTGCTTGATATGTCGTTGATCCATTGTATACAGTAGCCAAAGAAACGTTGGCTAATGCAGTAAAGTTACCTCCGTTTGCAGTAGATGTCGTTAAGTTTGCGGGAATAGCAGACACTTTAGCATATTGAGTTCCAATGGTTGTGTTGCCGATTACAACCCAATCACCTACTTTTAATCCAGCAAGTACAGTATTTACGTTACCAACTGCGGCCGCATTAGAAGACATTGTGATTTGAATTTGAGCGACGTTTGATCCTGCAGAAAATACGAATGCATTTTGAGATCCGCCAGTTACTGTAATGTTTGAGTTATAAACGTTCGCGCTATCACAAATAGATAGTTTGATTGAATTACCCAAAGAACCTTCGTACTTAGCGACGAAATCAATTGCAGTATTTGAAATTGTAGTTGTGCTAAATGCATCGGCGTTATCAATTTGCACAACATTTGCTGTCGCTGCTCCAGTTGAGTTCGCGAAAGCGTTATATGCGTTACCTGTTGATTTCTCAACAGTACGTACTACCTGCAAAGCATTTCCATAAGAAAGGAAATTAGCGGCTGTAAAAAATGTTTCGTAATTATTGGAATTTGGTTTACCAAAAATTCTAACCAATGTTGCCTCAGAATCAACCAATACTCTTTGGTTAGCTGGACCCCAACGGAAAACACCGGCAATTGCTCCTACTGTAGTTGATACCGAAGGAACAATAGTTGTTAGATCAATTTCACTAGTATTAATTCCTGGGCTTACTTGTCCGACCATATTTTTTCTCCTCAAGAGGCGTTATAGTTACATTAAATTTCTTATTATTTATAGAATTTAGAATTACACTATTTACCACCTATGATAAGTATCAGGATGAAAATCCATATTATAAAATTCTTTTTCTGATAATGATAACTTCGGACCTTCTGATAATTCTTCGGTTCCATGATCAGAAATAAATCCAAAAGTTACACCAGAATCTTCAATGATTCTTTGGTTATCTTGCACAAGTTGCTCGCGAACATCTGTTGTGAATAATTCTTTAAAATATGATTGGTTGACAAGCCATGCAAACAACACGCAACACATAACCAAATCGTCGTGGGCGCCAACTTCTGCTTCGTATGAATCTCGTACTTCGACGAACCTTGTCAATTCATAAAAAATATCATAATCTAAATTGATTAATTTGTCAGATTCGATCAAAGTTTTTAAGTTAGCACACCCGATTCTTTTTACTTGTTTTGTGGTTTTTACACCCATTTGAGGCCTTACGCCACCAAATCCACCGCCGATTTTTTGACCACCGCGACCTTTCGTTTGCGTGACCAAAACATTTTCATATTCTAAATCCATATAAAGAATATCTACGACTTGTTGACCAATATCATTGACTTCAACAAGTACTACGGCATCATTATATGCTTTTGCCAATTCATATATTTTGTTTGGAAATAGCAAAGGTGATATTTCATTTGATTTATATTTACAAGCAATTTTATAAGGATATTCTGTGACGTCAAATACAACAGCCGCCGAATAATCTCCTTCGACTCCTCTCGCAACGTCGGCCGTAATGACATATTTTCTTTTTGGTTCAGGCAAGAAATAAATGTCAGTTGGTCCCGCATAGTTTTCGAAACTACGCAACGGATTTTGATATACCATTTGTTGCAATTTGAAGGCATCGATAAGTGTATTAGAAGAACCAAGGAATTCACATTCGAATTCGACCCTGAATTGTTTTTCAGAAGTGTTTTGTATGGTTTCTTGTTTCCACTTTTCGTCTCGCCCAGGAATGTCAGACCAATGAACATTAGATCGGACATATTGGTTTCGTCCTTCTTCACTATCATGCCAAAACTTATAAAATAAATTGAATCCGTTTGGAGTAGAAGTGATGATAACTTTTGTTGTTGTACCAGAAGAAATTGTAGGATATACCGACGCGAAAAACGTTTCTTGGACATTTGTAGGTACGAATGCAAATTCGTCCAGATATACTAAATTCATGGAACGTCCACGAATAGCAGTCGATGAGGTGGCCGCACATACTATTTTTGATCCGTTTTCTAAAGTGATACTTCTTTTTCCCCAAGAAAGAACGCCTTGTTGCATCCACATAGGGAGCAATTCATACGCATCTTTAATACGAGAAAGAATTTCAATTGCTTGAGCTTCTTTGTTTGCGAGTATTGCAACAGAATAATTAGAATTAAATAATATATGCCAAAGAATTGTTGCTGCGGTAACAGTGGTTTTACCTACCTGACGTGGCATTTTAGCAATAGAAAATCTATTGTTCACCATGTTCATCATCATTTCTTCTTGGAATGGCCACATATTAAATGGCATCAATCCTTTATCAACGTTGACAATTTGAACATAATTTTTAGAAAAATAAACAGGCGCCTGCGAACATTTAGAATATTCAGCGAATGTTTCTGGTGTCCATTCGACTGGTACACCGGCAGCCTTTAGATTAATATTACCTAAGTAATTTTCTGACATTTATTCTTCTTCTGGTTTTCTTTTCATCAATTCTAACATATCTTTTGTTGTTAAAACGAGAGTATTATTGGTGACGTTAGTAGATTGTTCACCTGCAAGGTCTTTGGCAGCTTTATGTAAATTTAACAAATCTTTATTAACATTGTTGAGAGTTGATATCAATGTCGCCACAACTTCAAACGCGCGAGGCGATTGTGATTGTTTAGCAACATTTAAAATTTCGGTAAGTGCATCATCACCAACCTCAATCATGTTTTTATAATTTTGTCTTACTTCTTCGAAATCTTGCTCTATTTTTTCAACTGGTGTTTGATGTTGTACAACATCACTATTAGAAGTTGTAACCAAAGAAGTTGACATTGGGGTTATGTTTAGCACGTTGGCTAATGGATCGTTAGTCATTTTAAATCTTTCTAGAGTAATAATAAATCAATATATTGGCTGGCTTCTTTGAATCTGAAGTCAGTATTATTTCCATAAAGAATTGTATTTTCCACTTGATAATTAGTCAAAAATTCAACAATAAATCCATAATTAGAATTTGCTGCAATTTGAGATAAAGGAATAGAATTTGCCGGCAAAGTTGTTGGATTGCCATTTGCATCCAATCCTGGAGTGACAATTACATATTCTGAAATTTTTGTGTTTCCTACACCTTGTGCCGCAGTATTTGTCGAAGGTGTATAGAAGTTAATTTCGACTTGATTGATGATTTTTTTCTTATTTACTGGCCCATACAAATAACCTTTGAGTGTAAACCCCAAAGTCCATATGATAAATTGTTTGGATTCAAAATCTCCTTCATATGAATCCTCAAGAGATACCGTCTTTAGAACAATAGGAATATCCATTTCGACCAAATCTGGAATAAGTTTAATTGCTGTTGTCCATTCTGGTGTGAAAAATGGCAATATCTGTTCGACAATTCTTGTAGCATCGTCGGAATTTCTTGCAATTATGGATAAAGTAATATCAAAATCATATGCCACAGGATTGAATTGTGTATTAACGTTATTTTTATAACTATTAGGTCCAGAATTTCTTCCTACTGTATTGAGTTTTCTTTCTGGGTCATATCTTATATTATTAATTTCAAATGACATCCTAGGAAATACTTGAGACACAGGCCGAAGTAAATCTGGATTTTGTTGGGCCCGCGCAATATATCTATCTTTTGGTCCATACGAAATAGGAACCCGCATCGACTGTAATGCATTATTGCTAGAATCGACACGATCAATGTAAATATCATTAAACATTGATCCAAAAAGAGTAACATATTTTCTTATAGTGCCGTGATAAAAACTAGAACCTAACATGTTATATTACATCTCCAAATGGATTTGTTACACTAAAATCAACAAATTGCGTCGCAGCATTAACGAAATAGTCATTTTGTGCGGCAGGATCAGAAATTGAATTTATTTCAATTGGTTCACCATTTAATGTTTGCAATGAAATTCCAGATATAGTTGTTAATACTGCGCCAGCTTCACTATATGTATTGGCAATAATATCGACGTCTGGAATTCCTGTATTAAGTTTTTCGCTATTATAATTAAAGCGTTCACATTTCATTTCATAATATTGCAATGATCCGGTTTGATAGAACGTAGATTCATGTTCGACGAATTTTATTTCAAACAAAGCGGAGGTCATGCCTAAATAAACAAGATCACCTTCATTTGGTCTAATTAAATTATATGGACTTCCGATATCTTCGCTAAATCTAGTCCGAGAAATACAAAATGTAATTTGATCGGCCATTGTGATGCCAAATTTAGATAGCATGTCACCTTCGCCTTGATAGCCAGAAAAATTTTTGATATACATTTCTAAAGGAATGGCATGATCGAATTTTGATAGAGCATCAGCATTAAATAGTTGATCCAATGCAACATGAGTTCGAGGCAAATAATAAGCTTCCACTCCATACATTTTGATCATTTCTGTACTAAGATCAGCCAAAAGCCTCTGTTCAGATGCCGATGAAAAATTGTTAAAAAAGAAATTTGTGGTAGGCATCAAAAAATCCTATTTTTCTGGTTGCCTTATTTATATGAAGGGTGTATGATTGGATATAAATCATGGAGAAAGCTATGTTCCTTACGGTTCCTACGGATGGCTATTGGTTGAATGCCAAAGGTATTAATATTGTTTGTGAAAAATATAAAGCAAAGTATCTAGGTTATTTTGCAATGCCACGGAAAAACGGCAATTGGACTGAAGAACCTGTCGAATTATTTTACGTAGAAAATCCAGACCGGTCTCTTGGTCATTCAAATTATTTTGCAATGTATTATCAACGAAATTATGATGGGTCCAAAGGACCACTTTTGATAGCAAACGGTGAAAAGTGTTTTGACTCGCCATTATTGGGTGTTGTAGATCCTAAAGGCGAAGTTCATATTTCTAGATATCGGCATGATATGCATGGTATTCCAGGCGGGTTCATTGACGGTGGTCGAGATTACGTCCGACTCGGAGGAGATGCATGTAAGTATCCTAGAGTAGAAATCAATGTCGTCGATGGCGAATTTACATTTAATTTAAAGGAAAATAATTAATGGCAGAACATTTTTATGTTTACGGTAGAACAGATTGCACATTTTGTAAGATGACAGAAACTTTATTGGCAGAATGTGACAAATCATACACATATTTTAATTTAGGCGAACATTTTACTCGCGATGAACTTTTAGAAAAGTTTCCTGACGCAAAAACATATCCACAAATAGTTGTTCATAATTCTGGTCATGAAACTTATATCGGCGGATTCACACAATTAGAGGAATATATCGATGGACAATGAAGTAGATAATACACAAGAAGTACAACTTAAGGCATGGTTAGATGGACTTTTACATGAAGGTACCGTCGTAATTGAATTCGAAAAGAAAGATGGCACCACCCGTCGGATGTATTGCACGTTGAACAATCAATATATTACTGAAAATTACGTGGCTCCGGAAAAGAAAACCGAAAGAACAAAAGTTCCTTCTGTTGGTGTAATCTCTGTATTTGACACAGAAATCAATGAATGGCGTTCGATCCGAGTCGATTCAATTCTTTCAATTGAGTTTGGTCTATGAGACATGAGTTAACTGGGTGGCAATATTTTACCGCGTGGGTTGCAAAAACTTTAATGGAAATTGCGTTTAAAATTAATAGTCTTGCTGCTTTGTCGCTGGCACTACAAGTCGCAGAAGGTTATAATACGCTATTAATGGAAGAAATAGAATTTAAGGAAGAAGAATGAATATTATAATCACCGGGCATAAAGGATATATTGGTTCTGTACTTAAGAAGTATTTGGAAGGATTTGGATACCAAGTATATGGATTGGATCTTCGTGACGTTCCCAGTAATGACTATACCGGCATTCGTCGATTACTTACTTCAATGCCGAATGAAATTCATGGTATTGTACATCTAGGCGCACACAGTCTTTTAGGACCGTCAGTAAAAGATCCATTATCATATTATGATAATAATGTGGTAGGATCTACTTCCATGCTGAAAGCTTTGATTGGCAGTGGATGGAAAGGCAAATTTATTTTTGCTTCTTCGGCTGCTGTATATGGCAATCGCAGATGTAAAATTAATGAGTATGACAAAAAAGATCCGATTAATCCATATGGAAAAACAAAATTGCATTTTGAGCATATTTTACAAGATGCATTCGAGGCATACGGATTCCAATCAACTTCATTTAGATTTTTTAATGTTTGCGGGGCCGACAATAAAAACAATACAGGACAATCGGCAGACCAACCTCATATTATCACATCTATGTGTCGTGCGGCAGTTGCTGGTAAAAATTTCACGATCAATGGTCAAAAATATGAAACGTTTGACGGAACCTGTGTTCGAGATTATATCCATGTGTTGGATGTATGTCGGGCCATTTTGTCGGAATTACTGGCAGGAAATTATGGTGCGGAAGCATACAATCTAAGTACTGGTGTAGGAACGTCAAACATAGATTTATTTTTGACGTTCAAAGAAGTAACAGGCGCAAAAATCGATTTCAATATTGGTCCATATCGACCTGGTGATCCTGATATTTTGATAGGATCAAACACAAAATTCAAAAACAGAGATTTGAAATTTTTGGCACATTACAGTGAGTCGTCGTATATCGATAATATCATTGAAAGTGCATGGAAATATTATAAGGATAATAATAATGACTAAAAAGAAAGAAGAATACGTTGCATGGCAACGTAACGAATTGAATAAAAATTCTATGGGTGGCTCTGAACAAATGATGGAAGGCATCGTTTCTAGAGTTGATCAAGAATTAATTCAGCATTTTCAATTAATTTCAAGTAGGGTTAGACATTTACGAGAAGATAAAATTAGAATATATCATGTACATGATCTTCCTGGTGATCCGGAAACGGAACATCTAAAAGATGTCAATTTGAGAAATCGTTTCCATAAGACCGTGTACTGCGGACATTGGCAAATGAATGCATACCAAATGACCCATGGTGTTCCTCATGACACAAAGTCAACTGTCATTGAGACGGCTATTGTTCCATTTCCACATGTAACAAAGCCAAACGATGGTATCATCCGGTTTGTCTATACCTCCACTCCCCAACGGGGTCTGGAGCTTCTAGTTCCTGTATTCGAAGAACTATGCAAGCACCACGATAACCTACAACTGGACGTATTTTCTTCATTTAAAATTTATGGATGGGAACAAAGAGATGCTGATTATGAGCCTTTGTATGAACGTTGCAGACAACATCCGAAAATCAATTATCATGGGTTTGCTACAAATGAAGTGGTCAGAGAAACCGTCAAGAATGCTCATGTTTTTGCTTATCCGTCTATTTGGATGGAATGCAATTCGCGCTCATTAATCGAAGCAATGTCCGCAGGTTGTCTTTGTATTCACCCAAATTATGCAGGTCTGGCAGATACTGCCGGAGGATTGACTGCAATGTATCAATGGGATGGAAATAGAAATATCAATGCCAGTATATTTTACGGAATGATGAACGAAGCCATCCACACAGTCAATGAAGAAAATATGCAAAATTATCTTAAGTTCGTAAAAATGTATGCGGACCAAAGGTATAATTGGACAAAAATTACTGCACAGTGGACAAATCTGTTGCAAGGATTATTGAGAGAGTATGAAGGCAAGTCCCTTGCTCTTCCTAAACAAGTTGTCACGTTCAATACAGGAACGAGATGATGTTCGAAGATACAGCAAATGTTATACAAACATCATACTTATCTCCATGGAAAACTGTGGACTTGCGACCAGTTAAACTTCGTTGGTATTATCAAATGGGAAAAATGCCAGTATTACAATATGGGTATATTGTAACCGATTCTCACGGGAGTCATTTAGAATGGGCAAACGTTGAGATTGAATATGAACCAGGATATATAAAAGTACTATGATTGTAGCAAAAACACCTTTACGGATTAGTTTTTTCGGTGGCGGATCTGACGTTGCTGAATTTTATAATGTATTTGGTGGTGCAGTTTTATCGACCTCTATCGATAAGTATATGCATACTGTGATTAATCCTACACCAAATCAACACCTAAAATTAACCTATTCAAAAGTGGAGGTTGTAGAAAATGCTAAAGACCTTGACCATGAATTGGCCAGGGAAATTCTCAAACACTTTAAAATCAAATCCAATATGGAAATTGGTTCATTCGCCGATATTCCTACGGTTGGTACAGGACTTGGGTCTTCTTCTACATATGCTGTAGGATTGATCAATGCATTATCGACATTTAAAAATCAACCAATGAATCGATATGATATCGCAGAGTTGGCGTGCAAAATGGAAATCGAAAAATGCAAAAGTCCAATTGGTAAACAAGATCAATATGCTGCATCTTTTGGTGGGTTGAATGTTATTGAGTTTAATTTTGGTCGAGTTAATGTGAAACCTCTATCGGTTCCAAACACAACAATCAAAAAACTTGATGATAATTTGGTGATGTATTATACCGGTCGTACCCGAAAGGCAAATGACATTTTGAAAGTTCAAAATTCTATACAAAATATTTCCAGCGACAAATACACAAAATTGTTAGATTCTATGGTCGAACAAGTTTATTTTGCTAGAGATATGTTGTATAATGAACAAATTGATGGCATTGGTCCATTATTGGATGAAGCATGGCATAAAAAAAGAGAATTGGCTTCTGGGATTTCAGATCCTGATCTAGATGACATTTATGATTATGCTAGGACACATGGAGTGACCGGCGGCAAAATTCTTGGTGCCGGCGGCGGAGGATATTTCTTGTTTTATTGTCAAAAACACAATCAACAAGAATTAAAAAAGAAAATGGAAGAGCGGGGACTCAAAGAGTTCCGTTTTAACTTTGTAGATAAAGGAACTGAAATTGTATATAACTCCACGAGATTACGCGGCTAGAGTTGCAAAAGTCTTTGATGACATAGACCTATTCATTGGAATTAATAATGCATCTTGGTTAATTGAAAATACGATAAAATCAAACAGGCACATATATGTGTGTGGTAACGGAGGTTCCGCTGCTATTGCCAATCATTTGGTTTGTGATTGTCAAAAAGGCATTTCAACAAATACAAATTTGTGTCCTAAGATTGTATCTTTATCATCAAATGTTCCTATTATTACCGCGATTGCTAATGATATTGGATATGAAGAAGTATTTTCGCATCAACTTAATAATTATCTAAACGAAATGGATTTAGTGATTACTATTTCTTCCAGTGGAAATTCTCCTAATATTAAAAAAGCAATACAAACTGCACATAACCATAATGTGCCTGTAATATCTTTTTGTGGATTTGATGGAGGAGCGTCTCTTGAATCTGAAGTTACCGTGCATGTAAAAGAAAATAATTATGGAATCGTGGAAGACTGCCACCAAATGATTATGCATATGATCGCGCAAAATATTCGTCACAAAAATTTATTGCCGGATGTGAAGAATCCATACCCGTTTTAACCATAAATAGATCCGCCAGCAAGGAGAGCGGATCATGAAACGTGTATTATTTATTTTAAAATACAGAGAAAGCGATTATGGAACTTATAATAATCCTACACTCGAAACAAAAGATTGGGCATATACAAAAGGTCTATCTAGCGGATTATTGAATTCAGCTAAATTTGTGTGTAACATGTTGTATGAAAATCTCGGTTACGAATCAAAATTAGTACAAGTCCATGATAACAATGACATTGATCGCGAAGTAAATTTATATCAACCAACACACGTAATTATTGAAGCATATTGGGTTGTTCCTGAAAAATTTGATATTCTAACGAAATTACATCCTAATGTAATCTGGATCATTAGAAATCACAGCAATACTCCTTTCCTTGCCAATGAAGGTATTGCATTTGGTTGGTCGTTACAATACCTTCAATATCCAAATGTTCACGTTTCTTGTAATCATCCTAAAGCTTTGCGTGAACTTAGATTATTGGCGTGGAAAACATATCCATTTTGGGATAGAGAATTCGTAGAACGAAAAATAAATTATCTTCCGAATTATTACCCCTTGAATGTTAGAAAAAAAACACCATATCCTAAAAACAAAGATACACTCGACATTGGTTGTTTTGGTGCAATCCGTCCTTTAAAAAATCATATCACACAAGCTATTGCTGCAATAGAATTTGCACACAAAAAGAAAAAAAAGTTACGTTTCCACATTAATGGAAATCGACTCGAAGGAAATGGACAACCTATTCTCAAGAATTTAAGAGAAATATTTGATCACGTCAAGGACTGTGAATTAATAGAACATCCTTGGATGCAACACGAAGATTTTTTGTTGTTAGTTCGTAGTATGGATATAGGAATGCAAGTTTCTTTTTCTGAAACTTTTAACATTGTGGCGGCCGATTTTATTAATTGTGATGTTCCAATTGTTACTTGTCCTGAAATAGATTGGTCAAATAAAACATTATGGGCAGATCCAACAGACAGCAAATCTATTGTTTCGGCATTAGATCGTGCATTTTGGTATGACAAACACATCAATTTTTATTGTCCGCATGTTAGCGGCATATGCAAGTATAACAGACGTAGCATGATCGATTGGGATTATGTTCTAAGATTAGAACATTAACCCATAAAGAATCCAGGGGGAAGAGAATAGGTTGTCCTAATTTCTTCCTCTAATTTTTCTTTTTCCGATAAAGCAGTTTGCATAATATTTACGGCGTTAAATTTGGTTCCGCCTGGTAAACTTACTTCAGTATATTTTGACAAATTTTCTGCCCACTGTTGTTTTACCAGCGCGGCCGCATATCTTTGTAGCCATCTGTCCGACCAAACATCAGCATATACATCAGGATCGACTATTCCGTACGCTTCAATAATTAAATATTGTCCGGCATTAACTTTTGTCCAATCCATGTCTATATAACATCTACCAGAATGTCTCTCGAACCTAATTGGTTGGTTGCCAACCAATAGCTGTTCTAAGAATTGGATATGCTGCATGGCCATGTAATATGGCACCATCGTTGTTGCAGTTAAATCATATAGATCATTCAATGCAATTTGATATCTAATATTAAAAAGATTATTTGTTGATAATGATTGTCCTACAGGAAAAATAGAAACCGCCCCAATAATATTTGCAGGCAAAGTAATATACTTATTTGTTTGGTCGGTTATTGTAATCGGGCCATACTTGTAATATTGTTTTGTTTGTCCGTCGTAATGGAAATCATGCCAATAACTAAGAGCTTCGTCAATCCTGTCATCGACTTGATCGTCATCTACGTTAATTTCAATTACAGGTGCACCAATTCTTCTTAATACATTAGCCTTGAACTGTGCTCTTGTTATTGGTGTAGACATTCTATTCTCCTTTTTTGGTTATTTATGAGATATAAAGAGAATTTATAGTTTGATTTAAAAATGGCGCCTGTGATAACGTGAATGGAGAATTAACAGATAATGTAGCAGAAGAAGATGTTGTAGGAATATATCCATTTGCTACGTTTGATTTTTCAACTTGCCATCCCCAAACCGTAAATGAAGCGGCCGTTTGTGAACTATTAAAAGTTATTCCTAAAGGTGTATGCTGTGTTCCGGAAGGGCTAACTGTTGTGTACGTCCAAGTAAATCTTTGCCAAGTTGTTGTTACAGTTTGATTGGCCGAAAATCTTTGTTGAGTTCCATCCCAATAATCAAATTGGAATTGACAGGTACCTGATGTAGTTTTTGCCCATACTGACACTGTATAAGTAGTTGCGGCCGATAGAATTACGTTATAATTATAAAATCCACCATAAAAACAGAATCCAGGAGGATAACCTGAAGCCAAAACTAAATCAGTTCCACCTGACGTACTTCCGTCTGGCATTACTTGTGTAGATACGCTTGATGTTAATTGTGGTGATCCTACGTTGTATCCTTGATAAACATTACTAAGCGACGATGCTGGCAATAAATTTGTTACGCTTGGAAATGGATAATTCATCGTTCCGAGTGGAGTACTAGTTACTGCAATATTATTAGGTACAGATCCGTATGTTTGAGTAATTGTTTCAGAACCGCGTGTAACAGTAGCAGTTGACGTGCGAGTATAAGACGTCGGAGAGTTCCCAGTTTCACACTGAAACCCCCAAACATAACAATAGTTTCCAGGCTGACTTGCGGCTGGAGAAGCACCGATGCTGTCTACCACTCCGACGCCGGTTTGAAAATTTCCGGCCGCGGTAGTCGTCATGGTGACGGAGATCCGCCACCATCCATTCGCTAAGGCTATGGCTGATTTGAAAGATGTTGCTGAGGCTACAAGTATCCAAGTCTGACTTGAAACGTCAAAAATATTGTCAGCATATGAAGACGTGCCATATTGTTGGCTTATAGTAATTCTATTTGTATTTCCTGATTTTACAAAAACCGAAAACGTGTAGCTTGTTCCCGAAGACTTTGACGGGGTTTGATAAATTGCACATTGGGTGTTTGAAGTGGAAGCTGCGTTTGTAAGTGTCTGAGCTGTTGAAGACCCATCAGGAGCAAGCACAGCCGTCGAAGCCATGGTTGCATTAAATTTGACCCACGAAGCGTTTGTGAAGTCTTGGCTCCATAATAATACGTTCGTCGTAGAATTTTCTTCATATAATCCTAAATTGGTAACGCGGGGAAATGATGCCGACGCGGTTGATCCTGTGGTTGGCTTAAATGTAGTTGCTATTGTTCCTGTTTCTAGTTGAGCAAATGCCATATAAACAGTCGCGGCCGCACCCCCCGAACCATTAGTGATTCCAACATAAGTAATTGAGTTATTTATTGGAGGTATAAAATTTACTGTAAATCTTTGCCATGTTGAAGTAACCAATATATCAGGTCCATACAAAGGATCAAATCCAGAAACTCCGTAGGCTCCATATGCTAATGCTATTGATGCTGTTCCGCTTGACGTTTTTAAATACACAGAATATGTGTAAGTAGTTCCACTATATGTTGATGAATCCGAAGGGCTAGTCCATACATTAGTTCCACGGGATGCCGCCGATAAAGCAACAAGCACTGCATTTGTACCACCTATAGGATCTATCTGACCAGAAGTAATAGTCGGTGATCCTGAATACACAGACCAACTATTTGATGCATTTGGTGTACTATGTTGTAATATGTTTGTTGCCGTCGCGGGAAAGGTGGCCAATGGTGGAGCTACAGTACCATTTGTTGGAATATAAGTATTAACTGTAGATCCTTGCTCTGCTTGGAATCCCCAAACATAACACCCGCCGCCGGATCCTCCACTCCATCCTGTACCTGTTGCATCTGACAATAATGTCAATACAATTGTTGGAGCATATGCAGCAGAAAATGATCCTATGAGCTTTAATCTAAACCAACCATTAGGTAAAGTATCGACAAATGCGGAAATAAAAGTTCCATTTCCTGATACTCCCACAGGAGAAGTTATTTGTCCATTTTGTATGTTTATTATACACCCAAATTGATTTGATCCATAAAATGAGTCTTTGATATAGACACCGATATAAGTAACTTCGGAACAATATTTGAAATATCCAGATATAGCCCAATTGTTGTTCGCGAAAGAAGAATCTACACTTGTTGCCGCCGCATAAAACCCACCGCCACCATAATTATCTCCGAAATGGGATGCAGTGAATGTTCCATCTGGAGCATAAGCAACGTTTGTATTGGTGATTTGGTTTAATGAATAATTACTTGCCCAACCATTACCACTATTGGGAATAGAATTTGTTAATAAATTTGGAGATTGTAGAACGTAAGTATTAGTTAATCCGGAATCACCTGAGCGTGAATATGACCATCCTGGTAAAATACCAAGATCATAGCTATTATAGCTACTAGTTGCTTGAGTATAATTACCAGAATTGAAATTATATACGTAGTTAAATAAAATACTTTTTAAATTAACTCCGTTGAGGGTTACGCCCGACAAATTCATAGTAATACCAATTCTAGACAAATGGCCCCGGATCTCTCCGGGGCCAATCTAATATTATACTGGAACTTCTTCCCAATCAACCGAAACGTTGAGCCCAGAAGCACCCGACGCAGCAGAAAGATAAACTGCGGCCAAAGATCCAGGAGGAAGAATGAATCCACCTTCAAGATCAATAAGGTTAGATGGCTGTTGTGCGGTAGTTGTAAGAAGAGTGGCACCGTTATATCCAACAACATTTGTTACGATTGCGGCTGGAGCAAATGTGTATGTACCAACAATGTATAGTGATCCTGTTGGAGCCGCGCCGCCTGCATAACGGTTAACCCCTGAAGTACCAGGCGCGGCCGGAGCAGTAGTTGTTGCTATCGCAGTGAGTCCATATGCTCTAGCCAAACCAATTACACCAGCAGTAGGCGCAACTGAATGGAATGCGTTGAACTTATTAACAACCATGTTAAATACGTTGCCTGGAGGATTTACTAATACAACACCGGTAAAGGCAGCACCTGTTGTAGGAACACCAGTAGATGAATGTGTTGTTGCTAATGCCGACGCGGAGAAATTGGCGCGACGATATGTAGTTTCATAATAACGACCATGTAGTTCGGATACGATATCCTCGCCCATGTTTCCAAGTCGTCCGTTGATTGAGGCACCAGCAGCCAATGATGAAGTTGTAGTTACTGGACCTACTTGCTTTTGTACTAACATATAATATCTCCTTTAGATTTGTTAATTGGTTATTGTACAAAGAATAGAGTAGAAGGATCTGATCTGAAATTTTCTGGTGGATCCATACCATTTGTTATTCCATTATTTAATATATTTACCATTTCATATCTTTGTTGATTTGCTATGCGCAATTCTAATAAGATCAAAGCAAGTAATTCGACTTGAGATTGACCTTCAAACTGTGAAGTATCCTGTACATTCAAAGCAGCCGTGGCTTGAGTTGTACTGGTAATTGCACCAATGGTTGTTTTTGGATCTGTAGTGGATGTATTTGCCGATTGGGCAGATATTGCGTTAAATCCATTGAGTTGTAATCTTCCTGTAGAATCAGTAAGAATTCTTCTCATAAATCCGTTTGCATCAATTCCACCAACACCCAAATAGTTATAAGTTGGAGTAATATTGGCAGCAGAAGGACCACCGACACCAATAGTACCAGCTAAACCACCTGTAACTGCGGCCGTACCACCAATATTGACCAAATTCATTCCTAACTGCGCAGTAGTTGCCGAGATAGCAACACCTGCTATAGTCGAAATATTCAATCCCATGTTATAAGGCTGTTGCCTCAAAAATCCTGTAGCTGTACCGGAAGCAGATGCAATAAATCTGACATATTTCGTATAACAAGGAAATACATAACTAGTTCCCGCAGCCACAGTTGTTGACGAAACACCGGCTAGTGTTGTTCCTGTTATTGCCGACCAAGTTAATCCGTCATTTGATCCTTGTACGGCAGATGCCGTATATCCAATTGAAGTTAAATCAATTGATTGATATCCTGTCGTATCAATGATATAATTCGAACCAACCGACGGATTCTGAATAACAAATGGAACAGAAGCATCGGCCAATACTAATGCTTGCTTTTGGTCGGTTTTTAGACCAGACATAATATTTACGTTTAATGGCGTATATTGTTCTTGAGACAGAGCAATTGATAATCCATCCGCCGCAGAAGGTCCTGTGCCTGATCTTCCATACATTATAATGCCAGCAATTGTACCGTTTTGTATTTGCTGTACGTTGTATCGAATATATCTAGTCGAAGTTTTTAGATGATAGTTACCGGCAACTGAAATATTATCAGTCAATACAAGATCATTCAACGGAAGAATATATAACTTATCCCAATTCGTATTATCATTTGATCCTTCGATAAAAATTTCTGCCATGAACGTACCAGTAGCTTGAATTACAACAGAAGCATAATTAGTAGTATCAATTGATGTTCCTACAATCGGGTAAAATGCAACTGTGGCCGTAGAAGTAGATGGTCCTGTATAAGTACTTGATACAGTTACAAGAGACGAATTCGTTACAGATGTAACGAATGTACCTTGTGTAAATCCTGTAATTGGAGAAAGATATTGTCCAATATTGGAATTTGACATTGCCGATAAGTTGGCAATGTTGGCACTTCCATTGGTTAAGACTGCGTTAAGATATGTATTACCTACTGTCGTAGTAATAAAAAGATTGGCGTCAGTTAAATTAAGGGTTTCTAAATACATTCATTTCTCCTAGAATTTTACCCAATCGGTTGTAGCAGGTTGCAAGCCAACTGATGATCTTCTATATACAATCACTAAGTTGGCTTGGTTTCCAATAGTATCAGATCCATTAGGTAATATAGTTACTGGGCCTGTATTTGATGCATTTTGTATATATATTTTTTTGCCTGTGGCTGCCGAAAGAAGAGTAATAGTTACAGGACCTGTTGCTAAAATGAAATCATCATTTAATGTTTGTGTTGTATTTGATGACACTGATCTGTTATTTGATCCTGTTCCGCCTCCGGACGCGGTCGCCCAATATATTCCTGTGCCATTTGATGTGAGTACTTGCCCATTTGATCCAGAAGCGCCGTTGGCAATTATGGTTGACCCATTTGCAATATACAAATTATTGGCTGGATAAAAATTACCTAAGATATCAAATGTGGTTACGAAACCATTCGCGGTTATAGTAGAATTTCCGCCTGTGCCTGAAATAGAAGTAGAATTAGCTATAACATAAACTGTTGTGTTTCCTACTACAAGTTCAGACGTGGAATTTCCAACAATATTAACATTTGCATAAAACGAAATAGTATTCGTGAATCCGTATTGATATGCAGTATTAACGCCGGCGCCACCAGATGCGGCCGCCCCCCAATATACATTTCCTGATCCATTTGAATATAATACTTGACCTACGGCACCTTGTGATCCGGCCGAATCAAGAATGCGGGATCCCACCGGAAGAGATATCGAATTGGTGAATGTAATCGTGTTGGTGAAACTATAAGTTGAATTAACATTAACTGAACCACCACCTCCACCAGATACGGTTGACCAATATACATTTCCTGATCCGTTGGAAGTTAATACTTGGCCTGCTGTACCTTGGGATCCAGTAGAGTCTGTGATTTTTGCACCAATAGAAAAAATCACAGAGTTACTAATTGTAACCGTATTTGATAAAGTAGTTGCGACATTTACGGAGAAATTTGTATTGTTAACAACAAATGTATTTGAAGTTCCGTTACTTACAGCCAAATACCCCGTGTAATATAATCCTGATGTTCCCCAAATGGCGCCTCCAGGAACAAATGCATATCCTCCCCAATTTCCTGTAGCAGAAGAATTTGCCATAGAATAAATGTAACCTGCCATACCAGGAGCGCCTGTACCCAAAGGACCGCCGGCACTATCTTGTATCGTTACGTTAGAAGTTGAATCATTATCAATAATATAATACGTACCGACTGGAATTGTTGTCAAATCTGGTAATTTTACCGTTTGAGTTGAAGTTCCCGTTACACGTATTACACTAGGAGAATTTTGATTGAGTGTCGTAGTTGTTCCTGAAGAAACAACATTTCCAACTCCGATGGAAATCACATTAGTTACAATTAAAGGAGAATATATTCCGGTTGAATTCGATATTAATCCGGCCGAAGATGAATTGCCAATATATTGTGTTGCGACATTTGAGCCAATTTCGAAGGAGACGGTACCATTAGACGAAAACATTTTAAAGTCGGCCATATTAAGAGCCAACTCACCCTGGTTAATATACTGGGTGTTAGAAGATGAGGTCGTATTAGGAATTCTTCCTGTAACAGAAGACCTCCTTATTTGTAGTACCGTATTAGCCATATGGCCTCCTGTGAGTCCTTATATAAGGACGGAGTTTACTTTCTGTTCCTATTTAGATTTAATTGCCGTAGCTTTTCTTTGGTTGACTCTTTCATGGGACGATTTTTATTTGGTCCTGGTTTACCTTTATGTACGTCTGATTGTCTCTGCCTGTATTCGGGATCGGACCAAATTTTCTTTTGTTGTTGTGATATCAATTCTCGTTTGTTCGTATTTTCATATTGGTCAAATAGAGATTTTCGAATATTTTCTTTAGTTTCTTCTGATCTTTTTTTACCTTTATTTGAACTTGCAATTTTAGCTTTCGTTTCATCAGAATGACTATAACCAAGCATAGATGGCGTCGTTGCCTTTTGCGTTTTATTATAATATTTCTTATTTAATTCAGTTCGTTTAATCATATCCAACCATTTTTGTTCTTCGATAACAAGAGCTTCTTTTGTATGAACAATCGACACAATTCTGCGTTTGAAATCCATTGGACGCCGGCGATGTGCATCTCTCATACTATTTGATGAACAAATATATCCGTCATTTACATGGCCCCAGTGGCGGCCGACATAAAATCGATTATATCCTTTATCAAACCATACGTAAATAAATCCATACTTTTCCATAGTAATTCTCCATAATACTTTGTACTATGGTATATAGGCAAAGTTGCGAGTGTCTAGAATGTTCCGCAATCAATACCACCCCAAGCAGGAAGGTTATTGATTACTTGAAGTACGTTACCATTGGCGCCGACCGTTAACTTCGACAATGTATTTACGGCAGAAGCATATAACGTATCACCGGCGGCATATGTATTTTGTGCTGTTCCTCCTGAAGTGGCAGAAAGCGCAGTAGTTGTAAGCGTAAGAGATCCAGCAGAAACAGCCATACCGGTAACTGTACCGATGATATTGTTGTTTGTTGATGGATCGTTTGTTGTAGAAAAGAATGTAAATGTGTTTGTTGACGCAACGCGACCAATACCAAAATAAGTATTTGTTCCGGCTGAGTTCGCGCCAGCATAGATACCGAAATCAACAATATCTGAAGATACACCCAAATTGCCGTCGGCCAAACGAATGAAATTATCTTTGATTTGCAGATTTATCGCGTCAATAGAAGTAATTGTACCTGTTACATTCAAGTTGCCTGTAATAGAGGCGGATGCGTTAATAGTTACGTTTGATGAAAATGTAATAGTGTTTGCGAATGTATATTGCGCCGAAGTATTAACACCTGCTACGGAAGACCAATATACGTTGCCGGTACCGTTAGATGTTAGTACTTGACCAATAGTACCTTGTGATCCGGTAGAGTCAAGAATACGAGAGTTAACCGGGAAAGAAACAGCATTAGAAAAGGTAATAGTATTTGAAAATGAGTATTGGGCTTGTGTGTTTACAGAACCACCACCAACTTTTGCGTTAACATATGTTGTAATAGCATATGTTGTCGCCAATTCGGTATTTGTACCTGTGATTGTAGATCCAATCTGGGTCGTGTTGCCGACTGGGGTAATAGATGTAATTAAAGCCGCAGTTGAGTTTGCGGCAGGAGAAGCAATAGATGGCGAAACAAACAATCCAGACGTATACGTATTCGACATATATGCATTGGCGTCCGTGATAGGAACAGCATTTGCCGTAAGTATACCACCAGCGGTACCTTGGTGTAAATATGGATATTTACCGCCGGCAATTCTAATAACTCCGGTTACACCGTCTGGCGAACCAATGAACAATGAATTAGATGTGCCGTTAGAAGAATACGCAAGTTCGCCGTTGGCCAAAGAGGCAGGCACGGCGGTCGTAGTACCTCTTCTAATTTGTAATATAGTATTGGCCATGTTTTACGGATCCTTTTTTCTTTTATTTAGAATTTTCCACCATCCAGAGACAATTGGTCTAGATGAAATTCTTGGTCGGAACTGTTGTAAATTAATACACTGTTATTTGTTGGATTATCCAAAATAACATCGTTCAGTCCTTTAAGAGTTGTTGCTCCATTTATTACAGATGATGGATTTTGATTCTTAAGGATGATAGGATTTACATTTGATGCGAATTTGACATTTATTATACTGTTATTAATAGCCACTTGCATACCCCACACCAGGTAGTTGAGTGACGGCAGGTGTTATAGTTAAAATACCTTCAACGACCCGCGTGACGTTTCCAGAAGCATCGACCGTATCTATGTCATAAACATATCTTCCTGGAGACATGTTTGCTGTTGCATTCGAAGATAATGCAATATTAATATTTCCTGTATTAGGAGTAGGAATAGTAATGTTAAAATTCACGTACGTTGAAGAAGTATACCAACTACGAACCTGACCGATGGCAGTGACACCGGTCAGGTTTATAGTATTTCCTGTGCTATCTGTTAAGTTGAGATAGGTCGAAAAGGTTGAACCTTGATCTACAACAATATTAGCCTTTGCTGAAATGATAGCCTCCTATTCATTAATCAGGAGTATTTATGATTAAGACATGGCCTCTTGGGCAATTAAGTGTACACCAATTGCTGTAGTGGCAGTAGTTGTTGCCGCAAGTGTTAAAATGTCGGGAGAACCACCAGCAATAGTGTTATACAGAGGGAAGAAATACGACAAATCAATTTGTTGCAATCCAGAACCACCAGCAGGCGAAACGAGAGCGAACACAACTTCTCCGCCAGTGATCGCTGTGGCATTAACATCTCTTTCAGCAAACGAATAGTTAGATCCGAGTCCAGAATTGTTTGATCCAGGCATAAGTGCTTGCTGTACGTTGGCCGCGGCGCCGTTTGCTGTATTCAAGGTATAGGCCGTATTTGCTAAAGTAAACCAAGTTTGTCCGGTTAATACCACAGGCGAATTTGGTGTACTAGAAATCAATTCAATAATTGTTGCATTGTTCGCACTAATAAAAAGTGTTTTCGGCAATAGTTGTCCTCGATTAATCAATCCAATCTGATACGCTTGTCCGGCAGGAGGGGTATTTGCGATTGCGTTGTTTGTTATTACATCAACAAATCCAATTGCCGAAGTATTATTGAAAGTTATTCTTCCTGTGATGCCGATGGCCGCGGAATTTGAGGTTAGTCCAGGGAAAAAAATATGACGTCCCACAAATTGATTTGCAGACCAAGAAGCATTGGCTGTGCTTAATACCAACGTAGTTGTATTCGAAGATGAATTTACTGCATTGAAACTGGAATTACCAGAAGCTTCAATTGTTCCCATAGTACGTGGTCGGACAGAAAGCACAGGGAATCTGGTATTTGCACTAGTAACTGTTCTTTGTGGTTGAGTTGGTCCATATGAGTAAGTGAACCCGCGCTGTTCGTCGGTACCGCCTTCAACAACAACAGATACACCGTAGTGCAGCATATCATTGTTTGCTGTAGTTGTTGTTAGATTTCTTTGTTCATATCTAACAGGCAAATTGCCGGTACGGGACCATGGGCCTTGTTGCGACAAAGTACCATATGTTCTATTTCCGGCAGCGGTATAATGGAGTACAACAGGTTCACCATTAATAAATCCACCCCAACGAAGCATTCCGCCGCCGTACCATGCGTATTCCATCCAAATCATTTGGAGTCGAGTCCAATCGATAGATGAAATTGTTCCGGCATCTCCATTCCAATATGCAATAGGAACACGAATATCATTTGGAACACCGCCGTTTACACCAATACCAGTACCCAATGAATTTTGTACATCTGATCGCATTACCGCAAACATACCAGAAGGATTAGCAGGAAGCTGGAAAACATACGAATTGGATGTCGAAGAACCGGTTGCCGGTTGAGACAACATTAAGGCTGTACTATTTACTGAATGAATGACATAGGTATTTCCTGCCGGAATATTATTTCCAGAAACTTGCATACCCCAATGGAATCCATAAGTATTTGATAATCCGGTCATCAAATTATTACCAGAAACCAATGTTCCAGTTTGAGTATTTGTTGTGGCAGTGGCGATTGGATCGCCTTGTTCGAGTAACATACCGTTGCCGTCATCAAAAAATCCGACGCGCTGACGTTGGCCTGTTTGGGCTGCACCGAAATTAATTGCGGTAGCCATATACAAAGTTTTGCCTGGCTGATATCTATGATATGGACGTGTCTGTCTGATCGTCATATCACCGTTTGCCGTACCAAGGCGCATCCTGACGCCACCTTGACCTGGTTGGTGTGTAATAGATGATCCGCCGGCACTCGAAATGATATAATTTTCCCAACGCATTGGCTGTGTACCATATTCGAAGTCGGCTTCATAGATGTTTTGGTGGCGAGAAGTACGAATTCTTCCTAGGCCATCCATTGAACCAAATTTAGCGGCCGTAGCCAATGCCACAGGCTGAATTACGGTAGTATTTGATGGTGTCTTAAAAGTCATTAATGTTATCCTTATTTGATTTCAATTTATTTATGTTATTAAGTCTTCAAAATATTCACTGTCACCGAAACATCGGAAGTTGACGTAAATTGCATTGGACCACCAGAAGTAACAAGTACTCCGTATAAATTGGTGTTGGAAAGAACTACGGCTCTTGGAGAAACTCCAATACCCAAAGTTGATGCTGCCTGATATATTGTTCCCAATCCTAATCCACTATCATCTGTTCCGTCTAAACTATAGACGCCAATTAGATTTGGAATATCGGCTGAGTTAATTACAGGAGAAGTTTTATCTGTCCACGTTGTATTTGTTGGATTTTGTTTAAATAGGTATAATTTAAATCCAACTGTTTGTGTAGATTTTGTGGTAACAACAATTGAATCTAGTCTACCTGATAATGTAGATGCATTGACCATATTTGCAAATGTCAATAATCCACCAACAACTTGACCTGAAGTATACCAAGATTGTGATGTTGTATTTGAAGATGCAGTTACTGTTGGAGTTACTGTAACTGAATTTGGTCCTAAATCTGATGCAGGAACATATGATACAGAATTAGCGGCAGTTTGCTGCCCGATTGGCAACACAGGTACAGTTAATAAATTACCATTGCCGTCTTTAATTTGGATCGTCGTCATTAACTATTGCTCCTGAAAATTTGTCGGTCTATTTATATTATCGTATTTATTAGGTCCAATGGAATATAATAGCTCCTGCTGCCCCGTTGTTGCCGCTTGCATCTGACTCGCCGCCGGCGCCGCCGCCATAAAGATTTCCGTCAGCTCCAAAACTCACTTGGGCTCCGCCGCCGTATGCCGTTCCGCCGGCTGCGCCGCCGGTTTGAACCGTGCCGCTACCTCCGGCTTGTCCATTGGCGGAATTAGCATCGCCGCCAGATTGCGTACCACCTGTACCACCTGCGGCCGCACCACCCCGGGCGCCTCCGCCTCCGCCACCTGCGGTTATTGTGGCTCCTCCAGTTATAGTCGTCGTACCTCCGGCCGTTCCGGCGCCTGTGCCACCAATATATGTACCGCCGCCGCCCCCGCCACCTACGGTGTAACTAAAGCTTGTAGATCCACCTGTAACGGCCACGGTTTTATAAACGAATGCACCGCCGCCTCCACCCGAAGAGTTTCCTCCTGATATCGTACCACCACCGCCTCCGCCGCCGCCCCACATATAAATGACACATTGTACGGCACCAGCAGGAGCAGTAACAGTTCCTGATCCAGAAGTAATAGTTTGATTGAATGGAGTAAAATTAGATTTACCATAAAATGTAGATAATGATACTTGGGTACCCGAGGATGTTCCAGAAAGAGTCCGTACGTTTGTATCGTTCAATGAAATTTGAGTTGTTCCATTTCCACCAAGTTCAATTTCAATCGATTGGCCTGCGGTAGTTCCGGCTAAACTGATTGTACCAGATGCATTAAGCGTCATTCAACTTTGCCTTCAATACATCAACTTCTAACTTAAGTTCTTTGATGGCTTCAATCAACAATGGAACCAATTTTTCGTATTGTACAGTTTTGAAATTTTCTCCTGACCGAGAATATTCGCGTCCATCTTCATCTTGTGTAATATCAAATGGAGCAGGCACAACAATTTCAGGTAATACCTTTTCAATTTCTTGAGCAATAACTCCGACTTGTGTTCGTTTATCTGTATAACCATAAGTTCCGGCCAATTCATTTGCCTGGAAGGTAACACCGGATATAGACATGACTTTATCAAGGGCATTAGGAATTACAGTAATATTTGTCTTTAATCTATAATCTGAATAGTATGCCGTAATGTTATTGGTTGCTCGAATTTCACCTGTGGTTCCGGAAGCGCCGGTTCCAATACCAAGTGAATTGAATTGTGGAGAATTTCCTGTTCCCAAACCGCCTTGCAAGGTAACGCCCGATACAGATCCAGATGAACCAGTTACGTTAATCCCCCAAGTACCCGAAGCACCTGATCCTGTAAGTGAAGGTGAATATGAAGTATAATTTCCCGAATATAATACTTGGCTGCCAGCAATTGTTAAGTTACCGGCATTAAATGATCCAGCATCAGTCAAAGTAGCAATTACCGAGTTGTATGCACTATTAATAAATTCTAATCCACCGGCACTATTTGTTCTTAGAAACTTTGAGATACCGCCGGTTCCGATTTGGAAATTATAACTGTATCCAGAACCATTGTTTGCATTCATGACATATGCTTGGTTATTTGTAATTCCGGCACTGAATGTAACGGCACCACTGAATGTTCCGCCGCCTGTAGTAATGAATCCTGAAGGATTACTAGAATTGTATGGAGTATAACCAAGCCCATTTGTTACTTGGGTAGATGTAATTGTTCCGCTATATGTTCCTGTAATATTCGAAGCATTACCATTGATTGATGCTCCGTTGGTAGAATTCGCGAATCCTAATCCAGTAACATATGACTGTAGAGCATATGATGCCGCCGCGGTTCCACCAAGATAAGATGCATTGTTCGCGGCGCCACCATAAGATGTTGCATTAATAGTAACAGTTGCGGTGGCATTAGCAAATGAAATTGTTGATCCAGATATTGTGGTATTAACAGTAGCACTTCCAGTAAACACGGCATTTGCTGCCGAAACATTTCGACCTGAAATCAAATCTCTGGTTGTTATGTCACCTGAAGTTATAACAATAGACACGGCATTCATTGTGATGCCAGTATTGTTCATGGCCAATCCGCCATTCAATGTCAATAGAGAAGCAACATTGGCCGTGTTTGAAATAATAACAGGAACAGTAAATGTAGGAGAAGTATTAGTCTGGACGACGTTACCTAATGCACCCGTAACATCTGATGCCTGTAAAGTAACAGCACCTGATCTAGTATTGAAGGTTGATACTCCACCTCCACCACCGGATTGATTCGAAACAGCAGTAAGTCTTCCTTTTGAATCAACAGTAATAACAGGATATGAAGTAGAATTACCATAAGTTCCAGGAGTAACAGCCGTATTTGAAAGGATAGTATTGATAGTAATATTAGACGAACCATCAAGAGTTGTGGCAGAAGAATTAACCACATCACCTGCAACAGTTACGTTTACGGGAGCAAACCATTTAGTTGCTGTATTTGAATTGCCGGTGACATTTCCTGTTAATCCACCAACGAATGTTCCGTATACGCTTCCGGTAACATTGGCGCTTCCGAGGATTTGGACATTTGCAGTTGATTGGAGAGTAATATTGGCAGAGTTGGCAATAATAGAACCAACAGTCGTATTTCCATTTACCTGAAAAATATAATTAGCAGTAGCATTACCACCAATCTGGGCAGTATTTGCAATTAAAATAGTATTCGAATTAATAGCAGTGGAAATGCCAGATGGATTTGTTGCTGTCCATGAAGTACCATTCCATGCAAGCACGTATCCTGAAGTCGGCGATCCAACTCCTGTGACATTGCTGAGATCGCCCAATGCTATTGTTGCATATGTAACAGTATTTGATCCGCTGATCTTTACGAATGTATTTGCAATTGATCCTGTGAGTGTAGAAATTCCTACTGATCCAGAAGTCGTCAGAGTTCCTAATACGGTTACGTTATTCTGGAAATAACCTGTAGACGCCACATTCAATGTACCAGAAATGAATGTATTACCAATGATATTTGCAGTACCTTGGACTTTCAATAAGGCATCAGGAGCAGTATTACCAATACCAATGTTTCCATTAGCAGCAATTCTCATTCTTTCGTTGGCAGCAAGAGTACCATTAGTAAAGAAGTTTACATAGTTGTTATTTGCAGCACCAATAGAGAAATTCGAGTTACCAGTATAGATATAACCATCAGAAGGACCATTGATTGTCCAAGTACCAGCTCCAGTAAATCCAGATGAATTAATACCCATATCAACATAGATATTCTGGGTTGCTGATCCGATATCATTATAAACAACAAAGTCACCAGAAGCATAAGTTCCTGTATTGGCATTTACAAGAGCAACCTGGGTATAATTATTGACCGATAATTGATTCCATACAGTAGATAACTGGGAAGGAATATATCCTGATTGGACATAGAAAGTCGAATTACCAACAGTCAAGATCGAATTGTTGACCACAGTATTTGAGACAATATTCAGGACACCATTGGATGCAATATTACCACCACGAAGGGCGTCCTGGGCAATTAATGTATTTGCAGAAAAGAAACCATTGACATAGGCATTTCCTGTTGTCGTTCCGCCAGAAGTTGTCGTATCTGTGGTAACAACATATGTTCCCATATCATATAAGATAGTATTTGTCTTTGTTAACCAAGAAGCAAATGTATCGTATGTTGGAGAAATATTAGCTGAAAGGTAATAAGACTTGGACATTAATTTGCGGTCCTATTCAATAGAGTTAATAGCATTGACTTAATTTCCGATACATCCGATTTCAGTGTTTCTACTTCAGTAACCAAAGTGTCCGTCCGAAGTAATCGATCTCTTTGTTTCTTGTATGCATTACAAGCATCGACATTTGTATTTAGAATGGCTTTGCTATGTAAGTCTTTCATGAAATCTTCTTGGTCGGTTTTTACGAGTTTCATTATACTGTAGCCGCTACTGCACGAAGATTAAGTACCCGAGGAACAGAATAGTTGGTATTGGCAATCAATGCAATCTTGATCGCGAAAGTAATGAAATTATCATAAGCAATACCATTTGATCCATAGTAACGAATTAGACCCAAGTTATTTTGATTCAGAAACGCCGTCTTTGGAACAGGACTGAATTGATAAGTTCCACCGGTTGCATTGTAAGTCATATTCTGATCGACATTGATTGATGTATTAGAATTAACCGCAGTAACTCGAACAGTCTGGGAAGTCAAATATGTTGCATCAGGGAATACAGTAATTACAGATCCAACAGGAGCATCCGTATAGAATGATGTATTTGTCCCAGTAATCGTATTTGCTCCAGCAGTGAATGAAATATATCCTGGCTTTGGTACAGAAGGAAGGAATGGAGCAACCGAATATTGATATTCTTTGATATCGGACAAATCAGTTGGAGATGAATAAAGACCAAATGATGCCGCATTCTGTTGCAATAGAGTCCAATCTTTATTGTCGAATGGCTCGGGATCAGATGCAGCCAAGAATTTGCCATAGACATTAATGTATGTACCAGGAGGTTGATATGCAGATAGATAAACAACCAAGTCTTCTGAATCCAATCCATTGGCCAATGTAATCGTCTTGGAGACATACTTGTTTTGGATAAGTCCTGTTTTGGTGTTTTCGCTTTGGACTGAATTCAATCCAGAAATGATATTACGGAAACCAAGCAACGAGGTTGCCGATAGATCAAGTACAGGAGAAGATGTATTCGAGGTCGACGAAAGAACAATATTCGCCACCAATGATTTCGCAGAACCCATATTGACGATCTCATTTGACCTAGATGCAACAATAATTTCCGCATTGGTGAAATAGTTCATTCCAGATAGATTGAATGGAGTCTGAATAGTATTTGAATAGTTATATCGAACAGTATTGACCATATTGAACTGCAATGCAGATCCGGTTGGAACAATAGTATTGAAGTTCGTCATGAACCTGTTCATTGTTCTATTACGCAAAGTCTTGATCTTGGAGTTTGCACCTGAACGAGTGCCAATCATATAGTAAGTATTGGTCGAATTCGATGATACGAAATAATTTGTATTGGATGCATTTGATTCATCCAATGACAAAATCAATCTGGTTGGATCGAACTCAAATACTTTACCAACCGGTGGAGTAGAAAGTGAAACAGAACCCGAGAATTTCGGATAGTTCTTCAATGTAAGTGTTGTTGTTGATGATGGTGTTCCAGAAACGAACAGTATATCATAAACCGATCCATTGGAAACAATCAATGCAGTATTATCCGTGAATGCAGTAAAGCCGGCAGATGAAATCGTTCCACCTGTATTATTGGCATATACAGTATTACCGGAAGTCAATGTCATGGTTAATGATGAAGTCGAAACAGTTGCAACCGAATTTGATCCAGAAGTAATGAAAACATTCGGTGACAAGCCAGAGATGAATGCATATTCACCGATTGTATATTGTGAAGTTGCATTGGTAACAGCAAAGAATTCGAAATCCCGGTTTGTCAATGAAACAGATCCAGAAGTCGAAGTAAAGTTGGCAGTATACAAAGTGAACTTCATGAATTCATTTTGAACAGGAACCCAAGTTTCTCCATTGGTCGAAGTAAAGAGATCGCCTGATCCCCAATTCTTGGTAATAGCCTGGGAAGTTGTTACATCAGTCCCACCAACAGCCGCAGTCCAAACATTATAATTAGGATTACTTCCATCAGGAGTAATACACAGAGCATAAGAGAAACCGGCAGCAAGGAATACTGGAGATGGGAATGTAACCGTTGTTTTGGCGGATGCTGTAGTTGCATCGACATTTACTTGGTTTGCATTTAAGTGAACTTGTGATAATGGGACAACTGTTGTTGTCGGTGTTCCATTTTGCATTGTTCGAATTTCAACAGTAACACCTAATGTAGAATCAGCCGAGGCGAAGTATAGATCAACAGAAGTCAAATAAATCCCGGTTAATGCTCCAAGTCCATCTGATCCAACATAGAAGGCTTGTGCCAATGGATCCAAATGGAATTGGCCAAAGTCAAAGTTACGTAAGCCGGCGAATGTTGATGGTGGAATTAATCCTGTTCCGCCCGATGAATTCGGTAATGACGATACATTGGATGAAGTCGATGGAGTAACATTTGAAGTAGAACCACCGGCGACGATTGCTGTTGTTTGATCTGTAGTCGATGGAGTGGTTGTTGTAATCGGCCGAGTAGAAATGACAGTCTGATCAGGAACATAATTAAGATAATTAAAAGCATTGAAATTGGTAACTGCGGTTGTTGTCGCCGCACTTAATGATACCAATGATGATACATCAGTAATAACGATTGGTCTCGTACCGGCATAAAATACTCCAGGTGGAATATGAAGTAATGCAGCAACTCTTCCTTGTGAATCGGAATAGAGTGCTGTTCCTGGAGCTCCGGCTGGTTGATAATCGGATACTGATGGCGAAGTCTTAGTGAAGTCCAATAGAGCAGGAGTGATATATGATGCTCCACCAGAATTTGTTCCACTCATCAATACTCCATCAAAGAAGACATAAAGACGAGTCGAAGGCCTCATACCAACAGCAGAGATACCAATTGTTTGCTCTCTAATAAAAGCAAGTACAGTTGGATCGGTTTTAAATGTACCAACCGAATCGGTATAAGGAGTGGTCGAGGCAATAATGCCAGATCCAGATCCAATTGCAACAATGTTCGCCGCCAAGTTATATTCCTTTTCTTTATTTCTATGTTAAGTATCTAGATGGATTTAGGCTTCATCGAGTAAACTACATCGGCAAGTAGGACCTCCGCCGCCCCAACCGGTTGAACCACCGCAACCTCCACCAAAACAACCTCCACCCCAGCCGCCATAACAGCCTCCACCAAAGCAAGTATAAGGCACAGAGCAACCATAATTCGAATAGGAGCATCCTGAGACGACTGGAGTATTACACCAACTTACATTAGGTAATCCAACGAGATCAATATTACACACATTGATTCCACATGAACCTGGAATAATACATTGGGCATATGTCGAACCACAAACAGTTACTATACAGTAAGTAGGTCCCCAAGTTCCATCAGGATTCTGTACTTGGATGCCGAAACATGCCGATACATTTCTAATAGAAGGAATACATGGAGTAATACTCCATGGCCCATTGAGATTAAAGTTAGGCAACCAATTGTTTCCAATTCCACCACCGGCAACTATAGTTGGATAATTAAGATTGCCTGTACCTGCATTTGAACCTCCACTTGCTCCTCCATAAGAAACAACAGGAACAAGATATGGTTGAGGTACAGTTGTAGTAGGAACATTACAAGGTACCGAAGTTGTTATACATTGAATAGGTGGAATAACCACAGGAACAGGTTGTTTAGTAATTACAGAACCGCTGCATGATTTGGCAATAGGACCGGCAGCTGCCGGAGTACAGATATATGGAAGACAAATAGTTGTTACACCAGGAATTCTGTTATCAATGTAATTATCATAAGCAGGACTTACTGTTGCCTTACCAATCCAATCATAGAACCCAGGTGCCGCATTACGGATTCGAGTTGCATTCGATTGAACCAAGTATTGAGTCGTAGTATAAGGCAATGAAACAAGATCACCAATCTTTGAATGTGATGTTGTATTAGCCGATCCATTACGAGTATAATCATACTTCAATGGAAGGTTATATTGGTGGAATACAGGAATCAATGAACTCTCGGCCATATCGTTACCAATATTGTATTCAGGATCATTCATATTGGCACTTGAAGTATCCTTGAATGCATCCACGAATATTCCATTTTTGAATCGGTCGAGTCCTGTTGCCGTATTCTTGATTGTAAGGTTCTTTGTTTGTAATTCAAGTAATGACAATGATGTATAATATTCGAGGCTTTGGATCTTTGTGGCTAATGTACCGATATCCTTCATAGTATACCGGCGTGGTTGGGATGCCGAATAAACAACCGATGGCATCGGATAACGTGTATTAGCTGTTTGGTTTGGCAATAATGATGGATATGGTGGAATAGAGATCGTACCAATGGTCATTGTTGAATCCTGGTCACCAGGAGGCATTGGATTCTCTGATGGATTGCCTTCCAATATATTGAATTGGCCATATGGATTAACCGTGACCTTATCAACACGTCCCAAATAATAGGATATATCATAATTAAACTTGTTCACGGGGCTCACCCACGTTGCTCCAGTTGGTACCACATTATTACCACTAGGATTTATTTTACTATTGGCGCTCGCGGTGGCGACGTTGGAACTAATGGAAATGGTATTTCCCACATAAACTCTAAAATCGACTGCATTCTTCAATGGCAAATAACTACCAACGGAAGTCTTATACCAAGGCAGGTTAACTGTTTGGATGGCGCTTGTATTGGATGTATTGGCATCATCTATCTTATAGCTATCCACTGTATAATAATTGGTTGTATTGGGATTAGCGATAGTAAAGGTATCAAAGATACAAATGAGTTTATCACCATTAAGGACTGTAAGGTATGAACCTGGTTGTTTTGCTAATGTTGATATATTATATGTTGTATCTGTTTGGTTTGTATTGAGCATGAACTCGGATGTTACATCATATATTGAGCTATTGGTTGTTGCCCATGAGGTGTTCTGGCTGGCTTTGAATACTGTTCTTAGGTTATAGGCATCAGGGAACCCTAATGACCATGGGCCTGTATTACCTACTGGGTTTACTGCCGAGTATAGGATACTATTGGCGGTAATGGATGAGGTGGCATTGGCTACTAGGTTGGCTGAGGTGTTGGAGTTGATAGTCGAGATGGTTCCTAGTAATACTGGATTGGATGTATTACCTGTATACAAGGTATAACCTGGTTGTAATGTATTGGTGAAGTACGTACCTGTGCCTGAGATTTGGTTGGATGTGGATGTGGCGGTTACTGTACCTACAAGGTTGGCATTCTTTGCGGTATCAATGGCCACATATACATTCTGATTCACGGTCTTTACTGTTGCCGAATTGGCTGGTGCTAGTACATCATATAGTATTGAGGCTGTGAAGGATGTATTCTCTGTGGTTCCATTGGCGCTAATGAGTGTAATGGTCATCGTATTGGACGAGGTGATTACAACATTGGAATACCTATTAGGGAAGTTGATAGGTATACCTGCTGGATAGGTCTTGTTGTGTGTATTGGCTGTAAAGGAATAAGGAATAGTCTGGGCGGCTACTGCAAAGGTATCATTGGCAATAGATATGATTCTATTCACTGTATTACCAATGAAAATATAGTCAAGTACCTGGTACTGGGTTGTGAACTTGGTTGAGGTACCTGTAATATTGGCCTGGCCTGAGGTCGTGGCTACTGTACCAGCAAAGGTGGTACTATTACCCACATTGGCTGTGGTCTGTGGGATGACAATAACTGATCCTTGTTGTATTTGATTGAGTGCTCCATTACCATAAGCAAATACTGATGTGCCTGGTAGGTTCTTGGCACCTACACCTGATGTAAAGGTAATGGTATTGGCTGATCTGAATACAAAGGATGTATTGACTGTGGTTGGTACGAGGGTTCTTGTACCACCTGGTGATATTGTAAACAATAGGGGTGAATAGTTTGGATTACGAATACTTGCCACATTGGCGGCAAGGGTGGCATTATACTCTGGAATAAGGTCTGCGATACCTGTATTGGCTGTACCATTAGATGCGGCCATTGATTTGACCTGGGCAAATGAGTATCCACTATTCATATTAATATTGGTCAGATATACATCATACACGGCTGTATTGGTATCGATGTTACCGCCTTCATACTGTAGGCCTGTGACCAGTGCTGTACCAATGGCAGTGCCTGTTGGTGTGGTGGTATAACCACCAGATGTATTGGCGCCTTTGGTAATACCCTGGCTATTAGATGAATAGAGTACTACTGTATTGCCTGGTGGTATAATGCCTGCCATATCCTGGACACGGACATAATTACCAAAATTAGTTCCAATGCTCTGTGAATAGAGGTTCTTTACATCATTACCTTTTCTAGCCAAGAAGCGGGCTGGTGCCAATTGTTGGATTCTAAACCCACCAACATAACCCAGGCCTGCACCAACAATAACATTGAAGTAATCTTTTGTTTGTGGGTTGGGTTCGGCACCTAGTGTGAATTGCTTTACAACATAATTGCCTGCTGATTCGTATTCACGTCGGGCCATTTCATTGCCAATGGCATTGTACTGTGTATCTTGATTCGTTCTGACTGGTTGACCACCAGAAAAGGATACAATAGAAAGGAAGTTATTAGAAGGCAAACCAGACACGGCTGTATTGACATATGTGCCGCTGTTGTTAGTAAAGACACCATATGTGTTAGATACAGTCAGAGCAGGGGTCAATTGTAGTCTATGGGCACCAGGTGCAGTATAGTTCGAATAACCAGAGGCATTATCTAATAGTGATGTATCAGATAGTTCGGTTACAATTGATTCTGATGTGGTGAAACCAACAGAAATATTGTTTGGTGTATTAATATATTTTGATACAATGGCAGTAAGGTTATTAGCCACATAGATGAAGTGACCTTTTTGATAGATGGTGCCTTCGCCGACTGACATAGCATAACCCTTGCCTACTGGGTTCTGGGCGACGCCTAGGCTTGATAATGTATTGGCAACCTTTACATCTAATGAGGTCTGGTAGTTCGAGCTATTGACTGTATTTGAATAGAAGGTCAGTGTGGTCAATGGGGTGAATGCAGCCAATGAAGATGTACCACTATTGAGGTACTTCAAGTATAGTGTCTTCATGTCTGGGTTCTGTGACTCGAACCCATCATATGAATTAACAACTATTGCCTGTAGATTGGAAGAGGCATCATATGCAATCAAGCCAACATATTGGCTGACCTGTGCTGGCTGACCATCGATGCGTAGGTCTGGTAGTTTTACATAATTGTAATTGGCATCAAAGTTAAATGTACAACCAGATACTATGGTCCCATCAACGAATATATTATCAGCAAAGTTGCCGATTTGATTTTGAAGCATTGACTGTAGATTGGTCAACTCTCGGGCCTGTAGTGGTACACTAGGCCTGAATAGTACTCTCATATAATTAGATTTGGCATTGAAATCTGAATAATAAGGACTAATATTAAGATTGGTTGTGATAGAACTGACCATGTATGTCATTACCCCAATGGATTTAAAAACGTTATGTTATTTCTATTTATAACTAATTCCTTGTTATGGGAATGCGATTACTATTTTTAAGGTCTCGGATTGGTTCGAGGCTCTAGTTACTGGCTGTATATTCTCGGCATATACTACTTGACCTGTGTATGGGATCAATGCAGGATTGATTACACCCAATACTTTCATATTCTTGGTGCCATCGGCTGATGAAATATACTTTGGTGATATGCCTGATATGTCCGATGATTGGAATTGGCCCTTTACATTGGTCAGCGCAACAGTGAAGTTGCCACTAGTATTGGCATATACCCAGGTATTGGATGATATAGTAACGAGAGCATTTGCCGTAAGTGTAACAGATGTGGCATTGGTCACACCACTAGTGGCGATTACACCAATGAGAGCATTATTGCTACCAACATACAAGGCAGAACCGGCTAATAGAACACTATTGAATGCACTATTGATACCAGTAACGACTGTTGAATTGGATGTCGTAGATATTGTACCATTACCAAATGTAGTTGGTACGGCATCGATGGCTTGAATATAACCAAACGCACCACCTAGCCCAATATAACCTTGTTGGACATAATCCCCATCAACAAACAACTTTGAGCCTGATTGATAAGTACAGGCCAGGCGAGTTCTTTGGTCGAATGTTGGTGTTGGTTGGCCATATATTGTTACTACATTGGCTGAATAGCCTGAATTCGATCCAATAATAGTTTGGCCTGTGACAAAGAATCCATTAACATTGGTCATAGTAATGGATGTTGAGTTGGATGATGTAACAAGACCAGTGGCGCGAGGGTAAGAATTATTAGTAATGCCACTGGTCTGAATGTAAACATTGGCTACTACTACATCACCTGCTACCAATGGATGATTATAGATGGTTAGGTTGGTGTTTGTTACTGAATATGCAGGCACGGTTGTATTGCGGATGACTGCATTCAAACTGTTTGATGTGAATAGATATGGAGCATTCGCAGTTAATTGTAATGATGTGGCATTGGTGACTGATGCGACTTGACCTAATAACGCACCATTGGATGTATAATACAAATTATAACCCACGAATGTATTGGCAAATACTGAAGTTGTAGATGTAACAGTGTTGCTGTTTGTATTACCAGTAAATGTACCATTGATGGTTGTTGATGACAGAGGCAAATTGCCAATCTGTGGCAATGGAATGTTATTGAGTTTTACATCTATGCTATATGTGTTAGTATTATATGTGAATGAACTATTCGATGCATCAAGACCAATAATATTGGTTGTATTGGCGACATTGACACCACTAGACCCAATAGTATATACAGTGTTTGATGTGTTGGCATCATAGATAGTGGCACCATTAGCAAATGATCCGGTATCAGTACGTACAATGATACTGTTTGATCCAACTGTATTAGAGACCACAATACCATTGGCTGTCACAGGCGACAATTGGAATATATTATCGCCAACACTCATAGCAGGCGCAGTGGTCAATTGAATTGTAGAATAGTTGGCAATGTTGTATGTGTATGTCTTTAGTTTTGCAATAAAAATTGAGTATGCTGTATTGGTTGTGCCTGCTTGTGTTATTGTTTCGCCTACTTGGAATGTATTAGAACTGATGGTCAATACAACGTTTGATACTAATGGATTGGCCAACAATCCAATACGTCTATATTCATTGTCAACAGTAATGGTGCCTGATTCTGTATTAGAAAAGGTTACAGACACACCAACTTTATTTGCATTCAATTCATATACTGGATTGGCGCCATGTCCACCAAATGGAGAAATGATGGCCCTACAATTGGCAGAAGATGTGCCTACAGTTAATATATTGGCTGTAGCAGTAGAAGATGAACCAATTATAATAGACCCCGAAGTGAAATTGGTATTAGATGCCGCATTAGAACTACCTGACAATACACCATTGATATTCGTAAGGCTCATGATAGTAGAATTAACTGTAACAACTTGGCCTGTTGCGCCTGTATAAGATTCAGTAACAGTTTCACCGATTTGGAATGTACCAATGGTGCTAGTGATGCCGAGATTCAAATACTGTGAAGAAGATCCGGTATTACCTATTACCGACACATTGGCATAAGAATAATTATACCCTTTGCCGATCATTTTAATCGATTGTACACTATTGGTTATAGTATTGACAAAGGCAACAGCCGAGGCATTTGATCCATCGCCTGTGATTACAACTCTAGGTGAAATTATATAATGTGATGATAGGTCAGGTTGTGGTGAAAAGGCGGTGTCAGTCAATACACGATTCTGTGTGCCGGTTACAATATAACGAGAAATCTTTCGGACTTGACCGGCGCCTGTGCCACTATCAATATAGATTGAAGAATCTGTATAGAAGTCTGTATTTGGTGATATGGCAGAAGAAATGATCGCTGTTGGAGTGACGTTGGCATGTGATGTGGCACCAACCATTAATGTATTTGTATTGAATGCGCCACTAATATTTGTTAATACAACCGCGGTGTTGTTGCCAGATACAACAGTTGCAGTAGATGTGGCGTATGTTGTGGTTGTTGTGCCACCGACTGTCATTGAAGTATTGGCAATGTTATTGGCTTGTGATACCGTTTCACCGGCACTGAATAGGCTATTCGAGTATGGGAAATTTACTGTAATTGTTCCGGCAGATTGGATGGCATATAATTGTGAGTTGCCTCCAATACCAATAGATGTAAAATATCCATTCGTTACGGCAACATAATTCGACCCGCCTGATGAAATAGTAATGACATCTATAGATCCATTGGCTGCATATTTTGCGACGTTTGCATTTGGTGTCAAAGGAAAATAAGTGGCTGTGGCAAACTTATTGTATGTTGAGTCAGGTATTCCATACATGTATTTCCATTGATACCCGTCTGCGGTCGAATAGTATTCATCCGACTCTGACGTTTCACTGAGTTTTGGTTGGTATATTGATGCTGCATTGGCGTTGTTATTAAGGCACTTGAACACATTATAATAACCATTTTCGTGAGTCATTACATAATATTTCTTTGAGTACAACAGAATATCTTGGTCATCGAATTGAGCGATTGTTGTATCACCCGATACCCATGGATAATAATTGACCATTGGCAAGAAATCAGACGAACTGACAATTTTACCAAAAATCATTTCGTCGAATATTTGATATTGATTGAGATGAACAGACGCATCGACATTATCGGGCACCAAATCATTAACAGACCATGGCAAAGGACGACCAGCAAACATGTATAGTACACCATTATTAATTGCGTTAGAGAACGCATTATAACCTTGGGTTACGTTACTATAGATGATTGTATTCGATAAAACAGCCATATTGGTTCCTATTATATGTCATGTGTTATTTAGAGTGGAATTATAACAGCATACCCACTGTTGTTAGCATACTGGAAATCCAAATATGCTGGATAATTAGAAAGATAAACAGATGCACCAGGCGCGGTTGCTATACCTGTAATGGTTGAGCCAGTTACAACATTGCCAAACAATTGTGTGCCTGATACGTGGACCAATTTCTTTAGAATGTCTGCATATCTATCAAGGCTCTTGGATGACCTGATTTCATACGAATATTCTTGATAATATTTGTTGTCATGTATATATTTGTCTGAGTTAAGTTTGCCTCTGTTATCTGTCCAATAACCTGCGCCGACACCTTGTTTTTGTATTAATGCATTACCTTGGATCAATTGAGCATTCGTATTAGTAACGCCATATAGTGTAAGGTCAGAATACTGTGACCAATAGCTTGTTGATATGTCAGGAGATGAAGTAGTATAAGGCACTGATTGTAAGGCAACATAATACTTGCCATTGTACAATACCCGGTCATTTGCATTATATGTTATGTTTGGTGACCATGTTCTAGTTGTTTGATCATATCCATAGCCTGATGTATAAATTTGAACCGCGGTTGCAATTCCTGTTGAGGTGGTTACGTTAGCCGACACTACACCATTGTTGCCCATTAGAGGTGAAGTTGGGTCTTGATTAACAGAGATAATATTCGCTGAAGCGGCAGTATTTGAATCTGTAATGGCAACACCAGGAATAAAAGCAGTATTGAATAATACACGTTGCACATATAGCGAAGTACTATTGGCTGATATCACTTTGCCCTTTTGGAATACAGATACGGGCACCGACAGTGTAGAGATGGTTGAAGTTATATTTGCTGTGAACTTGGTGGCCAACCCATACACTGCCGATGTGTTTGAAAATGTATTGATTATATTTGTGATGGTGTAAGTAGATCCGCTTATACCAGCGATAGTACCATATGCATTGGTCGATGGTTGATAAATGGCTTCACCATTAGCAAAAGTAGAACCATAAGAAAATTGAATGCTATTTGCTACAACATTGGCGGCACTGTTAGAAGTAAGTGTGAGTGACGTATTATTTGCAATTGCAGCAACTGTTCCCAATAATGTGTTGGCACCATAAATCAAATATCCCGAAGCAATATTGGCCACAAACGTTGTGTTTACGCCAGTGACCACGTTGGTTGCACTGTTTGCAGTAATGGTACCATTGGAGGTCGTTCCTGTAGCTGTACCTAACGAAAATGATACACCGGTCAACCCTAATTGTTGTTGCAAAGTATCGCCTGTATTAAATGTGCCAGTTGAATTGGCGATGGCCATAGTAAAATATCTACGATCATAACCAGCAATCAAATTATCTCTAATCATCACGAAAGGATTGGCATTGTAATTTGACCCAGGGTTGATTCCAGAAATAGAAGCAATAGGGCCCAAATTATAGTTACCTACAGATAATATATCACTCAATGTATTAAACAACCCGGCGCCTGTATTCTTGGCGAATCCATAGCCACCATATCCATATTGGAAAGTAATACCAGAACCATTTGCTAGACTATTTGCAGTCAAACTCAATGATGTATTAGACAATACGGTATTGACAGTACCCAAATATAATCCATTAGCAGCAGCATATAATGCAACCGGAACGATATTATTCTTTGAATATGTAATGTTATTCGACGTAAGCAAATATGATGCATTTGAATTCAATTGTAGGCTTGTTGAATTCGTGACATTGTTTACTGTACCAATGATGGCAGCATTAGACGTTACATATAAGATATAACCTGGGAATATATTGGTGAATAAGCCTGATGTGCCAGTTACTGTTGTATTGGTGGTGTTACATGAAGCAATACCACCATTGGAGAAATTAAGCGCGGCAAGTTCTGCAATAAAGGATGTGCCTGTCCCAGTGACCGTTTGGTTAATTGTATTGACTGTAATTGTACCTGTGCCACTAATATGGTTGACGTTTGAGTTTGTACCATCTAATTTAATATTCATGAAAGGAATACCAGCACTGTTGTTTGCGCCGGTCATATCGCTGAATAGAGGCAAGGTTTCTACTGTATTCAATGAACCTACAGAAAATGTGGCGCCTGAACCGGTCGATATAGTGGCCAAATTGGCTACAGTATTGGTCGATTGTCCGACTAATTGCCCACCAACAATGAATGTATTAGATAGAACACATAGACCAAGGGCGCCTGTTGTATTAGATGACGTATTAGAACCAATCAATAATCCAGAAGCAGATATATCATATGTGTTGCCGGCAGTCTGGGCATTAGATGTAGCAATACCAGTTAATGTAATATAAGCCGTGGCCGAATTCGAAAATGATCCATTGACCACTGAAATTACAACTGTTCCGTTTGTATTACTAGTCTTATTACTAGTAACGATATAACCATTGCCTGATACTGTGTTGTTTGCATAATAACTGGTTACATTGGCACCAACGGCAAATGCATTGCCTGTTAGACCTGAGGCGGAAATATATTGAAATGTTGCCAAAGGTTGTTTGATTGTTTCGATCGTCGTGAATGTTTGTACCGCCGCATTTGAATTGGTCAAACCTGAATAAAACAGTACTGTGTTTGAAACATAAACATTGGCTGATGTAGTATAACCTGACCCACCTGATTGCAAAGTAAACGAAACTTTACCTGTGCCATCAACTACAGAGATTACTTTTGCTGTTCCGTATAATCCACTTGATTGATTGATGGTATTAGAATAGATATTGAAAATGTCACCGACTTTATTATTTGCACCACCATTTGTGATGTTAATGTTGGTCAATGATCCGGTAATACGAGGTGCATTAGTCAATAGATTATCGTCTGTGATTTGTTCGCCTGTTTGAAAGTTACCAGAAATATCGCTGATGTATATTACATTGATGAACTTTCCGCCGGCTCTCTTTTGTGTAACTGATTCGACGAAAGCAGTAGCACCAGAAATAACACCACGAATTTGTTTATTCACAAATGTTTTGGTCCTGTCTATTGAATCAACTTCCAAATAATATGGAATCACCCAATTGCCATCTGATGCCCTTAATATGTCATCTTTGGGTGTATATATTTTGATATCTTCATTATACAACAATTTAAATAGTAATTGTACAGATTGATTACTACCTTTAGATTTATAAAGGTCTTGTATATGTTTTAACAGATGAACATTATTGGCCGAAACTAATGCAGGAACACCAGACAAGAATTCTTTTCGGAAATTATCCGTGAATGTATTGATAGTATTGTCAACGTCTTTATAGTTTAATAGATTTCGCGATGCATTTTCGGCGTAACCTGATTGTTCCATCCATTCATAATAAGCTTTCACGAAAGCAATGAAATTGGTGCCTTCTTGTCTGTAAAATTCAGGAAATTGTTCTAGGAGTAATGGAGAAATGCGTTGTTCAATATTATAAGTCATCTATTAGACTCTCACGCTCGTTGCATTGACTGTCGTATCTTCTGGTAGTATTTCTATGATGGTATTGTTATAACAAGTAAAATCTTGCTCAACTGATGTACCATATATTTTGATACCAGAACCAACATACGCGGATACATTTAAATTGGTAATAGTGATATCGCCTGTTGTGTAATTAATCGTACCGATATTATTGGTGACGATAACTTTGCTTCCGTTGGTGATTGTAATTACATCTAGATTACCAGTTCCGTCGTCCGCCAAATAACAGGTGATGGAATTACTACCATAAGTGAATGAAGTACTATCGATTGTATTTGGCACAACCGAATTTTGGAAAGACAATGCATATGAGATGTTAGTATTCAATATAGGTACAATTTTTTTAATCATTTTCAATTGGGTATTAGTGCCGACAATACTAGAGTCTGTATTGTCGATTGCTGCCACTAATTGGCTATATCTCATAGTGATATTAAAATCATCAAGATTCGTATAATTAAAATTGGCAATTGTATTGTATACCGAAGATGAAATGTCAGACGTTGATGATGTAGTGTCATTGATATTGTATTTGATAGATGTATTAACACCAACATATGTGTAATCTGGACTCACAAACACAGGCACAATACTCAATAACATTTTACTTTTGATAAATGAAGTGAATTCGTTTGCTTTGGTAGAAGGCAGACCATTGACATTCTTTAAATCAACTGCTATAATAACTTTGCCGTATTGGGGAGGGGACAGAGTTTCTCCGCCATATACGTGAACTGCTCTTATCTCTGAATAATTTTCCATAAGAATATTTTTATAGTCATCGACGGTGACCGCCCGCTCTTGTGTTTGGTAATGTCTGGGTGCTCGAAATTTAATACTGTCGATAGTCTCGGCCACATCCCCACCAGATGCAGGCGAAGTCACATTGATATAATAGTTCGAATACCCACCCAAGTAAGTGCCTGTTGGTTTAAATGAGTTGGCGCCATTTGGACCTGTGCCAGAAGATGCACGATAGGTCACATTGATGATATTTCCATTAATAGGAGTTGCACCAAATACACCGTCACCAAATAGAATTTGATATTGACCATTTTGTGCGCCTTGCAAGAAATATACCTTGGAATTTGCACTGACACCCAATAATGAAGACGCATAAGCATATTGAGTATTTGTGGTCGAACTGGATGAATCCTGGACTGTTACCGTAATACTATCTGTATCCACAGAAGCGTTAGATATAACAAAGCTTTGATTGTTTCCTGTTACCACAAACTTTTCAGTCACCAAATTACCTTCAAACAAAGACACACCAGTTGCAGTATATGTGCCATTTGATGTGATAATTAAAGGCGAAGGCAAAGAAAAGTTATATACTTTATTGTCAACCGAAGTTACAAATGAAGTACCCGAAGGCAATATAATTTGAGAAGGATAATTTCCAAATGCATCGGCTGTTGGTACGATAGTAATGTCAACAATTGCCTCGGCTGATTTATACGAACGTGGCAAATAGTTCAATTCTTTGGCATGACTAACCGCAGAGTCATATGTCTGGCATGAATCCAAAAACATTTCACTAATGGCCATGTTGGTCAAGAAACTATTTTGCCATGTATTATAAGATAAAATATCCAACAATACATTGATATTCGATCCTTCGAAATTATAATCTTTGAATACACTCTGAGATTTCAAATATGAGATAAATGAGGCCTTGATATCAGAAAAGTCTTGGCCGCTTACAAACAATGCTGAATTAGAAGCCATCTTATCTTACTCTTTCTAGTTGGACCGTAATTGTCTGTGGGTTCGGTTGGTTTTTTGTCGCAAATGTAATGGTCGCAGTATATAGATTATTATCCACGTCTGAAGACACATCAACTGAAATCAAGTCGGCCCTAGGCTCATAATTTTCAATAGCATTTGTAATTTGGTTTTTAAGTTGGATTTCTAGAAATGGTGAAAAATTTTCAAACAAAAGACTACGCAAGTTTGCCCCGAATCTTGGTTCAAATAGTCTTTCGTAATATGAAGTCCGCAGAATGTTACGGATAGATTGGCTGACTGCCGATTCATTTGTTTTTCTGACGAGATCGCCCCGAATTGGGTGAAAATCCAAATTATCAAAAAAATCCGAATAGATTTCAGGTTGAACATTCAACTCAGTGAAATTGGAAGCCATAGTTTTTCCTTATCAATATATTGATAAACTATTTATGGCGGCCATAAAAAAAGACCTGCCGAAGCAGGTCTTAGTTATTATAGCAATTCGTCGGGGTGCGCCATCAGATGGCGGGACAAGTATTATTGTGGTATATATTAGTCGTCCACGACATTAAACTTAAACTTGATGCCTTGTTCGGGACTCATATACCACTTGAGAAATACGACGGCCAACCAAGTTTGCCAATTGATTGGAATAGAAAGACCGAATAGAAAGTTGACTGTCGCGATTGCAAAAATTGGCATTGCAATAAAAAGCAATACACCAACAATGAACAATCCAAACAATCCAACTGGATCGGTTACTGTGAACTTATTCTTCATGTTTTTAATCCTTAATCTTGTGAAAATCTACACTTTCGCTGTAATAACCATTACTTGAGCCATACCAACGAATAGTCACGGAACCTTTAATTGTCCTAAAATTATAGAAAGTCCAGGTTTGAGATTCATAGTCAGCCGTTTCCTGATTGTCAGTCGCTCCATGATTGGAGTCTTCTCGGGCTTCCAGAATAGGAGTACCGACGAGGTCTTCAAGGTCACCAATGATATCTTCAACATATACATGTTCACAACAATCTTGATCATGATACATCGCATATCTGGTGCCATCATCAAGTGTGAAGATGATTTCATCATTATCCTTATTGACAACAGAGGTCAGTGTCTTACCAATGAGTTCGGACAATGAACCCATATCGAAACAATCATAATTATATCCACGCATGTTTAATCCTTATCATCTAACAAAATACAGAGGAAGCCAATGACCCAGGCCCAGAGAGGAGCATGATATGCCCATGCCATACAAAATCCAAATATGGCCAACATTAAGTTTTGCCTTCTGTCGAAGGTCGACAAATCGTCGAAAGTCGCCACAGTTTGCCTTTATATCCACATGGTGCGAAAAATGATTTCTTTGATCTTTCTTCTCTACACATTGGCCAATTTGGTTTACCTTCATGACCATTAGCTAATGACCAGGGATATGTAGCAACAACTTTAGGATTTGTACACGCATTAACATCACTCCAAATACTATTGTTGGGGTGTTCTGACCACTTACAATGCATACATAAAGCGGGGAAAGGTTTATTGTTATTTTTTACCATTCTTCTTCCTCAAATTCAAATGACTCATCAGAGTTACGTTCTAGAATATAAATGTCACCAAAGTTTCTATCGAACACTTCAATCAAGTTTTCATAATCACCTGATTTCATTTCTTCTAGCATGGAAGAAATTTGTTCTTTAGACCAATTCAACTGTCTTGCTGTCGATTGAGCAACACCCATTAGAGCAAATGCATTGCCGGCAGGACCATCAAGATCAATTACACGTTGCCGATCGGCTGTTTTGTTGCGAATAGTCATGGTACGCTCCCAGTTTCAATTGCGTCATGGACTTTTTGTTTAAACATAGAATGGTCAGTTTCTTCATAAAAAATACTATTCAGAAGAAATGCATGTGTGCCTTGTTGTGTTTTCATTGGTACATGTGGCACTCCTGCCGTCTTCAATGCGTCGTAAATTTCAGAGGCATAATATCTTGGACTAAAAATATCGTGGACGCCGACCTCGCCGCAGCACCCACCAATTTTACCAAGAATGTTTTCGAGAACTACGGCCTCTTCTTCAGAAAGAACAAGCGTAAATTCTTTTACCCTCTTTGGTTTGATGACTTTTACTTCTTCTGCCACAACAATATTTTTTGCAGTAATCTTAGCCATTAGAAAAATTCTCCATTATAAAATTCAAACCCGTCAGCATCAATCCAAGAATTTATTTGCCTGAATTCTTTATTGTGCGACTTAGAGGTTGGCTTTTGATTTTTAGAAACTAAAGCCCAAAAATCATGATCATTTATAACGGTACCATCTTCTGTAAAAATACTTTTGCCAACAAGATGTTCGGCCCATTCTTTGGCAGTTTTGAATTTTTCACCTTGGAAAAGGAACTTCCATCCGAAAGAAGACTTGCCGATATGAGTGTTGGGCTTTGTAACGTGACCGCAGCACTCACACGAATGGCTATCATGAAGATAATAATTAGTGCCCATTATATTCTTTCATTTTTCCTGTCTGATTGCTCATCATAATCCTACCTTACAGGTATCCGTGACAATGGCAACCAGTTATCAGCAAGCGCGGTCACCGGAAACGATTTTCAGGGCGTGGGCCCAGCCTACACGAAACCCATGGTCATATGCTCGGAGTTCTTCTTCCCGGGACTCTTTTAGCAAAACCTTATAATCCTCAATTTCAAAAGCTTGGTCGGCAATTATGCTTTTTTGTTCTTCAATCTTACCTTCAGCATTCAGCCAAGCTTGTTCAAGTTCGGCAATCTTTGCTTTCAGGTCAGCAATTTCGTTTTCCAACCCACTTTCGCGAGAATAGTTAAAAATTATAGTTTTCATAATCAATAAACCCTTTCGTGTTCCAGAACATGACGAATGATACGTTTAGCCTTCAATTCATATGGCTCACGTTCCGATTGTTTTACCTCATGATATCGAACAAACGGATGCTCAGACGCCCATAGGACCCGAGCAACAATTTCAAATTCAGTAAGTTTTCGATCACTAGTAAAAAGAGTATTCATGATCAGGCTGCCTTATAACGTTGATTGTTGCAAATATCCGTGATGTATTGATTATACCCGTTGGGATCGACGCTATATCCACCAGCCTTAAGCCACTTTTTAATGTGAGGCAAAAGATATCCACGGATTTCCAAAATCTTCAACGGAGGAACACCAGCGTCAATCTGGGCAAAATATTCTTCAACCGTGAAATTCTTGATAAGAAAAGTCACGAAAGAGGCGGCACCAGATCGGCCGTCCTTGAACCTTGCCACAAACTTACGGTCGGTGTGAGGCGTCATATGACCAAGAGGTGCATACATGATATATCCACCGGCATTCAGAAGGGTGTCTTTGGTGAAAGCGGCCATTCGTTTTCTCTCTCTTTGCTACATTTACCAATCTAAAGGAGGCGGTGGAGAAGGCAACCAAAAATCGACAGAAAAATAATTTAATTTCATGGCGGATTTTGGTTGCCAAAGCGGCCGGGGATGGTTATAATCAGGTGTCGTTTTGAAATTAATGGATGGTAACCGATAAAAATAATTATGGCAAAATATCATTTTAGTGGTTGCCACTGCCTCCATATCATATATTATGGAAAATATTAAACGAGGTAACGAATGACCGAAGTCCGAAAATTGAGACAGGACGTTTTTATACGGGTCTGCAAAGATTCCGGTTACCGTATGGACCATATCCAAGCGGCTTCCATAGCTGCCGGCGTAGCTCAGTGTCATCCGTTAGACATATGGAAGCCGCTTGGGGTCGATAACATGGAAAAAATTGCAACAGGCAATCACCCAATTTGCAAAAAATAATGGTTGCCATTGGCCCCATATCGGTTATTATGGAAAATGTACCAAGGAGATCAACATGACAACCAAGACCTATTACCATATTGTTATGCATGATGTTATTGACGATTTTGGCGAACCCAAAACTTTCGATATTGAATATTTTATAGATATCTATGAAGTTGTAGATGATTGGTCTTCATCCAATTACGAAGTCTATAAAATAATTGTCGAAAAACTTAACATGCAGGATTATTGATCATGAAAAATCTTCGGCCAGTCACAGTTTCCTTGTTTGTCGAACCAGCTAAAACATGGGGTAATCCGCCATGGTGCGAGCGTCGGCATATTCTTACTGAATATACAGATATGCCTGTGTATCCTCATGGCAAATACACCGAATATCTTGAAGTAAGTAAGAACATATCTTCTGTTATTGTTTCATCTGGCCGCGAATCCACTATTATTATTCATCCCGAAACTATTCCCATGCTGATCAAAGAACTTCGGCGCGTCTATAAACAATTTGAAAAAGAATCATAAATTTGGTTGCCATCGGCACCAAACATGATATGATGAATTATCAAAACGAAAGAGGAAGTTATCTGATGACTAACATGAGCAATGACGAATACCGCGATCATATGGAATGCCCAATGGAAAGTCTTGCTTTCGTATTGGATGGCATGGGTGTTACAGAAGCAATGTCAGACGCTGAACTAGTTGAATTCGCAACCAAGAAGCTTAAGACTTTGTATAAGATGCTTTTGGCTTCTGGTATGCAAGAAGGCCTGCTTAAAACCATTATGTCGGAATAACTAATGAAACTCAAATTCATATTGATGTATCCGGATCAACCTATATCAACATTATTCATATTTGGATATATTGGCGACGATTGGGTAATTAGAGAAGACATCCGTATTAAAACAATAGATTTTGAAACCCAAAAGAAACATCCAGCTATATGGCATAAAATTATATCTTGTTGGATGTATGTCAATGAACAGAAATTTTTGAACGAAGAAAAGGAAAGTTGAATGACCAATCTCGACGTAACTAAACCTTACAATGGCAAAATTTATATTCGTGAAAAGATCGAATGTCCGACGATTGTTCGGGGTCAGGAAACATTAGGTTACTTTTGTCTGGTAGAATTTGTCGATCATCCATATTTTTATAATGATCGCGGCAACATTTCTGCTGTAGTTGCCGTAGAAGGCAACGAACTCGAAACGGTGAATTCACGATATACCGTAATCAACGAAAATTTTGAGGAACTTTTGTAATGCATTCCCAACTAATGACACAACAACGTGAAGTACTTCAACAAGAACTTGATCGGGCTCGTGTTGAATCTGAAAAGCTTAGGATCCTCGCCGAGGCTCTTGATAAGAAGCGGACCCGGAGTTTCAACAGAGTTGATAAGCTTCGGACTAAAGTAGAATCTCTTAGTTATTTTGGTATTGAAGATTTTTTTGCTTTAGGTTCTCTCTGTACTTATCAAATGCAGAAAGATTTTTTCAAACTTGGTCCGTTTCAAATGATGTCAGGTATGATTCCTAGCACAAAGCAAAGGTGCCTGAATTTGCAAATTAACGCCAACTGGAATCATCTTGTACTTGTCCAAGTGGCACTTATGCTTGATACACTGATGGAACATGTTAAGCCCATCGACGATCCGGCACAAGAAATTAGTCATGGCAAGAAATATTTGGATATCAACACTGATGATCTATCGGAATCTGGATGTGTTTATGCATTACAGGCGTCTGATGGTCTTTGGACATTGATGATCGATGTGTATCGACGTCCGAATGTAATCAAGTCCGATATGACAACTATTGAAATGCTTATGTACATGCAGCATAACGGGCATACCTACAAATATGCGCAGTTTAAGCATGGATTTGGATTTGGAGGTTTCATTGACTAAGTATCGCATCAAGACAGATTTGAATTTTCACTATATTGTACAGAAGAAGTTTTTGTTCTTTTGGATGCGAGCAAAAGAACCTTTTTTCTTTATTGGTGGATATTATGATAAGTACGCTTCATTCGATCAATATCGCAAAGCCAAAGAATATATAGAAGAAAAAATAAGAGAAGAAGAGCGGACCCGGCGCAAAAAAGAAGAATACAAGAAAGCCAAGCGTTCATTTGTGACAAAGTACTTTTATCCTCCATTGCCTGACAAGGAACCAATGTAATGGATCTTGAAGTTGCATATAGAATGGGCCGCGAAGACTGTTTTCTTGCTGAAATTGGTGGTTTTGTGGCAGTAAATCCATTTGAACCAGATACCGAAGAATGGCAGGAATGGGAAAAGGGCTTTTATGATGCCCAATGGGACCACTTCCAACTCTAAAAGTTTTTTAAAAAATTGGTTGCCATTCCTGGTGGTTACCTTATTATGGAAAATGAAGCCAAGGAAAAAACCGAATGTCTGAGAAATGTCCGTCAGCTATTTTGCGCCGCTGGAACATCGACGGGTCAATTACCCTTTCGAGCCGCGGTAAGACGCTCATGAAATTTAAGGGCGCGGATGTGTCGGAACAATCCGAACATTTCATCAAGGGCTGGTTCGGCAATCATCCTCGCCGCGTCCGGACGGTTATCACAGAATCTCAAGTTTTGAAAAGGAATGGATTGTATGACTGATCAAACCAAAGAAGAACTGTTAGACGCCATCGTAATTCTCAAACAAGAAAAGCAAAATCTTAAGATTACAGTTGCTATGCTCGAAACCGATGCGCGCCGGCAAGAAAACAGGGCAAACGAATTCAAAGCCGAACTTGATATCAAGTCGGCCAGAGTAAAAGAACTCGAAAAAATGTTAATCCCATTTATTGAATGGGGCGTAACAAAAGCAAACTTGATCGACCATCAAGTAACATTCATAAGGAAACCAACATGACGGAAATAGAAGTCTATGACATTACTCGTAACGGCAAGCTTGTGGCTTGCGTCCCTGTGGCTCAGGTCAACGAATATGGTGCCATTAGCACCCTTGCTCCGTTTCTGTCCGAGCGTGACCGGCGCTGTCTGGAGCGCGGTGAAGTCAGGCGGCTAGCCAATTATGCTATCGCATACCCTCGCGACTCCAGGGGTCGGTATCTCGAAGGATATTTTTTCCAAAATTATTTCATGAAAGTGGGTTGACACCACCTCCAGTTAGCCTATTATGGAAAATGTAGAGAGCAACAGAGAGACAGAGCAATGACCACTTTCGAAACCCTTCAAGCCGAAATGGCCGCCGCCCTTGATGCTTACAAGGCGCACCTGACCGAGGACTATGCGGCATGGGATCGTAAGTCTCCTTATTCCAAGGAAGGCCGTGCCGAAGCTTGGGGTGCCAAGATTAGCTTCCAAAAGGGTCAAAAGTTTATCAAGGTTGTTGAAGGCAGCCGAGTCCATTCTTTTATCGTTATTGTTCCTTTTGGTTCTTTTAAGTATGGTGATATCCTGAAGGCAGCATCCTGGGCCGCTCCTGCTAAAAATTTCGCGCGAGGCAATGTAATCGACCGCGATTTTGCCAAGACCCGTTGGACTGGGTGCTGATTATGTCTGGGTTCGACATATGGTATGACGAAAAATTCGCTGGCGTAGGCCTTGACAGAGACGGCAGGCAACTTGTGCTTAAAGGTCTTTTAAGAGAGGCCTGGAATGCAGGTTGGCAAAAAGGATATGACCAAGGAAAATATGACCCAGATTTCGAAAATGATGACGAAATTTAGAAAATAATGGTTGCCTTTCCGGCCACCTCCTCTAGATTGGTAAATGTAGCGAGTGACGAGGTGTCACCGCCTTGGAGATTCCAAAGATGGCTAAGGCCCGTAAGACCGTTGACGTTGCATCTATCGTCTCTTTCGCCAATACGGTGTTGAAGTGCTCGAATGACAAGGATTTTCCTACTTACAATACGGCCGTTCTTTATCGTTCGGCAATCATGACCATGACCGAAAATCTACTGATGGAAGCTGGCGCATACAAAGGATTCCGGTATTTGACTGTCGATGATATCGGGTTTGATATGTGGGTTGCTCGCCCCGGAATGAATACGGATGCAAATGGCGAAATGATCGAAAATATCGATGCCCGATATACTAACACCGATTCGACCCGCGTACAATATTTCCAATAGGAGAATTTAAATGTATTTGGTTTATCGTGCTTATTACGGCGGCGGTGATTACATCGAATTTGAAGTATGTACAAGCTGTGGCCGGGTCCAAGACTTCATTGCACTATCACCGGATCATATTACCGAAAGTTTTTCAGAAGCATGACTAAGATTTTTGTTGAAGTACTGTCACTGATTTCTATTGCTGTTGTTTCAGCGGCCGCTCTAATTCTCATTGGACTTGCCCAAAATGTTTAAAGATTTTGATAACAGCAATAGTAAATCTTGGGGTCCTCTTGCTGGCATGAAAAAGGAAGAATTGATGCGGGTCCTGACCAGATCGAATAGTAAATCTGCCATCAAAGTATTGTCTAAAAACAAGGCATATAAAGTAACCCCCATCCGAACATTTACGTTTGAGCAAACTGGCGATACTTTTACTATCATGGCCGAAAGTGAATCTATGGCCCATTACATGGCCGACCAAGAATACGGTCGTTATAAATTTTCAGAATTTAATTTTGACGTGGCCACGGCGCCTAAGGTGACGGATCGATATAAAATCACTCGGGCATAAAAAAAGTGGTTGCCTCTCCGGCCAGATAGCCTATTATGGAAAATGTAGCGAAGAGAGAGAGAAACAAGTGACCAACCCGATCATTTTCGACCTGACCAAGCTGGCTCCCGTGATCCGCGATCAAATCGAAAACGGCAAATACCGTGACTGGTTCACTCGTAAACCCACCAAGCTCCTCGGCATGGATGGCGATGCTAAGACGATTAAGGGCAATAAGAAAGGCTTTAAGACTGCCATTCTTTATCTCGCCCCGGCCAATATCTCTGGCGAGCAACTTTGCCCGCTGGCTAAGCTTGCACAATGCGAGGCTCCTTGCTTGTTTACTGCCGGCCGCGGGGCAATGTCTACCGTTATGCTTTCGCGTCTTTGGAAGACCCTTTTCTTCCAACAATATCAGGAAGAATTCATGTCCATGCTGGCAAAAGAAATTAAGTCTTATGAAGCTAAGGCTATCAAGGAAGACTTTGACCTGCTGGTCCGTCTGAATGGTACTTCTGATATCCGATGGGAAAACTATGGTATCATTCAAGCATTCCCGAATGTGACCTTTTATGATTACAGCAAGCTTATTAATCGTAAGAATATTCCTTCAAACTATGACCTGACCTTCTCGTATTCAGGAGTATCTGGATTTTCCGCCTTCAATCAAAAGGCAGTTGAAGCTGGTATGCGGATCGCCGTTGTTTTTGACTCCAGGAAGACGGTGGAGCATTATATGGAGACAGGCTTCATGGGACTGCAAACGGTCGACGGCGACGACACGGACATTCGCCATCTCGACCCTCATGGCGCCGTGGTCGCCCTTTACGCCAAGGGCAAGGCCAAGCGCGATACCAGCGGGTTCGTCGTCCGCATGGCGGCATAATTTTTCACTTTTCTGGTTGCCTTCTCCTGCAACTCCTCTAGATTGGTAAATGTAGCGCGGCAATGACGCCGCAGAAAAAAGGAAAATCTCTTATGGGTACCCATGCTTCTATCGCTATTGAACGCGAAGACGGTACGATCCTCGCCTCTTATGTCCATTATGATGGCTACATCCGTCACACCGGAAGAATGCTGACGCAATATTATGCCAGCGAACAATTGGCAGAAAAGTTGGTGTCTCTCGGTAATCTATCTTTCCTTGACCGGTCTTGCGAAGGACAAGAAGGACACTCGTTCGAGTCTCCTGTCCCTGGCGAAACTATTGTTTACGGTCGCGACCGTGGCGAAACTGGCCAAGAACCAAAGTTTTATGATAGTTTCGACGAATATCTGGCCATGGTTGGTCAAGAATTCGGGTCGAGCTATAACTATCTATTCATGGACGGTCAATGGATTGTGTTCAACCGCCATGGTGAAGCCGCACAGAATGTCGAAGCCGCGGTAGAATCCGCGCAAACCAAGACTAACGAAAAGGAAAATGTCTAATGAATTATAATTTTCCTGTCCCAGAACTGGACATGGTTTTAATTGCTATTTTTGCCCTAGTATCATTTTTCTTATCTATGGTGGGATCTTTGATCCGAATTCTCGAAACATTCCAAGAATCACTCAAAAATGAACCAAAGACTCCAATTAATTATTTCTTTCGCATCGTTTTTAATGTTATTGCAGTAATCGGATGTTATACTCTAATGGTTGATTCCTTCCGTATATTGTTCGTTATTTTGGGCGCACATATAAATATTAAGTAACATACGGCCGTTTAGCTCAGTGGTAGAGCAATGTGTTGATAACGCATTGGTCAGTGGTTCGAATCCATTAGCGGCTACCAGAATTAGGTAAGGAAAGTCTTAAGCTAGAACCCGAAATTGCGCAAAAATAGGGGATAAACTTAAGAGCCGGAGTCGCGACCCGCAAAAGGAGAATGGGCACCAGTGTTCCTGGAGATACCTCACCTGCCTAATACTATATAATAGACAAGATTTATTGGACAATAGCTCAGCCGGTAGAGCGTCGTGCTGTTAACACGAATGTCCCAGGTTCGAACCCTGGTTGTCCAGCCATTTTTATATTGACTCGGATGTATTATGAAAAAATTATTCATACGGCATATCTTATTTTCAGAATTTGAAAAGACTATGGATGAAGTGTCTAATAATGATAAACTTCGGAATGCTGGATACGTCCAAGTCACATTTACTAATAATGGATATCTTATAGAAATATGGCAATATGATTTGCCATCAGGAAGGTAAAGGTTCGATTCCTTTTCGCTGGCCGAGACTTGGTAGAATGTAGGTTCAAATCCTGCTATATCCATTGGATATATTATACTCATTTGGGCAATGAGTGGCCAATTATTTACTAAATAATTATAGTACATGAGTATAGTTCAACGGTAGAACGCCAGCCTCCAAATCTGGATATGTGGGTTCGATTCCTACTGCTTATGCCATTTAGTAAATAAAAAGGATTCTTATTATGAATTTAACACAACTTATTACCTTCCTAGAAGGCAAAAAGACTTATATCACGGCTTTTGTTACTTTTGCTTTGGCTATTGCTCAAGCTTCTGGTTACACCGTGCCTGAATACGTCTATGCGGCTCTAGGTGCCGTTGGTATTGCTACCATTCGACATGGCATTTCTACCTCGGCCATCGCTGTTGTGGATGCAACTACACCAGACGACACGCCGGCACCCACGGCAACAAAATAAAAATAAAAAGAGCCCGGTGGTTGCCAAACACCGGGTTTTCTTTTATATTGAATTATGGTTAATTGGCAAAAGAAAAATGTTTAGAAAACGAAATGACGTCAAAAGACGATTGGCGCGCGAAGAATATGAACGCGAATTCGTTAAGAATGAACAACTGAAAAAAATGAAGGCCGAAGCCAAGCGCATTTCGGTTACAGACGCTGTTTTATATGCAGCCGACAAAAACAAAACCGAACTTATGCTGACGCCTTTTATCCCTTTTAGGACGCTCCAGAGAATGCTGGGGCTAATTTGGATGAGCGGCTGTTGGATGGGTTTGGCCATCATGTTCGCGTCCTGGGGTGGTTTGGGATGGTCATTCGTTTGTTTTTGTATGATGGCCCTATCGATATTTTTCCTGATTTGCGCCATGCTTTCATATCTTGACGCATAATTTTTAAAAAAACTGGTTGCCATTCCTGTTGGTTCCGATATTATGGAAAATGTAAAGAGCAACAAAGGCAAGGAGAAAACGTAATGGCGTCTGGTAACTTCATTGCAAAGTATTGCGGTCGGGTAAATCGACCCAAAGTGATTACCCCTAAAAAGGGTAAAGGTTCTTTTAAGAGGATTAAAGCATAATGACCCTGCATATCAAGCAAATTCTTCATATCGACGTTACGGATACTGCCGATCAATGGGAATTGTTCACTGAAGACCATTTTGCGGAAGTTGCTGCAAATGGTCTTAATCGGGCCCTTGAAATGTATGTTAATCAAGGCATGAAAAAAGACCGGGTACGTGAAATGATGCATATTATGATGGCTAATTATGCAAAGGTCGGGGCGAACGATTCAGAACCCCGGGCCCACCTTGAATTCCTGCTAAATAAAATTTTTGGAAATTAATGGTTGCCATCCTCTCCAATTCCTTCATTATAAAAAATGTAGCGAAACGAAAGGAACTGACATGACCACTGTGACTCGCGATTCCTTGGCCCAATTGGTCGCCCGTGAAGATATCCGAATCCACGTTATCGGCCGCGCTCTTAAGGTTCTCATGGACCGACAAACTGCCGACGAAAGAGTGTCCAACACGACCAACCATCAAAACAACCGTGGATTCGCTTCCTGTGACGCGAAACAAGGCACCTTGACCGCCAAGACATATATCAAGCGAGGGACGCTCCTGGACTTCCAGGTCGAATTTTGGACCAAGCCCATGAAGAATGGTTATCCTCGCATATGCAAATACCATGCCCAATTAAATGAGGCGGCCGAGCAAAAAAAGGCTTGACACCTCGGCTGGTTGGGTTATTATGGAAAATGTAGAGAGCAAAGGGAACCGATATGCAAATCGTGCTTGAAAACCAAGAGATCGTTACCGTCCTCGCCCCCGCCGATCATCCGGATTATGCCTATCATACTTCGGGTCTTGTTTATGTTTTCCAAGATGGAACTGATATGTGGTCGGCTGATCCAATGACCGCAGCCGAACTGTATGAACATAAATCAATGGTCGACATTATGGCTAGTATGCCTGAATATGATCAAGACGATTACGAAGAATATTATACGCTCGGTGCGCCTCGGGTAGCTTTATAGGAATAAAAAAATGAAAATGTATTGGGTTTTGGCATATTATGATTATTATCCCGATGTGGATAATTACAAGGCTTCCTTTATGACTAGAGAAGAAGCCTTGGAATATATTGTCAATGAAAGAAATAAAGGCGGTTCATACGACAAATATGAAGTAATCGATATTTCTGATCGACTATATGAAAGGAATTGAGATGGTTTGGCTTTTGATTTATTATTTTAGTATTAGTCCTTACGCCACAGGACTAAGAAATCCTGTACAAATGCCACATGAGTTTACATCAAAGGCAGAATGTGAAAGGGCCGCGCAAATAATTAACAATGATAGTCCTTCGAGTGGTACTGCATCTCTAGAACATCTTTGTTTAGGTGTCACTCACTCACACTAATTCTACAATAAAGGAAAACAAAATGCATCGTCAATATTTTGAATGGAAAGACGTCTCAAAAAAAGTTTGGGGTCCTGTTACTGTCCAACAAGCTGTAGAAGATATTTGTGAATTAACTACTGTTATCGATGATCTAACATCCAAGAATTCACATACTATTTCCATTCGCGGGCATGAATTGTCTGGTAACTATAATGCTATTTCGGCAGTACAAGAATGGGAACGTCAAGCATATGAATCGTATTGCACCATCAAGGAACTAAGGAAAAGGATCGAAGAACTCGAAAATAATCCTCGGGTAAAACAACTAAAAAGTAAAATCATCGAAATGTCCGTAGAAAATTATTCCCTTCGAAAGCAACTTACCGAAATGGGAACTATGCCATAATTTTTAAAAAAAGTGGTTGCCTTATCCGCTGGTACCTCTAGATTGGTAAATGTAGACAGCAACGGAGATATCCACATGGCTAAGGCAATCGCTTTTTTCACGGGGTACGATTCCACTATGCGCGCGGTTGAGGTCGCCATCCGAGAGGATGGAGTCCAATTCTTCCGTAGCGTTATGCGCACCCGTTGGGGTGCCAGATGGTCGGCCTGGACGTTCGTCCGTCAACCCGTGACTATCACGGAAAACGGAGGTTATTGTGAGTGGGGCTTTAAGACCCTGTATGCTGCGCCTGCGGATAGTTTTGGAAAAATTCGCCTTCCCTCTTAAAAAGTGGTTGCCTTATCGGCCACTTAGCCTATTATGGAAAATGTAGCAAAGAGAGAGAAACAGAAATGACCACGCTCCTGACCCTTTCGCAAATCGCTTCCACCTCCGTCGAGCGCGCCGGACAGGCTCAAGTTTTTAGCGACCTGCACAAGGACGCCCTCGGTTTCCGCCCCCGTGAACGGGCCTGCCTCTTCACCTCGGTCGAAGATTTCGACCAGACTTGGGAATACCTCCAGAAGGAACTGGATGCATCCATCGCTGCGGATGCGGCCTCCGAAAAGATGGCCATTCAGCGGTTCCAAGAACGGGTAGCATTGACTGCCAAAATCGTCATTAATGCGACTAAGGCGGATGCCGTCCGTATGATGGCCGACGCTGACGGTCTGTTGGATGAATTCCGGGCCGGCGATCTGGACTACATCGATTACCATTGGGGTCTTCCTTATGGATTCCTCAAGTCTTTTTTGGAGTCTTAATACATGGAAGAAATTTACGAATTCGAAGAAATTCAATTAACGGCTAATCATATTGTTGATTATATAACCGATCTTAAATATTGTGTTGGATCGACTACTGTCGATGGAAATCTTATGCAGATGTATTATCATCCTGCAAGTCAAGAATTGGACATTTATCGTAATTTCAAGTGGATTGCAACGTTTGACTTTCCAGATCAAGTAAAAAAAGCCGTCGATTATTACAATGATGGAGGATGTAAATGATGACCGAATATGAAATTCAATATTCCGATGAATATGCAGAATATATCATGAGACATAATCATGGAAACCGTATTATTTGCGACGGCGATACTTTGCAAATTGCAATGGAAGATGGGTATTTGTTCGATGAATATCTGGAATCCATCGGATGGCAATCGCAATTCCCCACAGAAAATTTGATCAAAATTTTTTAGCTTTTTGGCTTTTAGCTGTTGCCTTTTAGGCCAGCTCCGTTAGATTGGTGAATGTAGCGAGAGACGCGGTTGTCTCTCCGACCTTTGAAAGAGATTCAAATGCCTAAGGGTGTCCCCGCTGCTGGTTTTCGTAACACCAAGAATGCTTCTATGCGCGTCGAAAAGATCCGCGAAGTCCTGGCTGCCGCAAAGGTTTCGAACGAAACTGATGCCGAAATTGAAGCCAAGCTGGCCGAACGATTTGAAGTCCTGTCGGAACTGACCGACGATGCCGTCAATGGCGTCACCAAGTCCCTGATCGTTTCGGGTCCCGCCGGTCTCGGTAAGTCCTTTACCGTCGAAAAGGCATTGGAACAATATGACCCCGAAGGCCATCGCCATGAAATTATCAAGGGTTATGTCCGTGCGACCGGTCTTTTCCGTTCGCTTTATGAGTTCCGTCATCATGGCAATATTATCGTGTTTGATGATGCCGATACCATTTTCTTTGACGACACTTCACTGAATCTTCTCAAGGCAGCTTGTGATTCTACCGAACGTCGTGTTATTTCTTGGCGCTCTGAGTCCCGCTTCGAAGATGAAGACGGCGGCGTGATCCCCAAGTCTTTCCAATTCAATGGTACCATTATCTTCATTACGAACCATGACATGGATTCCATGATTGATCGCGGTCATAAGCTTGCGCCTCACTTTCAGGCTCTGATCAGCCGTAGCCACTATATTGACCTGGCTATGAAGACCAAGCGTGATTACATCATCCGTATCAAGCAGGTCATCAAGGCTGGTATGCTTCGCGAACAAGGTTACAGTAGTGACCAAGAATCCGATGTGGTTGCATTCATCGATAAGAATGCCGACCAACTTCGGGAACTGTCGCTTCGTATGGCAATCAAGTTGGCTGCCCTTCGGAAGTCTAACGCCGCGTCCTTCCACAAGAAGGCCAAGATCACCTGCTGTAAGAACGGATAAAAATGATTGATTACATGGGTAACCCCCTAGAAAAGGGAGATACAGTTATTTTTATCTCCCCCGGATATAGAGATTTTACAAAAGGTACAATCGTCCGATTTACAAAATGTTATGTTATTGTTTCATATAAGCCACGCAATAGCACATTAGAATACGAAATAAAGCAAACACCTGACCAATTGATAAAGGTTTAAAATAATGACTATGGCAATGCATGTAATGAGTCGACCGGCACGATTTTATGAGCGGGAAATTGTGTTGCGGAGGTATGACAGTCAATGTAAAACTGTTATCGGTCCGTGCATCAGCGGATATGACGGAGTTACGATTAGTGTTTTTGATTCGGACGGCAGCCTGGCCGGCGAGTTATCTTTCGACCGTGACGAAATTCTGCATGTTGCATATGCTATTCTTGACAATTATAATCCTAGCGCATCAACATATAACACTTTACTTGATACCCTTGAAAACGAAGAAAAGGAACCCGACTAATGTCTCGTAAGATGGTAACAGTCCGTAAGATCGATGATGTCCTTCCGATTGAAGGAGCCGACAAGGTCGAACTTCTCCAACTCGGTGGATGGCAGTGTGTATCTGGCAAAGGCAACTTCAAGCGCCACGATTACGCGGTCTATTTTGAAATCGACTCATTTCTACCTATGTCTGATCCTCGTTTTGAGTTCCTTGCTAAGAATGCCATTTCTTATGATGGTATTGTTGGTGCCAGGATCAAGACAATCCGTCTCCGCGGTCAATTGAGTCAAGGCCTTTGTCTGCCTCTTTCAGAATTCCCTGAGATTCCGGAAGATATTTACGGCGAAGATGGTGAACATATTGACTTCGCCGACCTTCTTGGTGTGAAGAAGTGGGAACCTACCATTCCAGCACAACTGGCCGGAAAAGTCAAGGGTAATTTTCCATCTTTTATTCCCAAGACCGACCAAGAACGTGTCCAAAATCTGTGGGGCAAGCTAACAGCGCCTGGCTCGCGGGTATATAAGGGCAATGATAGCGAAGGCAACCCAATTCTGGAGGACGTGCCTGGCAACAAATATGATGACTATACCTACGAAGTTACTGTTAAGCTTGATGGCTCTTCTATGACCATCTATATCGATGCTGATGGAAATTTCGGTGTTTGTTCCCGTAACTTGGATCTTGCCGAAACAGAAGGTAATTCTTTCTGGAATGTAGTACGCCGCGACCAATTGGAAGAAAAGATGCGTAAGCTTTTTGCTTCTTACGGTCCCATGGCAGTACAAGGCGAGTTGATCGGACCTGGAATCCAAGGAAATCATGAAGGCCTCAAGGAACTTGAATTCCGGGTGTTTGATATTTTTGATATCAAGTCTGGAACTTACGTGACTCCGCACCAGCGGTTCATGGTGACTGACCTTTATGGGTTCAAGCGGGTTCCGATTGTTCATAACCATATGGTGTTCGATACTTCACTTGGGCTGGATTATTGGCTTGCTATGGCCTCTGGACCTAGTATGATGGCTAATAGCAGAGAAGGTCTGGTTTTCACCTGCAATGAAGATCCATCTTTCTCTTTCAAGATTATCAGTAATGAATATCTTTTGAAGCATGGTGATCGATGATTTTAAGAAATACTCCTAGGATTGATCTTATGTTTGTCTGGAACTATTGGGCATTTGAGATCACTCCTAGGTTCAATTCTGGCCGCCCCTATACCTCATATAGATTTGGTCCAATTTTTATTAGAAAGTTTTGGAAATGACCGAAGTTAAGACCCGTTATTGGTGTGTATTTTATGTGCCAGGTTTTATGTTTTCTGAGACCAGCTCACTTAAAGTGGATTCTCCTGATTTTAAACCTGCGGCCACGGATTGGCCCCGGAATGCATTCGGCTATTATATCAACTCTCAAACCTATACGGTTGTTGATGGTGTAGAATATAAAGGTGAATTCAAGCAGATTGGACCAAGTTGTTATAAAGGTAACATTTATAATATCGATCAGGTTCGAGAAAGTCTGGCCCGAGGCGAAACAAAGTTTACTCGAACCTGCCTTCAGAATCTTGAATATAACAAAGAATTTTATGATCATGTACTTGAATGTGCTCAAGGTATGGTCCAATTTGACTCTAGACGGGATGTATTGGTCACATGAGATATTATCTAGACTGTGAATTCGATGGATTTGAAGGTAAACTTCTGACGATGGGTATTGCATCCGATGACGGCCGGGGGTTATATTTAATTTATGATACGGTTGCTATTGATCCCTGGGTGCAAAAGAATGTATGTCCGATTATCTATGATCTACCGGAAGATCCTAAAATTAAGTTTATTGGTAATGCATCGGCGCGAGGGGCGGCCGCCATTGCCGAATTCATGGAACATGATTATCAGATCAATATCATCACTGATTGGCCGGATGATATCAAGTATTTTTGCCAATCGATTATTACTGGTCCTGGTCAAATGATCGGACTTCCGTCGTTTTCTATGCATGTTGTTCGCGTAGATGCATATCCAACAGATTTAACCGGTGCAATTCAACACAATGCAATGTGGGATGCACTTGCTCTCAAACACTATATTAATTCTTAATCATTAGGAGAACTACGTGACTTATTTCTTTGCTTCTGGTAATACTTTCCGTGTGGCTCCCAATGAGTCTGTGGATATCCGCAACGAACTTCCTGTTGGTAATTATATTATCAAGGAAGATCCATTCAAGAACTTATATTTGGAAATGATCGATTCTTTTGATCTTCCCAAGAAACTTTATGGTAATACGACGCGGTATGCTGCCCGTATTCTTAATACCTATAATGATAGGTCAACTTCAACTGGCGTAATGTTGTCAGGTGAAAAGGGTTCTGGTAAGACACTTCTGTCCAAGACGGTATCGATTGAGGCGGCCAAGCTTGGTTATCCTACTATTGTTATTAATGATGCATGGTGTGATGATCGATTTAGTCGCCTGATGCAAGATATTGTCCAACCGTGTGTTGTCCTATTCGATGAATTTGAAAAGGTATATGACCAAAAGGAACAAGAATCGATTCTTACATTGTTCGATGGTGTATTCCCGACCAAAAAGTTGTTCATTCTTACTTGTAATGACAAGTACAGAGTTAATGACCACATGAGAAATCGACCAGGTCGTATTTTCTATGCTATCGATTTTAAAGGACTCGAAGAAAAATTCATCCGTGAATACTGCGAAGAAAACCTAGTCAACAAGACTTATATTTCTAAGATTTGTCTGTTCTCTAATATGTTCTCCGAGTTTAACTTCGATATGCTGAAGGCTCTGATTGAAGATATGAATAGATATGACGAATCTCCAGAAGAGGCCATTAAAATTCTTAATACGAAGCCAGATGCCGGCCGAGGAAACGGCAAATATTTCACCGCTGTACTTACTCCTGGAATTAATGTAGAGTCTTCTATTGACGAAATCAAAAAGATGGGCATCGTCACCCAACGGGTACATTGTAATCCAATGATGATTGGATTCTGCATTGAAGTAGACATGGAAGAAAAAGAGTGGTATTTTGAGTTTTCTCCTGGAGATATTGTAGACGCCAACATTAAAGAAGGCAAATTTACTCTTCGCAATCGTGAAGGTGATCACCTTGTGCTTACCAAGGAAGAATCCAAAACATTTGACTATATGAGTTATCTAGTATGAACAGAACCATTATTGTAGACGTTGACGGAACTATTGCGGATGCTTCCGGAAGGAAGCATTGGGTAGCCAGTAAACCAAGAAACTGGAAGGCTTTCTTTGCTGATATCGAAAGCGATCCTCTTATTCTTCCTGTATCGAAGGTAATCGAAGCATTGTCAGAAACTGGCATTTATGATTTGGTTATTTGCACAGGCAGGGCAGAAGAATACAAGCCTGCTACTTTGCGATGGCTACACCGACATTTTCCTGATGTACATTTTTCTGCTTATTACTTCCGCAAAGATGGTGATTACAGAGATGATACAGAAATTAAGAAAGATATGTTAGATCAAATGAGAAAAGATGGATTTGATCCTATCATGGCTTTTGATGACCGCAAGAAAGTGGTTGACATGTGGGTGGAAAATGGTATCTTTGTATTTGATGTTGCACAAGGAAAGGGTAACTTTTAATGCAAATTATTACAGATAAAATTCCGGCAATGGCTAAACTCAATGCCACAATTGCCGAAATTAAAGAACTCCTTGGATACTCAAATGAAGAAGTTGATGTAACCGATCCTTCATATGAAACGACAAAAAAGCCTCCTTTGTTTTGGATTGCTGGCGGTGCAATTACTGCGGCCGTAACAGGAGCCAAAATCAATGATTATGATCTATTCTCACCTGAACCACACAAGGTAGTAGAAATCCTTAAAAAGGAAGTTGGTTATTGTACGTTTGAGACAGAACACTTTGTTAATTTTTGGATCAACGGATGTAAGGTCCAAGTTATTCTTCGTTATGCACCCGAAGATCCAAACGCTATTTTCGAAACATTTGATTTTACCATTGTGTGTGGTGCATATAACGGCACTACATTCTATTGTCATGATAGATTTTGGCAAGATATTGCGTCGAAGAGATTGGTGGTTAACAAACTTTATTTTCCACTAAGATCAATGGAAAGAATGGCTAAGTATTCAGGTAGAGGATATACGCCTTGCCCCTTTGGTTTGCTAGAACTTGCGAAGACAATTAACAGAATGACTATCGATTGGGATAATCCATCTGAGAATGATCTTAGTTTTTATTCAGACGGCACACCTCGTTTTAATGGACCTGACTAAAATGGAAATGTTTACCGCAATTGCCGTTATGGTTTATATTCTTGGATTTTTTATCTTGTTTGCATGTTTAGTTGAGTCTCCATTTTTGTTTGGTCCCAGTCCTATTATGGCATTCTTTTGGCCACTTATGTTACTGAAGCACATGATCGAAGAATTCTGGAAATATTTCAGTCGATGGAACTTCAAAAGCTAAATAATTTTTTATTTTTAGGAGAATAATTTTGACATACTATGTGAAACAATTTCGATCCGGCCGCTTTGTGTGGCGCTATCCAATGAGCCACCAGCCTGGTCTCCCGACCGTGCAAGAAGCCATTAGGTTCGGTGAGGTACGCGGCCTGGACTTCACCGTGGTCGATGCCGACGACAATTTGGTTTATACCGCAGGCGCGCCTTTGTCGGAAAATAAAAACATTTTTATCCAGGACTAGGTTGCCATTCCCTGGGGTACCTGTAAGTTAAGGATATAGACAGAGACGAAAGAGAAATTCACATGAACAAGCATCTGGTTGTTGGTCCTGGTGGAGTCCGTTGTGACTGTTGTTTCCCGGCTCCTGGGTCTAAGGAACGGCGCCTCAAGTTTCGAATCGCCAAGCGAAATGAAGCTAAAGCTGCCTGGAAGTGTGAAGAATATTAAGCCCTCTTGGCGGAATTGGTAGACGCGACAGACTCAAAATCTGTTTCCTAACGGAGTCCCGGTTCGAGTCCGGGAGAGGGCACCATTAAAACAGGGAAATAAAATGGGTTATTATACTAGATATTCACTTGATCTGGTCGTACCTAATACGGCCAGTTATGAGCCAGAAACTGTAATTGAGCAACTCCTATGTGATTGTGAAAATGCAACTTGGGCTCTGGAAGAAGATGGAACTTCCAAAAGCGAAACAAAATGGTATGATTGGCACAAGGATATGAAGGCATTTAGCCTTAAATATCCCGAAACGGTATTTGTGCTTAAAGGCGAAGGCGAAGAAACCGGCGACCTTTGGGTGTGTTATTTTTACAATGGCAAAAGCCAGGAAGAACCCGCTCAAATTTTTTATGGTCATTTTGATCCGGAAAAACTAAAATAACCACTTGCCAATCTATATATATCCTGTAAGATAAGAATATGAGTTGAACGAGAGATTTTGGGTCGTCTAAAAAGCCGAGGACGTTCCGACGGGAGAAAATGCCAGCGTAGCCAACTGGACGGATCTATTGATCCGTCGTCTAAAAAGGCAGGACACTCCGACTGGAAAAACGTAGGTGCAAATCCTACCCCAAAAGCAAAATGGTGAAACACGACCAAGAATGGACCCCACCAATGAGTGGCCAACCCCCATTCGGTAGCTCAGGCTTTGAACCTGATGGTGCCAGGTGACAGTGATTTGAATGGTGGTATGTAAAGACCAGCCAGCCGTAGAATTAAGGTAGGGTAAATCTTTCGGGACATAAATACCCAAAAGGAGAACTCTATGTATAAATGTATATATTGCAATAAGGAATGTAATACTACAAATTCGATAAAAAATCATGAAAGACTTTGCAAGTTAAATCCAAATAGACAATCAAGTGGATTTGATTTTATCAATAATACAAAGTTTTTTTGTGAGTTTTGTGGTTCTGGATTTACAAAAGGAAATTTTAAAAAACATATTAATTCGTGTAATTTAAATCCTTCCTTTCTAGATGCAAATAGAAAAGAATGTGTTGTTTGTGCAACCGTGTATTATAAAAATACAGAAACTTGTTCACATGCATGTTCCAATAAACTATTCAGATCGGGTGCAAAAAATGGCAACTGGAATGGAAATAACTACCAATCTATATGTTTTTCGGAACATGGTAAAAAATGTTTAGTCTGTGATGAAACAAAAATTGTTGCGGCCCATCATGTAAACGAAGATCATACTGATAATAGACCAGAAAATATAGTGCCTTTATGTCCAACACACCATCAATACGTACATAGTAGATATAAAAACGAAATTCAGCCTATTATAGATAATTACCTATATACTAAATATAATTCATCTCTGGCGAAGTAGGGCAAGATTACTACGGCCCTTGGAAGGCCGTGAACCTGGGGCAGCGCCAGGGCTGGAGACCAAATATCTCCCGCAGGGCGATGACCCCGTAAGTCTGGAGCGTAATAAGATCGGCTGTGGCCCCGCGGCCGTCGACCAATCTGGGGTGAAAATCCCAAGCGGGGTCCAAGTTTAGGTAGAAATACCAAAGTTATTGGTGTGAATCCCGAGTTGGATAAGAAAATATAAATAAACTTAAAAAGGTTTAATTGATGTTTTCTTATTCAATATTTCTATCCGAAGAAGAAAAAAAACACAAAACTCTCCATGCTTTTGATATGGATGAAACACTGTTTGCACATGATCCTAAAAAATTAAAGATACATGTAAAAGACGAAACTGGTAAAAAAGTACAATCGCTCACTAATCAAGAATTCAATACACATACATTAGAACCCGGTCATTCTTATGACTTCTCTGATTTTAAATCCGCCGAAAAATTACATAAGACTGCTCGTCCTATTCGCAAAATGTTAGCGAAAATGAAGGCGATACATAGAAATGGCGGAAAGACTGAAATATTGACTGCTAGATCAGACTTTGATTCGAAAGAAAAGTTTGGTCATTTTATGAAAAGTTATGGTATAGACATTAATAAAATCCACGTCCGGAGGGCCGGTAATAATCCAGGCCGGCCCTCCGATACTAAGAAAAAAATTGTATCAGATTTAGTTAAGAAACACGGATATAAGGAAGTCCATCTATATGATGACTCCCACGAAAATCTTCAAAAGTTTTTGTCATTAAAAGATGAACATCCACATGTAAATTTTGTGGCTCATCATGTGGATCACAACCACGATACTGGGGAAACTCATATCAGAACAGTTCAAAGGCAAAAATAATGAAATCTTATCTTTCTTATCTCAATGAAGAAAAAGTAAAAGAGCAAATCGATTTATTCGCAAAATTTGCGGCAAAAGAACTTGGTTTGGAATCAGTACCTAAAATCATAATTAAAACAGATTCGCATTTACCTGGACGGATTCCAACATTCGGTCAATATTCTCCTATGGATGAAACCATTACTATTTCGACCAAAGGCCGGCATATTATGGATACATTCAGGACTTTGGCCCACGAATTCGTTCACCATCGCCAAAATCTTAACAATGAATTGCACTCGGAATCTGGCGTCACCGGTTCTGACCATGAAAACGAAGCCAATGCGCTCGCCGGCATAATTATGAGAAAATTCGCCACCGGGCAAGGATTTTTGGAATAAGTGGTTGCCTTTTAGGCCAGATGGTCTAATATGAATTATAAGATGAATTTGTGAGAGAGAGAGACACCGGAAAAATTGTAAAGACCACATAGCTCAATTGGATAGAGCAACAGCCTTCTAAGCTGTAGGTTGGGGGTTCAAGTCCCTCTGTGGTCGCCATAAATATATACTCCAAAAACGGAGTATATTATGTCAAAAATCACCAAGAATACTGTTCGTACCGGCGGAAAAGCCACAACTATTACTGAGCGGGCTAGATCAGGCGGCACAACTACTACAGTTACCCGTAATACAAAGACCGGCAAGACCCGGACTACAGTGAGAACAACTACTGGCGCCGGCACAACTTCAAAGAAATGGTAAATGAGTACCTTTTATTTCGACGAAAACAATAGGATGTTGTCATTCGAACAATGGTGTTTGTCGGAATCAATTGTCGATACCCCGACTGAATTCGGTACCAATAAAGAAAAAAATAACGGCGAAATCAAATCTGAATTCGGCAACCATTATACTTTCTTTACCCATAAAGGCAACCACCATGCAGTGATAATCCAGACACCGGATGCTAATGGTGAGCATGAAGTCGGTATGGGTACTTCAAAAGATCATTCATTACATATCATGCATTACAGTGATGTTCGCCAGCCCCATGGAAGTCCCATTGGTGCATTTGGTAAAACTATGCATATCATACATCATATCGCAGATAAGCATAATATTAAAAAGCTTAAATTTCATGGCGCCGATCCTAGACTTGGTTCCATGTACGAACGTCTTATGACCAATAAACATTTTATTAAATCAATGGCCGATAAAGGCTGGAGACACAAGGTCACTGCTGTTTCCAAAAAGAGGAACCATTCGGATATCGTGGATCATTCGAAGGTATTTCATTTCGAACGGGACTAATTTTTATGGTTGCCTTCTCCATCGCCTCCTTTAGATTGGTAAATGTAGAGAACAACGAGGAATTCATGGAAACCTATCAAGAAAGAGTCGGCCGCTATCGTATCCTCCGTCATGAGGACCTTCCGCCTGAACACAAGGCCCAGTATCGCCTTCGCGGTATTGATCCGGATGACCTTTGGTCCCTGATCTGGTCTTTCGATGATCTTGAGTCCGCGGAGCAGGAACTTGAACGGTCTAATGCCCGCAAGCCGGACTTCTATACCTATCGGTTGGTTGACGCAGGTGCACCCGAGTATATTGAACGTAGTGCATGGTTTTAACAGACTATATAATGCACCACTTTATGGAGACATTATATGACTGAAATTATTACAGGGAATGATGATTTAAAAACATTATTTTATTTTCCCTCTGCTGTATATCAAAGCATGAAACCGGAATTTATTCCCGTTGTCTCAGAATTGTGCGAAGAATATTTAAAGAAACTAAATCGACCAAGTAATTGTACCGCATTATACCCAGTTGATATGTCTTTGGGTTTCCAAGATGATCCTCGGGCAAAAGAATTTGCTGATTATATTAAAAAGACTTCTTACGGAATCTTGGCATCTCAAGGATTTAATATGTCTCATTTTAATATGAGGCTACATGAACTTTGGTGTCAAGAACATTATAAGTCTTCCGGGCAAGAAGAACATATTCATGGATTCGGAAATCAAATTTCTGGATTTTATTTTCTTGATTGCCCAGAAAATTGTTCTCGGGCAATGATACATGATCCAAGGCCAGCTAAGAAATTCGCGAATCTTCCAGAAAAAAATATGAGTCAGGCAACATATGCGAGTCATACTATTGGATTCGTACCGCAACCTGGATTGTTTATTTTCACAAATTCTTGGTTGCCACATTCATTTTCTAGAAATGGATCAGATGACCCGTTTCGATTCGTTCATTTTAACTTGAGTCTTATGCCGGCACAACAAATGAATGAACCTGCCGCGGAAATCATTTAATGGTACACAAATATCTTATTAGATTTAATAAAACTCGCGGCCTTCCTGGTAGAGGAACTATGGATCACGTTTGGCGGGTATTCGAAGATGACAAAGAATATTTGTTAAAAAACGTCCAAATTCTAGTTCCTAGTTGGACAGAAGTGTCTACTTTGCCTAATGGACATGATGATTGGAATATTGCTTGTTATGGTACCATGACAATTGACCGAGAAAAGTCAATAGCGACAATTACGAGCCAATAAAAAAACTACTACTTCCAACCGAAATTGTGTCAGAACAAGATGCTCGGTCGCCAATACGACAGACTTTATTCCCAGATACTGAGAATGTAGAAGATCCTGTTACCATTGTTATTGTGCCTGTATGACTTCCATGTGGAGTCACATTTGATCCTATATGGGCAATACTTTTACCCTCAATAAAAAATGTTGGAGCGCCGGTAACTTGAATGATACCGGCGCTTCCGTTTACGTAATCGATACTTTCTCGGGCTACTCCGGGCATTATGATTTAATAAACTGGAGACCTTGAGCAAAGGTCCTATTATTGAAAAGAGTCAATACTTGGCGACGTGGATTGTTTACATTAAATGATAAATGTAGCCAATAAGGTTTATTACCGAAACTATTATGTTCGAGTAATAATTGGTCAAAATTAGGAACATTATCTCTGATCCATTGGGCGTATGTCAAATATAACTCTGGATTTTGTTGGGCAGAAGCAAATTGAATGTCGGCCGCTTGGCCTTTACAATGTTGAGATAGATTAGAACCTGTTGTGTTATCGGATCTAAATGCACTTGTTACACTCATATCTGGATATTTTGTATAAATTTTTTCTAAAATATTTAAAGATAATAATTGAAGATTGCCTGCTATTTGGGCTTCTGTTAATCCATATTGAGCTTTCAATGGATGGGCGCCAGCCGGCGTGCCGATGGTCAATCGACCTAACGTGAAATGTGGAGACAATTGGAGATTCACAGGGAATGAATCCAGGCTGGATACCGGGGCTATCTTGTATTGGATACCAGAATTCGACGGAGCTAATGTGGTGTCTGCGGTGCCAGTTCCGGTAGGTGTGGCATTTAAATCGGCTTGTGTGATAAGTCCTGCCTTGATCGCCGCCTGAGCCGCTTGAGCAAAATGTTGTGGATCGTCGTCGGATTCCAGGAACATATGTTCCACGATAGTCGAATAGGTTAGTCCCGTACCATAACTCACATTAGCTATAGGAACCGATCCAGGAACGGTTGGGGCGACTGTTGCGCCTTCTTGGAAGTGAACCGTAGCTCCGTCTCCATTAAACTGTCCGGCCGCTGCCAGGTTCATTGTCCCGCCGGCACCGACCTTGAAATCAGTGGCAGCCTTCAAATTAATATCGACGGCAGATTGCAATGAGGTCGCAGATTGCGATATCATATCCAAATGAGATCCTACTGATATTGAAGTGTTCGCAGAAGAAGTCAGAAGATTATTTTTGGACGACACATGTGTATTATTGCCGGCGGTAGCTTTGATATCGACATTAGCTAATAATTCTACATTCCCTTTGGTGGCTTCCATTACTATATTATTGGCTTTCATTCGAATATCGCCGGCGGAAATAAAACTCATTCCTTTTTCGGCTTGGATGACAACCGAGCCTCCAACTCTTAATGTAACGTTGCCTTTTACACTAACTGTTGCTGTGCCTTCAACGTAAACATTTTCATCATGCAAAGTAATATGATGGTTCCGACCTACAATTTTCATCACTCGGTCACCGGTATTATGAATTTCTTCATACGTACCTGATTTATGCTGTTGTAATAGTCTTTCGTGACCTGGAGTGTCATCGATTTCTATTATATGTCCGGACTCTGTTCTATTTGTTTTTACGTATGGATATTGACCTTTGAATGGAAAATTAGGTTCGATTGCATGTTGTTGGATATATCGATCTGTTCCATACGTGAATGTTTTGGCAAAATTATTGGCAGGATTCGTAATAGATGCGACAACATCTTTATAAACAATACTTACTTCTCCACCAGAAGAAACAGTATTTGAAATATTGAATATTGAATCTATAGTAGGAAGAGTGAAATTGCTTGTATTGATGGATGAAATATAATTCGTGAAATCAAAATTCGAAGGTGTTCCGCCGGGGAATAAACTAATAAAATCGAATGGATTACTTGAGCCAATTCCTACCGCGGCGGCCGTTGCTCCTGATGTACCAACAATTACCGACGGAACAGCAATGGTACCAAATTGCATTTGTATTGTTACAATATTGTTATTGTAATCAACAGAAATAACTTGGCCAATTGCTGTGCCCGAAGTAACTTCTTCTCCTACCGTAAATTTACCGGTCAACGGAGTCATAGTTATAACAAGAGTAGAAGTTGTGCCTAATACTGATTGTGTAACGTCGGCTATAGTTCCAGCAATGGCACCAGTAATATTACCAATAAGATTGGTAGGATCAATTGTAGACATTAATTACCTTTTACATTTCCCGAATCATTATTTGTCGTAATTTGAGCATTTGGATCCGGAACTGATGCTCCTCTTTGTGGAACATTTACTTTATTCAATGCAGCCAATGTTTGTGCTGCATATTGGATTCTTTCGCCTACATGGTCTTTGCCTTTGGCAGGTCGCTCGAATTCGGCCATAACATATCGGGTGGCACCTTCTAGTGTAGAAGTATCATATGTGCCTGCCCATACACCTTTACTAATTGTAACAGGTCCATTAGCTTTTAATCCTGGAATAAGGCGTTGTCCATAAACTCCATCAAGTTCTTGCATAAGATAACCAAGATTAGCTTCATCTGATTGTGGTGTTTTTCCTGTATTCTTACAGTAATCTAGAAAAAGATCAAGTCTATCGTTGGTCCATTGGGCCCAACCATAACCAACTCTCTTGGTTCCTCTTGGTGGCGGTTGATCTTGAGGAACTCCATGTAATGTACCATATTCACGAATAGCTTTGAACCCGTTGGATTCAAGCCACATGTTACCTACGATAGCACATGCATGATAATCTTTCATACCATATCTGTCTTGGATGATTTTGGCGAATGTTGCGGCTCTATTTGGCAATGATTTACTTCCTTCTGGTAAATTGATTGGAATTCCTAAAGGACCCAATGCTGATGCGACTATTTGTGAATCAATAAGTCCATTTTGTGGTACACCATAATTTAGTTGTCCTGTTCCACCTGCAATTGTTCCAATGATAAACGGGATTTGACAATCTCTTCCGTCAAGCCAGAAACCCATGACATGAGTTCCAGGCACAGGTCCGACTGGAGAGTGTCCAATTCCAAAAGCGGCGGCTGAATAGATTGGTTGTAAACACATGGCCCACGGAAGGTCTTCTGTGGGAACAAGGGTTTTATCAGTTGGATGTGTTCCAAATACTCTGACTTTGATCCGCCCAAGGCAAAGAGGATCGTCTCGGTCTTCAACGATCCCAAAGAACCAATAGAATCCATTTCTTCCCATAAAATGGTTGTCATTTGTATTTTCCATTATTTTATTACTTTAATTGATGGGGTCAAAGCTAGATCAATTTGTTTTGCTAATTGTACTTGCGATAGTTTGTTTATATCAGATGTGAGTGAATTGATATTTGTATTTGTACGTTGTTCTGTTTCTTTTACTTCGGATTCGTATCCACTTTTATATAGATCCATCGTGGCAACATAAGCATTTTTCGTAAATTTATGCTGAATTGTTGCGATCAAAAAATTACCAGATAAAAATAAATCTTTATCAGGAGGATTAGTTAACCCTATGATTTCTGGATAATGTAAGTTAATTACATCACCGGCGCGAATTTCAGGATCACCGTATACTTCCATTGTCGTCATATTTTGGGCCAACCTGGTAATATAGCTCGCCTTTGACCCATATACATTTTCGAACCAAGTATCCGGTAATGTAGAGTCTTTGGCAACCATAAATTTTTTAACATATACATCAGTATTTGCCGCGGAAGAAGTATTAGTGCCACTGGTGTTTGTTGTTGGACTAGTTACTTTATCTATGAACGCAACAGAATTTTCTGGATAATTTGCCAAAGATACTGTGTTTTTGTTTTCGTCTTTGAACCGAAATCTGGTTTCAGTGAATGTATGGTTGATAAAATCATATACTATAGTTGAATTTTCGAAATATCCCTTTTTCAATTTTTCTATAGTATCGAATTTATTTTTAATTTTGAATGATATTACTGTCTTGAATGCATCAGTCTGATTGTCTGTGATATTAGGATTTTTAATATAATACGTATACAATGAAGAATTTGACGTTTGTTTCTTGTGCCCATCCAATATAATCTGTTCTAAATTTTTGAAATGAAAAACGCCATCTGTTGTTTCAAAACAAAGAAATGCTGCTATTTTGTTGTCGGCCTGGTCGACTGATCTACGGGCTAACATTTCCAATGTTTCAAATGGCGTAAGTCTAGGTATAATAATATTTTGTTGGCCTCGCGTAGGTTGTATGTCAAGTGTTTTATTTGTTTTCAAATATGAGGTGAAAATGTCAGACGCAATGTCATTGATAGCAGACTTATAAGATTTTTGAATAAGTGTTGTGGCATCTTTGAAATGTTCTACACTCGCAAAATGTAATTGGTATTTTCTGTTCTTAAAATTTGGCTCATTTTCAATTCCTTCGATTTTATATATTTGGAATCCAAGGGTAACGTCTGGCTTGCCTGCGACTTCATAATTGACCGCAAGAAATTCTTCTCCGACAATTGGAAAATATACGTTGCCCGATCCTTTGACTCCGTTCATGAGTCCAATAGAATCAGTAATAGTAATCGTTCCATACAAAGTAGGCGAAAAAATGTCTTCATAGATCGTCATTGCCAACATTTGCAATGTGATATCTATGGTTTTTGTTCTATCTGTATTCAATAGAAAAACAGAGAAATTTTTCAGGGAGCCTAATTCTTTGTAGGCTTCATTATTTTGGACTGCCATTTATTGCACCAATAATGCTTTAAGTTGCTTGCTAATATCTGAAGTATAAGTTTTATCCAATAGACGTATGAACTTTTTCTTTTCGTTTTTGTCGAATTCTGTAGTGTATAGATCGACCGAATTATATTGTGTTGTATCATATGTACTATTTGTTGATATCATAATATTGTTATCTTGTACAACAGGCAACCAATTATATGGATCCGATACTCCAGAACTAAGATAAGAATTCGACGTCAATACTACGTTTGTTATTTGATTAACATAATATGTGACGGGAATTTGTTTGTATCCGATAATTGTTTTTTTGGCCACGTTAATTCCATCGTTCGCCCCAGTTGAACTTTCATATTTCTTTGCAATATATCTATCAAATTGTACTCCAGACAAAGGCCAATCATAATAAGGATCGATAATATTATTAACAAGATAGATAATCCACACATAATCTGTACTGTCATAATAATCAAAAGCTAGATTTTCGGCTCTCTCTCCGTCTTTGATAACATAAGGATAATAAATCGTAGATTGTTCTTTTGATCCTTCGAGTAAACGAATTCTCATCAACAAATTTTGTACGTTGACATTATTATAATCAATTACAGGAAAGTTTTCGAAATATTTCATTATTTGATGTCCTCTCGGGTGAGAACAATTCTTTCTTGGAAACTTAAACTCATGATTACAGAAACAGGATCACCAGTACCAGCAAAAAAAGCTGGATGTCCTTCGTTATCATATTTGAAATCAACTGATGTCAAGAACATTCCTTGTGTTGAAAATAAAATCAATGAAGGATTTTGTTGCCCGTGGAATGATATTTTGAAAATATCCGGATAATTAAATGCGAAATCGGATGACTTTGCAGGAAGAGCATGTGACTTGAAAAAATTCATTATTTGAGTTATATTTTGACTTTCTTGTCTGTTTTTGGCAACCAATTTCCATATAAATTGATGTGACTTTAGATCCATACCATTGAACGTCAATGATAGATTTGGATTTTGACTTTTGCCGAGAGCTTGACTTCCAACCGAAGTTATTTGATCTGCTAACCCACCAAGGTTTGGACCGCCTTTGCCGGCAAAAGCTTTGGAAATATAATTTCCGCCTGCATTTAATGCCGTCGCGGCGGTTTCTTGGGCCCCAATTAAAGCGAGGTCCCCGGCTCCAGGTCCGTTCATTGCTCTATTGCCGGCTGCGCCAACTTGTTTGATCCATTGAGAAGGATCGTTACCTGAAATATCTTTGGCAAAGCCACCAATTACACCTAATGCATCGGTTTTATAGTTTATCTTATAAGAATCAGAAAGACCGCCAGTTGGCATAGGAAGGAATACTGTACCTATTCCATTTCCTCCGCCCGGAGTCAAAGCCGGTTTATCTCCAGCAGCATCTCGGCTATACTTAAATGCACTAATAGCCATAAAGTCTTGATACGTTGATTGTAAATCGGAAGGAAATACAAGTCCTGCTTTAGTTTTTAATGAACTATTATTCATTACTGTGGCAGGATCTGTTCTGGTGGCCATGTTTCTACCTAAATATTGAACCGAGTTTCCTCTTATTTAGTGTATAATTTTATGAATCCAAATATTTGCCAAATTTGTAATAGAAATTTCAAATCTAAGCTTTCGGAAATAAGACATGTCAGCCAAGCACATAAAAAAACATCAAAAGAGTATTATGATTTATTTTACAAAAAAGAAGTAGAAGGTAACTGTTTTGTTTGTAATCAAGAAACAAAATTTTTAAGTATTGTCGAGGGGTATGCAAAAACATGTTCGCATATTTGCGGCGGAAAATTACACAGAAAAAATCTTTCATTTGAAGCAGAAAAATTTCAAAAATTTAAAGAATGTGTTTCAATTAACCAAAAAAATATTTGGAAAAATAGAACGACAGAAGAAAATATAACAATTCGAAACAAAATTTCTAAAACATCCACCTCGAATAATAGCAAATTAACTAAAGAAGAATTAGCTATAAAATACAGTAGATATCATACGTGTGATGACAAAACTATCGATAGATTAAATAAATTAGGCGCAGAACAATGTATAAAAAATATACAAAATCAAACATCAGGGTTCAATAAAGCAATGAAAGGTAAATTCAAACCAAATAATCCAAAAAAATACAAAGGTGATCCGACGAATATTATTTATAGAAGTTCATATGAATTCAAATTAATGACATTTTTAGACGCAAATCCAAATGTATTGCAATGGAACTCAGAAGAAGTTATAATTCCGTATAGAAGTCCTATTGATGGCAGAATACACAGATATTACGTGGATTTTTGGGTTGAACAAATCAATAAAGATGGCAAAAAAGAAATTCTACTAATCGAAGTAAAGCCTTCGGTCCAATGTTCACCACCAAAATTACAAAAAAAACAAACAAAAACTTATGTAAATGCCGTTGCAACTTGGCTAATAAATGAAGCCAAATGGAAAGCCGCGGAATCATTATGTGAAAGTAGAGGCTGGAGATGGCAAATAATTACCGAAAAAGAATTGTTTGGCCGGTCTTCCTAAATATCAAAGGATAAGGGAAACAAATGGCTTCTGTTACAGACAAATACGTATTCAGTACAATTTTACAAAAAGGATTGGCCCAAGGCCAGTTTCCTAATCGTACCCAGGCTGCCAGAAATTGGTATAGAAATCAGGCAGCACAAGTGACCGGAGCAACACCGGCCGGTATTTTTGAAGAAAAAAATGCCAGTTTACAATCAAGTATTATCCCTGGACAAATGTACATGTTCGTCTATGATGCAAAAACAAAAGATAAACTTCCATATTGGGATAAATTTCCATTAATATTTCCATTTGATTATGCCGACGGCGGATTTTATGGAATTAATATGCACTATTTGAATCCGAAATTACGCGCGGTACTGATGGACTCCCTATATACAATTGTTTCTGACAGTCGATTTGATGACAAAACAAAAATCAGATTAGGCTATCAGACATTAAAACAATTCAGTACTCATAGGTTGATTAAGCCTTGTATTAAACGATATTTGAACACCCATGTCAAATCAAGATTTATTTTCATCAATCCTATACAATGGGACATAGCATTGTTTCTTCCTACAGAACAATTTACGGGAGCAACAAAACAAAAAGTATGGGAAGATAGCCAAAGGATGACCAATGAGCTTTAAAGTTTCTGATTTTTCGAATAAAGTAACAACTTATACGAAACCTTCTCATTTTGAAGTGTCTTTCACTTTGCCTACTTGGGCTCAATCAAAAGGTTATAATGATTCTGATTTTGTTCGTTTGCGTTGTCACAGAGCATCTTTGCCTGGTCTTGAATTCCAAACATTCGCAAACAGACGCGGCGGCGGCGGAGTCGAAGAATATTTTCCATATGGCGTCAAGTATCCTCCAATTCGTATGTCATTTTATAATGATGACCAAGGTAAAATCTATAGACTATTCAGAGATTGGTCAAATCAAATAATCTCAATCGGAGATGATACGAGTAATGATAATTCATATAGAGTTAATTACAGAGACACGTATATTTCTAGATGTACAATAGACCATTTCAATCCTCAAGGAGGCATTGCAATGCGATATAATGTACACGATATTTATCCATATCAAGTCTCTGATACTTCAGTAAGTTGGGATGCGACCGATCAAATTACCAGTATCGATGTGGCATTTTTATATAAAAACTGGACTTTCTCGGCGGACAATTCAATAACAAATTCGCAATCTCCAGTAAATTATGTAAATCAAATTATCACGAATTTGCCTGGAACCCCAGGTACAATTTTTTAATCAATAAGGATTTTATAGTATGACTTTACCTAAAATTCAGTATCCAGTATTTTCTGAAACTATTCCTTGCACACAACGGGTAATCCAATTTCGGCCTTTTCTTGTAAAAGAAGAGAAAATTTTGCTTATTGCCCAACAATCAGACGAAAAAGAAGATCAATTGAGTGCAATTACTCAAATATTAAATAATTGTATCATCGATGAAGTTAATATTGACGAACTTCCGATATTCGCCATTGAATATCTATTCCTTAAAATTAGGGCAAAATCTATCAACAATATTGTAGAATTGAAATATCAAGATACAGAAGATGAAACTGTTTATGATTTTTCATTGGATTTGGATAAAATAGATATAGACAATACATTAACCAAAAACAATATTATCCAAATAAATGAAAATATTGGATTAGTCATGAAATATCCTAGTTTCAAATCAATGAAGAAATTTTCAACTTATGATTCTTCTAATCCAGAAGATACTATCGAAATAATTGCACATTGCATTGACAAAATTTATGATGCTGATACTGTATATCCTGCATCCGAAAGTACAATTGAAGAATTAAAAGAATTCATTTCCAATCTTCGGGTTGATCAAATGAGTAAAATCTACGAATTCTTTGAATCTATGCCAAAGTTAATTCACACTTTTGAATATAAAAATAAATTAGGAAATGATAGGAAAATTGTATTGGAGGGCCTCTCTGATTTTTTTCAGTAGGGCTGGCACATAACAGCCTTTCGAATTACTATATATTAAATTTCAATTTGATGCAACACCATAAATACTCATTGACAGAAATAGAAAATCTTATACCATTCGAACGCGATATCTATGTTTCATTACTAAATCAATTCTTGGAAGAAGAATACGAACGATTAAGGGATAGCGCAGGATGAACGCAAATTTAAAGTATATCGATAATATTTTTAAAGATATCGATGGTCATCCTTCGTCAAAACGATGGATCACATTCATTTGTCTTGTAGCATTACTCATAGCATTTTTTTCTGATTTGTTTTGGGGCTACAAGATGGATGGAATTATTTTTGACGGCATTAAAGATATTACAATTGCTGGATTAGGATTTACTGGTCTTGAACAATTTGCCAAAAAAAGTGCAAATGGTCCAAATACAGTTACAAATATATTGAATGAATCAGATAAACACTAATGGCCGATAAAACACCCCAAATAAAAATTGGCGATACCACGTATATCAAACAAGACGATACTTGGGTCGACAAAAAATCAAAAGCACCGGCACCACCCGGAATGCAAAATGTATTGGAACAAGGTTTAGCAAAATCACAAAAAGAAACTGTACCGGTAGAAGATAAAAGCCTAAAAGTTGATTTGTTGGCCTTACAAAATTCAGTAGAAAAAGGCGACAGCAAAGAACAAGAATCTTTACTTGCGCTCATTGATAGAGTAAAAGAACTTAATAAAACCATGGGTGGAGTTGAGTCTGAAGTTTCGACTCTTGGTGATAAATTGCAACGTGGGCCAGGAGCAGGACCAAATGAATCTCCTATGTCGCCACAGGACCAAATCAAAAGTATTAAATTATCAATAGGTGAATTACTTAAAGCCGCCATCAAAGGTGCAATCGGTGAGGGCAGCCGATCTGGCGGCAAATTTATGGAAACATATAATCAACTCAGAGCAGTTCCTCAAATAGAAAAAGATCCAGCAACCGGCAAATATATTAATAAATTGACAGGGAAAGAACATGGCGAGAGTGATTACAAAGAAGAACAAGAAAAATACAACAATCGTCCGGGGCGGTTGGTCGCCGCGGGATCTTCCGCAATGGCAGGAATTGGAAAATACTTCCAGGGGGTCGGCGAAAGATTGGATCCCACAGGGATCGTGCGTCGGTTCAATGACCTTAACCAAAACAATAAAGACCAAATCAAAGCGAATGAATATGAACAAAAAAGACTCGCTGGATTGCCTGGCAGTGGATCCGATGCCCCTGACGCGAAACCGGCACTGAATACAGGCGATCATATTTCTGCCCAATCAGGCGTAAAGATTACGGATATAAGTCAAAATGTAATTACTAAATTAGCAGATGCGATTACTAAAGCAATAAAAGGCGAAACTCCTCCTCCTATCACACCGGAAGAAATTGCCCAAGACAGTCGACCTATGGCTGCAAATGATAATAAACAAGATGCCACCAAAGTACCTGAAGGAGATCCTAACGGAACTGGCGCAGGATTATTATTAGGGTTGGAAGCACTTTGGTCCACGTTCAAAAGTAAATTGGGAGATATCTTCGAAGGTATTGCCAAATTTGGTAAGAAAATGGCAGCTTCTGCCGGAGAATTCATTGGTGCTATTGCAGACAAGGCAAAGAAAATTGTTGGTGATTTACTAGAAGGCGCCGGGAAATTATTAGAAGGCGCGAAAAAATCTATTGGTGGTATTGCCGAAGAAGGCGGCAAATTAGTTAAAGGTGGTATGAAAGCAGTCGGTGGATTGGCCGAAGGCGCAGGTAAAGCTTTGGGGACCGGAGGTAAAGTTGTCGCCAAAGGCGCCGGTAGATTAGGCGGAGCTTTAATTCCAGGAGTCGGCGCCGGGATCGATGCATACTCTTCAGCGGAAGCCTATAAAAAAGGTAATAACTTGGCCGGTGGATTATATGCTGCCGGTGGTGCATTGAATGCTACTGGGGCAGCGGCCGATTTAACAGGAATCGGAGCCCCAATTGGTATCGCGGCTGATATTGCTGGGTTTGGTTTGACGGGCGCAGGTATGGCGGCCGAATTCTTTGGTGATCCATTTGCAAAAAAGAAACCTGCTAATGTTCCTTTAAAACCATCTGTTGTTCCTAAGACGGCGGCAGTAGCAGGCATGACAAACAAAAACGCGGCCATGAAAGATCAGGCCGCGTCTTCTAAGTTTAGTTCACCTATTATTTCTTCTGATAATAGCAGCAAAACCACTGTTATCAATCATAACTCGAATATGAGTATGATGTTGCCAACCGCAGCAGACCGAGGTTCACTGAAGTTGGCAACATACACTTAATTATGGGATTTGATGCCCAGGTGTTGCATGATCAACTGACGTTGTATTGTCGTCAGCCACAACTGTATTTTCTACAGGAGCAGGAACGGGCGTACTATTCTTTTTCGAACATGCCGAAATAGATAGAGCGGCGACCGAAAGACCAGCAATCATAATATTACGTACTACATGTGAAGTCATATTAATCTTCCTTTGTTAAATTCTTAAAATATTCCATGAAATCTTCTTCTTCTGTCTCCTCGGCTTCGGCCTTTTTTGGGGCCTTACGCTTTGGAGTTGCATCAAAAGGGATATCGTCCTCGTCATCAACCTCCACTTTCTTGGCTTTTGTTGAAGATCGACGCGCAGGTAGATCATCTTCTTCTTCTAAGGCAAGGACTTCGTGCAGTCTCTTCTTGAGATCCGCATAAGGCTTAAATTCACTTGGTTGCAAAAATGCTTGAAGTGAATGTTCTGACTTCCAAATTCTTTCTAGTTCCTCGTCGTCATCCAACAAAGGAGCCACATCCGCGAAGTCTGACTTATCGTAGTTACGATAATTATCAACTTGACGAATCTTGAGACGGAAATTTGCGCCTTCCCAAAGATCGTATGGATTTACTGGAGTTTCATCCTCGAACGATGGATTCATTAGATCATTTAGCTTGTCGAAAATCTTCTTGCCATACTTGAATAGGAAGACCTTGCCTTCATTTTCAGGATGAGCAGAATCTTTTACGACATAAATGTTGGAAACATAATACAAGCGACGCTTTTGTCTGCGTACTTGTTCGCGCTCAGGAGACTTATCGTCATCTGACATATTCCAGAGCTTACTATTATATTCACTGACCGGATCGTTTTGACCAATAGTTGTCAATGACTTTTCAATATACCACTTGCCTGTTGGACCCTTGAATGCATGGTCGAATAGTCGAACAAATGGGACATCTTCTGATCCGGGAGCGGGTAGGAATCGGATTGTAGCTGAACCGTTACCAGCCTTATCGGCTGTAGGTTGCCAAAACCGAGTATCATCGGCGCCATTCGCCGGCGAACTCATTTTATTCAATTCTGCCGTTAGCTTCTCTAGTGATGACTGACGGTTCTTTTTTAGTGAGGCAAAATCTACCATGTTTTATTTCCTTGTATGTTTGTATGTTGCTATATGCGATTTATCCACTGTATTCATAATATATGGTATTTAGGCAAGCCCCAGGAGTCGAACCTGGTTTCTCCGACATGTACGGTGCATCTTATCCGAGATGCTAGGCTGCCTAAACTTTAGTATATCACAAGCCTTATAGGTTGGCAAATGATAGTTTATCGTAGTTCCGAAGAAACCTCTTTTGACTATTTTTAATAGGATAAGAAGCAATCGCGGTCATTTCATTGTTTAGATCTGGTTCTAAAAAGAAAGTGTAATCAAAGTTATTTTTTCTAAGCAATTCACCAACATCTTCAAGGGCAGATAGATTATCCACACCAATAAGAGCAATATGAAGATTACTAATGCTAGACCCAGTTTCACCAAGTCGATGCCCCAATTCAATGGATGCATGGTTTGATTGTACAATGATTTGTTCTGGACTGAGATCCTTTCTGACAAAAATAAAGGCGTATTCCTTGTCTGGAAAAGTACCCGTATTACATACGGACTCCTTGATTTTCTCCATCAATTCGCGATATAATACAAATTCATCGTACGTGTCGAATTGATCGTATGGAAACCAAAGACTCTTTGTTTTCATTATTTCCCATTGCGGCTCAGTCATTTTATGAAAATGTCGATACAACAGAGCATTATAAATGCCTTGGTAATCGTATTCGTGTAGCCGTCGGTTTAAACTAAATGCCCGCATTAATTGGGCGGTCGCAATTTCATATTTGTCTTTGTTACTTTTGGCCACCATGGCGCGCAGTACACAAAGGCAAATGTGGTCCCATGCAGTATTTTTCTTTTCATGGGCAAGTTTGGCGAATGCAGTTCTAAAATTTTTCATTGTGTTTTTCCGTAATTGTAATAATTTAAATGAGGTGTATGTGGTCACCTATTGTGACCTCAAATGAATATTACGGAGGTCCTGTTTGATAATAAATCTACCTATGCATTATAATCATCCTCAAATTGGGTTAAATCTTGTTCTAGAATAGCATTATATGCCATAAGAAGATATTGTTTTGTCCAGTCATCAACAACGGTAAAATCTTCTTCTGTCAATTCATTCGGCTCTAAAATATTTTCTGGGTGTTCCATGTGATTCTCCATTATATAGTATTGGCGACCCCGGTGGGACTTGAACCCACAACCTAACAGTTTAGAATTGTTTGCTCTAACATTGAGCTACAGGGCCTAATATTTGGTATGTTGGTAGTCCCGGTTGGATTCGAACCAACGACGCTCTCTAATCTGGAGACGATGCTGGGTATAAGCCAGGTGTTTTACCACTAAACTACAGGACTATAAATATAATGTGACTCGCGGTTGGGTGCCCAGTCACTCTAATAGCTAGCAAGGAGCATCAGCATGTTTATTTATACCATCATTTAAAAAATCAAGTTAATAGTTTGCGATATATCCCCACATGCCCCAAGCAGGCGACCAACACGATCCACCGACGAGTTGCCATGGAACGACTTGCCATCCGGCAGGCGTTTGACAAATATTACCGTAATACAGGCCATTGTTATAATTATAAACAGTAGCGGCATTAACTGTAGTAGCATTCATTGCAAAGGTGGCAGTAAATAGTCCAGCAACCAAAGCCAAAGTTTTAAAGAGTTTCATAGTCACTATCCTTATGTTATGTTGACTGTTTTATTTAGTCGAATTATTCTGTATAATTTACATTCTTCAAGAACAATGACTGTTGTCGGATATAACGTTCTTTCATTGTTGAGGCTTCTCGGATTTCATTTGTCGATTCTACATCAACTTCGAATCCAAATGCCTGCATGACCGCTACCCAATATTCAATAGGCTGACAATTCACATGATGATGTCCAGGTTGACCAGGAAGCGCATGTGTCATAATGACATATTTACATGACTGAAAAGTTGTAACGAAATTTTGAATGTATCTGGCTTCGATGTGCTCAACAAATTCAACGGACCAAGCAAGGTCATAATTCTTTTCTGGTTTATATGGAGCCACCTGATAATCATGGATTACAATGTCTGACACGGCCCGATCGACAATAAAGTCTCCATCGACGCCCAAGACTTCCAAGCCTTTTGACCTTGCCAATTCTACCATTCCGGCAGGTCCACATCCTACATCGATCATTGACTTGATGCCAAATTTTTCGATAATATAATTTAGAGCACCTTCGTCTAGGTGTGTTTCATTTTCATGCCCACCTAAATGCGAAGGAAGAGCGGAACCACCAGGTGGGATAATATTCAATTTTACCATTATTATTCCTTATTATCATTAATTGTTTTTATGGCCAATTCTTTAAATTTTTGTTTATCAAATTTAATGAACGGTTTATATTTGTTACATAGTAAATATACATTTGCCCATATCGGATCATCTTTTAGTATCTTACACCATGCAGGGAAAAAGGCAACCAGTTCATTCAAAATAATCAGTGTTTCAATCGAAATAGATTTGGACAAAAACAATTTTAACAAATAAGGATGACTTGAAGTTTCCGTTGGTTTGAAATTTTCATCAAAATTGGATTTCAATTTTTCAAGATCGGTTTTAAATGTTCTGGTCAAAGATTGCTGTCTGCCCAACCATACATTATATATATGATCACTTCGGCTATTAGATACAAGGTCTCCAACCCAAATATTAGGACCAGTCTCCACAAAATTCGCGACAAGAAAGTTTTTGACGTCTTCTTTTTTAGAAAGCTTTTGAAATTGATATTTGTCTTTTCTTGCGTCAAATGCGGCAGGCGAGACAGGAATTTTTCCATTATATTTGATAAAATCATAAGATTCCGACGTAAAATGCCGTTTGAGCGCAAGATACATTACATAAGATTCATAGGGGGTCATTCAATTGGTAGACGTTGAACCTTAGGAAGAAAGTGTAGTACTTCTGCATCCAATGAAATTTTTGATTTTAGATTTTCATTTTTTCGGACGAGAGATACTACACTTTCGATTTCCAGATTGTTAATTTCACAGTATAGTACAACAGCATCAATATAATTGATGTCATGCTGCCAAACCAAGTCCTCAATGTCGTCATAGAATGTATCAGCCGACTTGATCTTTATTTCCATTATAATTATCCCGTATAAAAAATATGTTGTCCAATAGTTACTGTTTTCGCTAATCTCCAGTGAGGATGACACCATGTAGCATGGTAAAATTTGGCGCCGCCTGTGTTATCTTGGATATTGCCAATGTAAACTTGTTCGGCAATTTTCCTATTTTTTTCTATCTTACAATGGAATTTATGTCTTTTGGACGATTCGCGCATCCAAGAAAATTGATAAATTCCACCTATCTTTTGTTTCACAACAGAACATGCATTGTCGGCAAATCTAGGATCTTTTGTCCTATTCATTACCACATGAGCCACGGCAATTTTGCCTTCTGTTGGTTGATTGTCCGCCTCATATGTGATATTCGTGGCGAGACAATCGATTTGTTTTTTATCTTCCGTGGTTAATTTTACTGGAACTTTCACGATTACTTTCTGCTCAATTACTTTAGTCTGTGGTACTACCATAACCAATGGTTTAGGTTTTAGTAGAAGGGCTCCACCGGTAATGGCTGTCATACCAATAGTTAATCCGAATAGAAACCCAATGGCCAAGCGATTTCGCTTAGGTAAATCGGTCATCTTTCTCCCTTTGTTTTGATACTCCTTAATAAAGGGTTAAGACACATGTCTATGTCACGGAGTATAGCAGTCGTTTAGAAAAAATGAAATCCAAGCCAGATTTATAACCTGGACTTCATTGTAATACTTAGTATGTACGTTGTCAAGCCTTAGTGTCTATGTTTCGCCATTAATTTGACGATTTTTTCTTCGGCTAGCTTCAATTTTGCGTTTGCAGTGAGCAATTCGTCTTTCACTCTGATCGCTTCTAATGCATGAAAAAAATATAATATCCCACCTATAATAATAACGAACAATAAAAGATAGACCATGTCTGCCTCCTGTTTGTTACCTGTGGTTGGATAAACTATTTAGTGAAAGTGGGGAGTTTCTGTTGCAAGGTACTCCCCGAACCCCGGCACGGCTTACGCCGCTAGTGCCATAGGTGCGTTATGTTCGTCCTGTATCCTTATTTAGTATAAATATGTGTAGGTCACGGATAGCGGTCCCACCTACTCTAGTCCTCATACAAGGAGCCCAGCACATGTTTATTTATTACGTCTATGCCTATCTAAGGGAAGATGGCACACCTTATTACATTGGTAAAGGAACCGGTAAAAGAGCATATGACAAAAGACATTCTGTTGGTATACCTCCCAAACATCGTATTGTAATAATGGAATCCAATCTCAGTGAATTGGGTGCTTTTGCACTTGAACGATTCTACATTCGGTGGTATGGACGTAAAGATATTGAAACTGGAGTTCTTAGAAATAGAACAGACGGCGGCGAAGGTCAACAGGGTATTGTCCGGTCAGAAGAAACAAAGAAAAAAGTTTCTGAATCAAAAAAAGGAATACCACATCACTGGTGTTGGAATAGAGGATTAAAATGCCCACATTCTGACGAAACAAAAGAAAAAATTCGACAGAAAAAACTAGAATATTGGGCAAGAAAAAAAGCAAGTTGATTCTGTTCCGAGGCTCAACTTGCAAAGCCCGTGTAGATTATGCTGCTAGAGCAAATTCCACAGTGTTGTCATTAGCTGCGACATTTACAGTTTTTAGTCATTAACGGAACTACCCGAGTTGCTATTCTATCTACTAACTGTCAGTCGATTCTATTCGCCCCCAACAAAGATACACAGGTAGAGGCTTTCACTCTACTTTGGCTTATAGCCCCATCAAGACCTGTTGCGGCTGTGTACCTTTGGTGGAGGCGGGGAGATTCGCACTCCCGTGTTGCCCAGCTTTTAATAGTTTAGTTTACAACCATTGATCTTATTTAGTCATACCGCGCGGCTTCGGCCCGGCGCCCTACCTCGCGCTTCGCCAAAGCCGATTCGTTGGCTTCGATAGCAAATTCGTTCACTTCCGAAACACTCGTCACTTCATACGGCATTTTGTTTCTCTCTTTTCACGTTATAATTCATAATAACATATGGCCGCCATATGGCAACCATAAAAATGGCGGCAGGAGTGGGATTCGAACCCACGGAACCCTTTCAGGTTCTCCGGTTTTCAAGACCGGTGCAATAAACCAGGCTCTACCATCCTGCCATATTGTTACTTAGGCCACCAAACTAATGATGTTACCGTAAGACTTTTTAGCAGGAGAAATATTATCCCCATGTTGATTACGTACGGCTTCAATGATTCTTTTTTCTCGGTCGGGTTGCTGGAGGTCTAGAATCCTTTGAAGTAGTTGGTCAACATTTTCTTCCGGAATGATTAGTTCCGGTGGCTTTTCAACATAGGCAAAAATATCAAAGTCCGACATCTTCTGTTGAATAGGACCTCTAATCACGGGCTCTGCGTCGATGGATTTAAAATCTTTAAAATGTAACGGGGCAGGATGCTGGACGTAAACAACATCTCGGCCCATCGATATAACATTAAACTGTATCGGTTGGGTCAATCTTTGGCCCCGCAATGAACCATACACGTCCGTATTTTCACCATGAGCCTCGGCTAATCCTTTTAGATTATAGCCCCTGTGTTCCATGGCCAACAAATGCCGAGGCCGATAGTGCATTGCATCCATCATTCTGTCATATGATAATTTCCATCCTGCATTTTGCAGGGCAAATGTATCACTACGGAATGAACCAAAATGTACTTCAATCGGCCGGGAAAGTATGGGGTCTACCGACAATTCAAAGTAACGGTCGACCGCCATTACGCGCCGATATCCCGTAGAAGTACTTGATACTCTTCTTCAAGATTAGCAACGACCTTTTTGGCAGCCGCAATCTTAGCCAGGTGAGCCTTGATCTTGGACTTGGCAGCAGTGGACTTTTCGTCTGCGAGTTCCTTGCGGGCCTCTTCTTCAACTTGCTTGATATCGAACATATTAGATCCTTTCAATTCTGATTTTAAATGGGAAAATCTTTTGGATTAGAGACTTCCGATTACGGAGTCTGTCTTTTGCCTCTTCGACCCTGGCCCGGAATTGCTCCCGGGCCAGTTCCTCTAGTGCAACCTTTTCTACCTCTTTTAGGTCCATTAAGATGCCTCTGCCATTTCGACGGCAAGGTCGATAGCCTTGCCCTTAAGGCCCTTATTGGCGCCAAACCAGGCGCTGGTCAGGCGAGCATCCACCGAGCGACCAATAATATGGTCAGTCATGTGTGTCACCGCATTGAGGGCGGTCCACCACGTTCCTGGAGCATATTCGGCACCAGGTTGGGTTTCGAGTAGGGCAAGACCAACCCGAGCATTCTTAGACAGTTCCTTCTTGGTCGACGTACCAGGGAAAATGCGCTTGAAATAGTCAACCACAGTTTCTTCGGTATATCGCTTCGATCCAAGAAAGGCAGCCATTTCCTTATACGTTTGGAGCTTTTCCTTGGCTACACCAAGTGTTTCCTTCACTTCATCCGCATTGAACACGCGAGCATGAGAAACCTTGGCCATCTTTGAAGACTTTGTATTCAAAGACAGGGTAAGAGTGTTGTTACAAACAACCCGAATAGGGGTGAACCGGATATCAATAGACTGTCCGTATTGGTGTGGATTCGTGAAGAGTAGATAAGATTCTACACGATCTCCGTCGAACAGGTCAAAGGAATCATGGACCTTCGCAAGTGCCCAAACGACCTTGCCGCCCTTGAGGGAGCCGGCAGTGTGCATTTCCATATCACCGGCGCCAATGAAGTCATTGAAAAATTCAAAGGCTTCGAGATTCTGACAAGGATTCCAATCGTCGGTAATCACATCAAGAATCTTATTATCACTCGAACGAACAAGGGCAGAATGGCCCGTTTCGATTCGCTTGCCGGCAATTTCGACTGTAGCCGGATACTTTTCTACAGACCAATCAAGCCCGGCAGCACCGAGCATTTGGACTGGCGTTAGATCATTAGGAACCTTCGTTCCGAGCCCGTGCCATGGCGTTTCGCCAACATAAACATGTTGGGCTTGGCCGTTGATAATTTCAATTTCATGAGACATAATCTATTTCTTTCTTTCGAGGTTTCAACTTACATTATGATAATAACACAGATGGCCGATAAGGCAACCACCTATTTCACTTTTTTATCGATTGCCGATGGCCAAAACCGAATTGGTCGGGCCGTTAACAGGACGGTTGAGGTTTACTCGGTTGGCAGCCTCGGCGCCCTTATAATAAGATTGGCCATCCGTAACAGTGGTGTTGGAATAAGCCTTCTTAAGGCGAAGCTGGAGATTAGCATATGCGTCGGACACCAATTGGCTCTTAAGAACCACAAGCGCATTGTTACCCGTGGTTTCGTTTTCCTTACGATTGGACCGAATGATATCATACAGGCGCTGGCTGATACGTCGGCCCATGCCGATACCAAAGGAGGAGCTTGCTCCGCGCTTGGATACACCACGCACATGGCAGCGATTATATTCCGGTGTGGTTTTATACGCCGCCAGTTCGGTATTAAGGGCGGATGTGATGACATCGAACAAATACCTGACCATCAAACGGTCGGATTCTTGTCCAAAAAACGAATAAGAAAGTCCGTTCTTACTGCGAACGGTCCAAACCTTACAGTCACAGAAATCAGCAATAGCAGAGACGGCATAATAGAGGCCGTCCTTATGCTTGCTTCCTGTATGAATTTGGAGAGTATCGCACTTTTCGTCTCTCAGTTGGACTTCATCCATGGAGAGGTTATACTTTTGGAGCAACTTACCAACCATAGCGATGGCGGTCATTGCTTCGGCTTCCGTGCAACCATTTGCAACGGTCTTATTCGACATGGCTCGGATTTGTGCCTTGATCGAAGAAAGGTCGGCAGTCATTTCGTGTCTCTCTGTTGCTCTCTACATTTTCCATAATAGCCTATATGGAGGAAGAGGCAACCATCTTTTTTTGATAATCGAACATTTTTCTGGCGGTCAATTCCAACCAATCCGACCTGTTTTGGATAAAAATAAAAGGTTCCGGTTCGTCGTTAACAACCATGACAATAACCAATTGTTCGACCTTCATTCCTGTGATTTCCTGCCACATCATTGAGTACATTGTGGTTTGGATAAAGTAATCACCGATTTGAGTGATGTCTTTTAGTTTATTGGATGTCTTGAAATCAATAATAGATAATTTGCCATCATAATCACCGATGCAATCAACTCTACCGGCAACTTTTAATTTATTTGACCATAGAGCATTTTCCATGGCATATACCGTCGTTAATCTTTTTTCGAGACCTTTTCTTATGGTTTTGAAGTGTGCTATATTAACTGGCATTTCGCCTTTGAAAATATTATCTTCACCGAGGAGCATACGCTCAATCATTCGGTGGACCGCAGTACCTTTTCGTCCGGCTTGGTCGCGGATTTTGTTTGCTTCTTCTTGTCCTACCCGTTTAATCCACTTTTGTAGATATTCTTTTTCAAAAGAACCAAGTACGGTGGTAACCGATGGGTAAACATTGCCTTCTGGCGTGGTATAAAAACGGCCGGAATCAGTCGTTTTTACTTCTAACTCCGGCGTTTTTATTAATTTCAGTGTATACATTACATTCCTATAATACGATGTTTAGATCCTCACATGCGATAATGAAGTCTTTAACGAGTTTCGACCTTACGATATCATTTCGAGTAAAGTTGATTGTAGCAAATTGGTCCAATTTGTCAATGACTTTTACGAATGATTTTAGTCCCATTCTTTCTTGTTCTTTTGTCAAATCGGACTGTTTGAAATCACCACAAAAAATAATTTTGCAATTTTCACCGACTCTCGTCATAACGGCATTCAGCTCAGGACCAGAAAGATTCTGGATTTCATCCACAATTACAATGCAATTTTTTAAAGTAATACCGCGGACGAATGAAGTTGTAATGAATTCAATTTGCCCTTTTCCTTTTAGGATTGAATATGCATCTCCGCGATTATAGAGTTCAGTGCAAATAGCTTGATATGGCAATTCATATACTTTAGATTTTTCAGCAACACTACCTGGCAAAAATCCTTGGTCTCGGCTTTGGACTGCCGATCTAATAACAACAACTCTTTCGTATTCTTCTTCTTTAGCAACGTCAGACAATGCAAGAAAGAAGCTTAAGAAAGTTTTACCTGTGCCGGCCGATCCAAGCAATAAAAGATGCTTGTCGGAAGCATATTGATAAAATACGTCTCTTTGATTTTCGGTAATTGGTACAATAGACTTTAAATGTAACCCTTTTGGTTCTGGCTTATGTTGGGTTTGAATGTGTTGTCTATTAGGATTTTTTCTGGCAGCCTTTCTTTGTCTTCTAGATAGGAAAGCTTGGTCTTCGTCTGTATATGAATCTAAGGCCATTTGATTTTCTCCGTGTGCCTTGTTTTTACGTGATATAGTCACGGCGCACATAATCAATAGCCAGGTTACTTTGTCTGGATTGTACTCCTGGCTAATCCGTATTTCTCGGTAAGCTTAGCGCCGCCGAGAGTTGAACTTTCTGAGTGTTTACCTTTAATTCGTCCGAGTAGATCATTAAATCCTGAATCCACTTTAAGTCCGCCGCCAAGACCAATGCCGCTGTGGAGACCAGGTGCACCGTTTACTTTGCGTTCGATGTGGGGATTATTTTCCAAAAAAGTATCTGCTTCAGAAATACCCATAAATTGGATATATTCTTCATTTGTTTCATGATTAAAAAATTTATAATAGGGCATATTAATCCTTAATCTCATTCCCGGGTGTTCCTAACGACAACTTTGTGTGCCATTCCCCGCCAATTTTACGTCTATAAAATTTATGTTTTAGTTCTGGATGTGCCTTGACTTCTGGATCATCATCAGGAACATGAGTATCAATTTCATCATCTGGCATCAATTTCTTGACGGCTTCTGGATGAATAGCAGCTTTTTCTAGGTGACCATCAGGCAAATGCCGCTTCAAAAATTTAAGGGAAGGACCTGATTGTTCTGCATACGCACGATTGCGTTTTACGTCATCTGACATAATTGTGGCAAGATGTTTTTTGCCTTCGTCTGATCCATCGGTAGCCACCGCAACTCTTTTACGGCCGCCTTTATCTTTGTATAACGCGGCCGAGACGATCTTGCCTTTATGTTTCTTGAGTTTCCACATGGGAACATTTTTAACCATGTCATCAGCATCTTTGAATCCTGATCCATGAATGCCGCCAATTGGTTTATATGCATCTTGAAGTAACTTAAAGACTTCATGCTTATGTTTTTCTTTGTCGGGATGATTTCCGACAAAATTTAGCCAATGTTCAGTGATATAATTACTGTATGAAAGCATCAATAACATCTCCTATTCTGGAGAGTATTTATGCTTTCAGTGAGGTTCTTGATTCATCAGCCGCTTGATGGCATCGATCATAGCAGGATAGTTTTCGAACCGGTGGGAACCACCAGGAAGCAAATGAAATTCCGCATGATGCTCTTGATTCATACCGAGTTGTTCGATCACATCATCACTAGAAATGATATCGTCGCCCATTTCACACAGAACAATTCTTGGAATCCCGTCATTTAACTTTAATTTATATTCATTGTACGCTAGTGCGTCACAGAACATCCATTCTTTTCCGTCGATTTCTCGCCCAACATATTTTGTCAAAGATTTGCCTGGGTCAAGACTTGGATTCAACATGACAGCTTTTTCTCCAAAATAAGTGGAGAAAAATGCAGACCAAAATCCACCTAGACTCGTTCCAACGAAAATTATGCTATTGTTTTTTTCATAAATTCTGCCTGCTTCCCAGCAAATTTGCCGAAATGCATCATCCGCGCGGGCAGAAATATACGGGGCGACCACTTGTCCGGGGAAAGCGGCTTCCAGTGCATCCAATTTAGGAGACCGGCCGCCGCCACCAAACCCATTAATATAAAGAATCTTTGTCATAATTATATCCTACATGGTTGCCGTAGGATGGCAACCATTAATGTGCCTGTCTCGTAAGAAAATTTCGCCGAATTGTTTTTGGATTAAAAAATCTTCGAACAACATCAATTGCAATTTTTTCATCATATGGTTTACATGAAAAAATATCGATATAACCTTCTTGTGTATTATCACAAAAATGAGCGATAATATTGGACGTTTCGATTAATTGAATAACGGTCCAACCAGCAAGATGATCTTCTCCATGGCCAAAATGAATGATCTGTGGATCACCATATGCCACCATGTCGATTTCTTTAACCAAAGTTTCAGCAAAAGACTTCAATGTTTCCGGGTCAGTAATTGATTGTATGTCGCACTCGGCGCAATCTAGGAGCAAATGATACCCCCAATAATGTGTATCTGCAATATCAGACATCTCTTAGGACATTCTTAACATTTACCAAAACAGTGTTCAATGCGGCATTTTTGTTACCCAATGCTTTATTTGCTTCGACAACCAATTCGAATTGTTCAGTCAAACGTTTAATTTCTGACTTGAGAACTTCAATTTTATCCAAATCTTTTTGCCGCTCTAGACGTTCAGCCTCAATTTTAGCAAATTCTGCTGTTACTTTTTCAAGGATTTCTTGGAGTGCAATTGGAATTTCCTTGTTCCATTTAATATATTCTTTAGTCATTTATTGATCATCCTCGTCGTCTTCTAAAAGAACATCGATATCCATACTTCTTAGGGCGTTTTTTAGTCGTTTTTCTCGTCTATGCCGGAGAGGTTCTTCCGGGTCAACATCATATTCTCTATACTCAACATAATCCCGAGCATCACGGTGTCTAGACTTTCCCATAGGTAACGTATATCCTTACTTTCTATTTGCTTCGATTTCAGCCTGGCGGGCGTACCACGCGGCTACTTTTGCTTGGTTGGTAGAATTTGCTTTAGGAGGCTTAGCGCCGTGTGGAACGGAAATAGTAGCCACCTTTTTATTTTCTGTAGTCTCAATTGGACTTTCAGCTTGAAACGGACGAGGAGGTAGCAAGTCTGGAAAAGTCTTTCGAACCAGATCCTCTGTAATGTTTTCGTATGGCATCTTTCTATCCTTCATAGCAACAATCAATGCCGCATCATCAGGATCCAGTACTTCTAACATTTCAATGAAAAGTTGTTCTTTACGTACACGTTGGGCTTTTGTTTCAGGAAGAAAAATATACATCTTCTTGATTTCTCTATACAGAGAACCTTGCAAATCTTGGCTCTTTTTTGCTGGGGTGTAAGGTGGTGTTCCAGCAGGAAGGTCTAAAATTTGATCTTCGGCCCAGAAGCCGCGAAGAATCTTAAGCATTGTCGTATTTGGCCAATGCCCTGCCAATACATCTTGTCGTTCTTGTTCAGTTGTCTTTTCGTTGACACCCTTTAGAATCTCGGCTACGCCGGGTAGTTTTGCCATTTTTTAATCCTTAAAAATCACCAATATCAGTTAATAGGTGTTTGAGTTTGAATTGGACGAAATAGTTAAATAACTTTTCGCGACCTTTATTTTCTTGTTCATTATATATAGAAACGATGGATTTTTGAATTTCTTCCGGAATGAAATCAAAATCAATCAATTGTTGATTACGTTTATAGTTTCTTAGCATATATGAATTACAAAATGTTTCTGGTTCTTGATTGAGCCAATATGCCAACTTCTTGGTGGTGACGGATTTTTGTCTAACTCCAACAACAAGACAATTATCTTCAGAAAGAAAATTAGGAACACCATCACTGGTATCGCCCTTGAGTATATGCTCTTTCAGGAAGGCAGACGGGGAATTACATTGCAAGAACTTTTTTCGTGTTGGATCGTATTGTTGGACGAAAGGATATTTTTGTAATTGTTGGAAATCTTTGTCGCCAGAAACAATCAAAATTCGTTCGCCTTGATTTTCTTTGACTAACGTCGCAATAATGTCGTCGGCTTCAGCGGTGTCGAGTTGAATTACTCTATATGGAAAATACTCTTTCAATTCGTCTCGAATTTTACCTAGACTTTCGAAGATAAGGGTCCAGTTTAGTTCAGACTCTTCACGATTCTTTTTACGATTAGCCTTATAAAATGGAAATACATCTTTGCGCCAGCTATGACGGCCGTCACATGCAATTACGAATTCGCCATATTCGTCGGCGAATTTGCGCTTATTTGCTCTGACGCTATTGAGCACCATATGCCTAAGCAAATTTTCGTCGATTTCAGCATTATGATGGTTGCCAATTTGGGCCATCAAAGTTGAAATCATCACTTGAGATAGATCAAGAATAATCATTGCCATCCATTCTTAAGAAACATATTCATTCATCTTCATAATCTAAATTTGATACCGGCAATTTTTCTTCGGGTATGTTATCTAGGTCAATTATATCATCCACAAATTCTTGTATAGGATGATTTATACCTTGACTACGCAATAACATAGATTTAATTGCTTCACTGATCATTACCGCATCCCGGACATTTTCGGGGCCTTCTAACATAGAATACCCTGCAATTTGGCATTTGGCAAGAACAAATCCCATAATTTCATCGGCGGTTAATTCGGCATAATATGCTCGGGCGGTCTCAGCTTCTTCGACGGCTTTTTCTAAATTTGTAATGTGCGACAAATCGCCCCATACATTTGTTTTAGGAAATTGAATTACGTTATCAGAATTACTAACCGCGGTGTTTGACATTATCTATCTACTCTCAACAAAATTGCATCTTCGGTTGTTCTGCCAGTAAACAAAGAGACGTTTGTGGCCTTCAATGTATTTAGGTTCTTATTTTTGGCCATTTTTGTCAATTGAGCTTTAGTTGAAGATAAAATGAGTTTAGTTGCATCGGCAGGTTTTCTCACCCTAAGTCTAAAAGACTTTTCATTATTGTATCCGATGATGGTCGTGCCCTTAACAGTAAGGGAAGTGTCAGACTCATAATATGTGATATGCTTATATCGGGGATTAAAAACCCAGAGAGTAGATGCACCAATGATTCCAGTTGGATCGATGGATACAATTTTATATTCCGTATTTTCTTTTGCATAATTAAACTTTGACACCAGTTGGCTTGCGGCCTTGGGTTTTGGCTTACGTGCAGCCCTAGTCACCTTGCCTGTGGATTGGATAGCTTTACCAGCTTCCACTATTTTTTCAAGAAAGGCAACCAATTTTTTCGCGTTCGCCTTAGTCATATGGGATAGAGTATCCGCATTTTTATATTCATCGACAATTCGCGAATAATAAGAAATAATTTTTGCTGCATGTACAGGTTTAATTTCTTGTGATTTCATGAACGAATATGGATCCATTTCCAGATCACGATTGTCAATTGCGAAATCGAATTCTGCAATTATATTATTTGTTTTTTCTTTCACTCGGTCTTGTACGGTCGGCGCAAGCTTTACGACAACAACATCTTTTGGTTCCATGCTCTTTGAAATCAAATCATCAACTTGAGCTTTGATTTTTAACTTCAGTCGGTCATCCAATGCGGGTGTATTCATATCAATCCTAGACAAAGACATTGTTGTAAATGAAAATTGTCTAGGATCAACTTTCTTTAAAATTTCAATCGATTTTGGAGTATATCCTGCATTTTCTGCCCATTCTACGATCCAATTCATACCTTCTGTATGATCATACATGTAATTATACCAATTGAGAGTTTGTATAAGATCGCATTGAGTATAAATCATAGGAAGTTCTGGTTCTGTACCCATGAATTTATCGCCGGCAAGTTTAGCTCCTCGGCGACTCATAGTTTTTTTCTTGGCTGGTCGAGCCATTATAGTTCATCCTTATACAAATTAAACAAACGTTCTTCTTCTTTCATGAGAGCTTTTTCCATTTTGGAAACCAAATCCTCAAGTTGCTCATTATTAATTTCATAATAATAATTAAAAATGCCTGAATATTTTTGTAAAATATATTGTCGGGTCATTCCATTAAATTGATTGAATAATTCATGTAGGCGCTGACGCAACGGATCATTTTTAATTGCCTGTTCATACAATTCTTCTTCGGTCATCGTTTAGATTCCGACAAAATTGTGTTAGCATAATCCAAATAGTCAATTTCTTCTGGGTACAAGATTTCACCCTGGCGCTGACGCGAGAGCAATTCGCAATAGGTTTCTTCGACCTTTTTTGTCCCGTCCTTGAGTGGATCAGGAAACGAAAAAATTACAAAATCTACCATGGCACATACTCCTTTTTCGGACCATATGCTATTATGTATCATTTAGGAAAGAATGTCAACCCTCTTTTTTCATTTTTTTTATGGCATTGACGTGCATCGATGATACCTTGAGGGATATCCAATCGTTAAAATAATTGTCAGATAAAATTGCATCTTCGGACAAAATCATTTTTGCCTCATAATAGGAGGCGGAGGAACGGTTAGGACAGAGCATAACAATTTCCCGCGTGAATTGATCGTGCCCATATTCGGCTATAGCCTTGGCGAGCGCAGGTGATGATCCATAATATGTTTGCCAGTCAGATGGCTTTCTTATTTTTTTCCGTTTGCCTTTGACCGTTTTATATCCAGCAGAAGTGAAAAATTTTCGACCTATATATTTTTTGCCAGAAGGAATATGAGTGATGACATAAACATATCCATAATTTTCACCAATCATATCTTCAGTAAATGGTTCGCCTTTATATATCCACATAAAAAAATACCCTCCGTTCGGAGGGTACTTAGTTATTCTTCCCAGTCTGTAATATCTTCTACTTCTTCGGATATATCTCCTCCACAGAATGGACAATAAGAAACATCCGTATAAGCTTGAGGATTACTAGGTACGATATCGAATTCTGCTTCACAATAACCACAAGAATATGATTGATTTTCGTGTTTTGACATTAAATTACCTATTCAATAATAGTGTGTTTTGGTTTGATATGCTTTTTACCAGCATTGACTTTTTTATTTAGATCCAAATTTTTTTGTAAAATTAGATTCCAAAATTTATTTGCCTCTTCTTTATTATTCGAAGCCAAAGAAGAAAAATAACCTTTAATTAATTCATTCCATTTCATATTTCACATCCCCCTGCGGCACATGCAACTTCGTCACGTAATGTGGTGTTGTCTTCAAATTCAACAACGTTATCCAAATTAATTTCATGCAATTGTTCATAGAATGCATTAAATTGTTCTTCGGAACAATCTTCAAATGGAGCTTGGACGTACGTATGATCAAAATGAGGAAGAACCGACAAAGCAGTAAATGAATTCCTATTTTTCCACATCCATTGGCCGACTTCTTCCCATTCGTTAGCTTTGATAGTAACAGTAGTCGAGACGTTATTTTTATTTACACCACGTCTGTGTCCAGGTGAAATCCATTCTTTGTATACTTTGGATACACGATTCAATAGGTCAATTGCAGATTCAGATCGCGTGATTGCGCCAGCGGGTGACTTCTGAGGAATCGATATGACTGCTTGTTGATTAGGCTTGAAGTATTCATCTTCGATAAGTTCTGGATGGTTGTCGGCAAGGTAACGATAAATTGACTCGTCTTTACCGACTCTAATTCTACGGATGTAATGGTCATTGTGCCAGGCGTGAATTCCAGATGAGGTACCGAGAATACATGAAGCCGTGCCTTCTGGTTTAACAGTTGTAGTTCTGGCAGCTGGTTTAATTCCGATAATTTCGGCAATTCTTGCATTTTCTTCTTTAACAACATGAGCAGCTTCTTTCATATTCAAATTCAATACTGTTCCAGATGCGATGCCAGTCATTGAAATTCCAATAAGTGCTTCTTTTTCGGTAGTTCTTTTCCAAATATCACGAAGATAATGGAAGTTGGTATATGAAGCCTGTAGAGTTCCAATAAATGCGGCGGCCTTGGCCCGTGCATTAAAGTCTTCTTGTGATTCAACATCGCCTGCATTGATTGTACAAAGATTACAAAATTGGAATGGACGAAGAGAAATTTCAGCACAAGGATTTAATCCCCAATCGGCATCATTAGTAAAGAAGAATCCAGGTTCGCCTGATCCAGACAATTCGATTTTCTTCCAAAGATCAAAGAACACATCTTCGTCGACCATATGACGAACGATTACGGCAGAATTGTTCGCTCGACCTCGCTGTGGATTTTGTTCCCACCAATTGCCAAACTTGCATGTAAGCATTTCTTCGTCATCGATATCGAATAGAGCGATCATTGCGGATCTACGAATACCACCAGACAAAACAGAATCGGCAATATAACAATTAATGTCATGAACATCCAATGTAGTTAATTGTTCGCCGTTTTCTTTTCTGTCTAGAATTTTTTGAATATTATGAAGGCAATCCTTAAGTGGTTCTGGACCCGGTGCTTTTCCGCCGGCAGTAATCAAATGTGATCCTTTTGGTCGAACGTCATTAAAATCAAAAACAGGCAATGGCTTGCCGGCAAGATATGCTTTCATCAACATCTTGACTGCATCGGCCCAACCTTCGATAGAATCTCCTACGAGATACCTTTTCTTTTTGGTTGGCTTTGTGATAGAAGGTAGCTTTTCGACATGGTGACTTTGTACTGAATACCCGACGCCTGTTCCTGAAAGCAAAAGGAACATAATTTCGCTGAAAGCAACGTAATTATCAACAGGCAAAAAACAACAATTATATAACCGTGTTTCGTTTAATTCGATTGGTTTGCCGGCAAACTGCAAAGACCGCATCGAAGGAAGGATTTTTTTATTATATACGAATTCATATGCCGTTTCAATTTCGTTTTGTAATTCTGGAAACTTTTTAATGTGCATATTTTTATTTCTAGTAACAAGTTCTTCCCAGTTCTCCCGGCGGCCTAATTCAGGAATGAATTTTGAATACTTCATGAACCCGGTAATAGAACTTAAAATTTCTTGTGATTTATCCATTATTTTATCCTTTTTGATTTTTGAATACGTACTAGTACATTTATATAAGAGTCCAGAAGATTATCTATCGTGTATAATAATAAGAATCGTCTTCGATGTAAATTTCCAATGAAGTCCAATCCGAAACGCCAATCGCCTTCACTGCAATTCCATTATTTCGGAAATAATTAACTAATTGATCCAATTGTATAGGTAACTCTCCGTTGTCAGAAATTTTTCCTGAAATTTTTGCTTCAGGATTATTATTTGAAACAAAAGTTATAGAATAATCAGTCATTAAATTGAATGTGGACCGGAATTATCAAGATATGGTGTAGTTGAAATTCCTTCGCCTATTGTATAATTTCTCATGGTATGAGGCATGGTTATAGTTAACCACCTTGGTTCCCACTTTGTGTCCACCGGCAGAACTTGAGGACCATTAGGCAATGCATATTTGTAATATGGAATCGGATAAGATAAATTATTTGTTGATTCCAAAACATTAAGTCTGTTTAATATTGACCATAGTTGGCTTTGAAGTGAATCTAATTGTTTTTGATTTTCTTCATTTTTGGCTTCAATCAACGCCAATAAATCTAAAATTTGTTTGGTATTAGTATCATTCATGCGCTTCTCCAAAATAACTATTTATAGTTCCGTATGAATAAAATCAAGAATTGTCAAATAAACAATGACAAATAATACCAATTCAGGAGGAAGCAACAAAAACATTGGCCAGAATATTGAGCCGGCATAAGGAGTAATAATGATACATCCCAATAATATATATTCGATCATAGCCAAAAGTAATATCGATGACAAATTATAAAATTTTAATTTTTTCATCTTCTATTCAATCTCTTCAAACCATATACATTCAAAATCATGTTCTTGTGTGTCATCTTCCATTCTAGGAGCTCCGCAACAAGCGCAATATCCTTTATATTTTTGTGGACTTGAATAATCTATCCAGTTATTTCTAATTCGATCATACAAGTTTGGATTTTTTTTGATAATATTTTCTACTTGAGTAAATACATGATTAATATTTGTATTACTCATCTTTTTTTAATTCCTTCAGTAAAGAGTTCATGTTAATTTCTCAAACATTACGGTATTATATTCATATTGGAGGTTTTTGAATTTATAATAAGATTTCGACATACCAATACGCACGGTGTCTACAGTTAATATTTGACCTTCTTCAAAGACTCTGGCGGCATGTTCTCTTTCGGAATCATATCCATTTTTATTTAGAAATACAACTTTATCTCCTCGAATGGCAACCCAATCTGGATTATTATCTAATGGAAACTTATATGTTTGTTTTTCATGGTCCCAAATAAAATAATCATAAATTACACCGTTATCAGTCATTCGATTTTATCCTTCGGATACGGCAGACAATGCATCCAAAATTTCTGGAAATTCTAGTCCGATAATTTTTTGGCATTGTTCTGCAATTTCACGGTGTTCTTTTTGAGTTCCATTTGAAGTTCGTAGTTGGACATAATGAATCCATGACCTAAGATTTCCGGCCATATAAAGACGAGATTCAGTCAGTCCTTCTGGTAGGATAGCACGTGCCTGTTCTTTGGCAATACCATTCTTCAATGCCCAATCATATGACGATTGGACATTTTCCAAAATATGCTCTTGTCTGATTTGCCAGGCTCTTTGTAAAATTTCGTCATCTGTTTCTAAAGAATTTTGACGATTTTTTGTATCTTGCATTCGTGCTTCGCGAGTAACAAAGTTTTCGGCAACAGCATATCGCTGACTAAATTCTTGGAAAGAAAACGACCTATGACGAAGGATTTGACGGGCAATGTCTCGCGTCGTGGTGATTTCCATCGTCATGTGGACCATTTCGAAAATTGACCAATGTTTATTTTTAATACAATAAGACAGTAGTTTACCTGATGTTTCTTTGTTCATTTGATTTGTAGGGTTACTAACTCTCGCACAATACGCAAGTAATTCTGAAGAGGTATTTAAACCTTCTATTGTAGGTTTACTAACCGAAATTAATTTAACACTATTTGTCATATTTCATTCCTTGTTTCCAATCACCTGGAGGACATTCATGTGATCTAACTCTTGTTCCATCAATATTAGTCCACCATTTTGTATTTTTTACGGCTTTACTTCCATGAAAATTTGAATTTATATTCAAAAATCCAGCATTCTTTTCAGCGGCTATTTTACCTGCTTTGCGACCATTGTCAACTCTATCATTTATACCCAAAAAAGCATTGCCGGTTTTTTCTATTCTTGTTTTCATATGCAAATCAAAATTAATTTTTCTTTTTTCAGAATTGATTTGCCAATTATGATTTCCTTCTTCCCATAATTTTTTTTGTGCTTTAGAACAAATTTCTTTAAAATTTTCATTTTTAAAGTTTAAATCATTTTTTATTCTTAAAAATATAGATTGCACAGCAGACCAATCTTCTTGATCTAAATGTATTTGTAAATGACCTTCGATAGAAACGCATAATAAATTATCAATATTATTATTATTTCTATTTCCATCTATATGATGTATTTCATATCCTTCTGGTATTTTTTTGCCGTGATAATTTTCCCATATTTTTCTATAATGCATACATTGGTCTCCATTAGACTACCATGTATTTAGCAATTAACTGATCCCATATTCAAATAACTTTCTTTCTATTGATTGTAATGCCGCTTCGGTTCTTGCATATTCATTTTTGGCTTCTTCGTGAATAGCAAGCAGCTTTTTAGTTCGTGCTTCAATAGCTTCTTCAAGGGTAAGAAACTCGTGTTTAGTTATTTGGCGTGCTTGTGGTCCTACGTGTCTGTGACCATTAAGGTCAGACAATTTATACCAACGCTCCACGCGATATTCATTTTTTCCTGGTTTAAATATATAATAGCTCTTTAATTCAACTTCGATTACTTCACATTCTACAATTTCAACAAACTGATGTTCGTGATTGTAATCATAGGTATCTTTAAGATAATATAATTTTTGGCCAAGTTTATAGACTGGGCCTTCATTATACAAATCATCCGTATTCATAGTGAATATTCCTTTAATATTAAGACGTATATAGGTTTTCCTATTTTTTTCATAGATTCTATCATATGCTTTGTTCCAGAAGATTGGCCGTCCCATATTGCGATTAGAGCATCCGCATATTCGGCCATTAGTCCATTACGAATGGGCCCAGCAGCTTTGCCATGTTTTTTCCAATCAGCAGGAAATTTTGTAATTTTAATATTTTTGAAAAAAGCCCAAGTTTCGCCGGCCGTATCTACGCCTTTAGCCGTTCCTGAAACAACTTCATTAATATCAAATTTACTTTTTCGGACCGCATGATCTACAATGTGAGTCATTAAATCACACGTAAACTCACGCGATCCGGCAATAATAACTTTCATTATATTAGTTTGTACCTAGAGGGAAAGGAGAAACAATTACCCTAGGCTCAATATAAACTGGAACAGTCTTGTCCTTTCCTGGTTGATTACAAAGAACCCAGGTACCTTCTGAGGATGCAGGAGAATACAGGCCATTAGGATCGGCTTGGGGTGTAGTAACATATCCACCAGAAGTGTGGTATTCGACCTTTTGTGGGTTAGTATATTGAGTACCACCAGGAATACCATAACCAATACTGTCACACATCTTGTGGAGGTGACCATTCAGGTCGGTAATATAAGTGTACGTACGAATCTGAGTGTCGCGCAATTCATAAATGTCCTTGAGAATCCTCTTCTCTTGGAAATTTACAATAGCAGGCATACCAACCGTTTGGACAGCTTGTTTGTTTGCTTGCTCTTGCTTTTGGTTCTGTAGATCATCTGATGTAGGAGTATAATCACAGGCAGTTAGAGTGAGTGCAGCAATACCCAGAAGGGCAAAAATACGAGTATTCATTACTTTGTTTCTTTTTTTGCTTCAATTAGAATTGCAAGTAGTTCTTTGCGTTCTTTAGGTCCTAGATTATTAACTTCTGCGACATTGGTCAATTTTTCTAGCATTCTGCTTTTAATTTGGCCTGTTGTTTCTTCAAACCGAAGATCGGTATTTTCGAACTTATCTTTCCAAAAGAGATAATCAGCAACAGTTAATTGAATTCCAAAATTTTTCTTTAGTTCTTTTTCAATAAGAACAACAGATAAATTTCCAAATCTACTACAGGCTTCCGCAGGAAGTGTTTCGATTAGTTCACGAAGAAACGCCAAAAATTCTTGATGTTCTACATCGCGACGCTTCTTTTCATTAGAAATAATATCGCCGAGTGCTTTAAATGCCTTCATCATTTCAGTTCATTCCTTCAACTTGATTGTAAAATAGTTGAAGATCGGCAGGAAGACGATTGCGATCATACACAGAAAAACGATGTAGAATAATAGGCTTAAGTGCTCTCTTACCTTCTGCATCTGAATTTGCGTATTCGATCTTGAGATTTTCAAGATCACGAATCATTCCTTCGTTGTATTGAACAGACTGCTTGAATACTCGCGCATCTACTTCATTATATTTTGGAGCGAAAAAAGAATATAATTCATAACTAACGAAAGATAGTCCAAAAACGATAAGTAGAGATGCAAAAATTACAATAATAGCAGATCCAATAGACTTGAACATTTAATGTCCTTTCCAAAAAACTGTATGTACGACCACAACAATAACAAAAATAATTCCCCAAAGTAGGGAAGAAAGCAAGGCACCATTAATTAGGCCCCGTATAAAATTCGGTTTAATTTTCATTGTATTTTCCGTGTGTTTTTCATCATATTTTCATCATATCACAAGGATCCCATATGTCAACCATAAAATTAAATTTTTTGCCAATCCTCGAACATGAGTCGCGCCTGAAGGCCTGAAAATGTTCTTTCTTGGACCAAATCAAGGATATCAACGTTGGCCAAAACCATATCGTTAATGTCCTTATATGGAAGATTATTAGGCCAAATAACAACCTTATATCCTCTGACAATCGTTTTATGAATCTTTTTGGTAATTTCTTTCGATCTAGGCTCATTATCATAAACAAAAACTGTCAGTTCGCGGTCAAACAAAGATAAAGTTGCATCGGATCCAGCCATGGCCATGGCATTTTCCAAGAACATAGAATCAAAAGGTCCCTCAGTGACATAATGAAGCTTAGTTTGGTCGCAAGTATCCAAACCATATAATTTTGAGGCCTCATCATCTAACATAATAGTAATATATCTTTTATTCGTATCGGGCTTAAAACTACGGCCAGAATAACCAAATACATCACCCTCTTTATTGAAAAATGGAATAACCAATCTTGGTTCTTCGTATTCCAATTTCAGTTTATCCGGAATAAATGTGTTTGTCCATGCGTTGAATTTAGGAGCAAAATATAATCTACTGTGATAAAAATTTGGAATCTTGCGCGAAACAACATACATTTTGGCCGGATGCGCAGGATTTAATTGTGATACTTTTTTGAGACCTGACATAGATGCAGGAGGTCGTTTAAATACAGGAGCTACAAAAGAAACATTTACGGCAGGCACTTCTCTTTTTGTGCCATTCTCAAACATTTCCATGATGTATTCTTTATACAAAAGATTATCAGTCTCTTTCAAGAAATCCCCGAATGACTTTGCAATACCACAATTATGACAAGAATATTTGATCTTGTCCTTTCTAGTATACAAATAACCTCTTGCTTTATTTTTATTTGTCTCAGAATCGCCACAATAAGGACATCTGAAATTAATCAAAATAGGATTTTGGGTTTTAATAACAAATTTCTGTAGCCGGGACCTTAGGTTCACGGCATATTTTGATTCAATCCATAACATCGGTTACCACCATCAATTTCAAAACAACACCTGATTATATCAAGCCGGCCGACGGTTGGCAACCAGAAATTAGATCATAGAGGTGAAAAATGAAAAAATATTTGATTTTGATGCCAGGAAAAATGCTAGGCCAATCGCGCCGACTGCGATCCATTTCCAACGTTCAAGTTGCTGGGATCTTGTATCGGTTTCTTTATGTCGAGTTTGCATGTCATCTTTAATTGATTTAAGTTCTTTGAGTAATTCCCGCTCAGTATCATCAATTTTTCTATTGAGTTCGGTTTGCAAAGTTTGAAATTTTTGATTCTGTACGTTGTTCATCATCATCATTTCATCACGTCGAGCTTCGATTAACTTATAAATTTCTTCATCGGCTTCGTCATGCTTGCGTAATTGTATTTCGTGTACAGCCAGAAGTTGTTTTATAGAATATGTGACATCAGATAATTTTTCGTTTGTTACGTCAAATTTGTCCAATAGAGCAGACAATCCATCGAACCCTTTTTCGAGCAAAGAAACTCTAACTTCGATTGAAGAATTGGCAGTCATTATTTTGGCCCTTTATTTGTTTTACTGACGGTATTTATCCATGCCTGTAATTGCTTTAATTGTTCTGAGTTTTCGTGGCAGATTCCGTAATTTTCTGTGACGGTTTCGAGGGCTGTATTGTCTTTAATTCCCGAGGGGGTCGCATCAGAACTTCGGGTGGGGTCGGGATCACTATTTGTGGCTGCGGTGTTGTGTAAGAACACCCAACCATTAGAAAGATCATACTGAGAAGGAACATTATTATTGGCAATTTGGACATATATAGGAATCCTTTTTTCAATCACACTCGTATTAGTTAGATATTTTGTGACTGTTTCCACAGATACTTGTCCAACTTTTTTTTCTAATTCGGCGTATTTTTTTTCTTGAGCAAGTTGATAATTTTCAAAATTAATGTGTTCTATTTTTTTGCCATGAAAATATCCAGCAAAAAAAATAGCGACAATCATAAAAGATATGCCGACTATTTTCCAAGGTAAAGGAATTACATTAAGAAAAAATAATGGATTCATTATTACTTGCCAAACATCGCCGTCGTTGATATATTGCGAAGTGGTTTATGTGATGGATCTTGTGCTGCTTTTACGATTTTCTTTTGGGCTTTGACGGAAACAGGAACAGTTTTGTCCGAGCCAGTTCCAGACACTCCGGCTGTAGATGTAGCAGGGGCCCCACCTCCAACGGCTCCTCCGCCATCCTCCGAAACCACGGCTGGTCTTCCTGTCGACCGTCTGATTTGGCGCATGGCACCTTCTGGTGTAGTAAAAATGCCACGTGAGATATGTCGACCATCTTTGGATCTTTTGATGACTTGGTATCGGCCAATCTGGGCGCTTGGATTCGCTTTGACAAAATCGGCTCCTGTGACGGTATTAATAATATGATAAGTATAACCTTTGTGTGTCGCCAATGCGGGACCAACATGTTTTCGGCTTACGTCAACTTCTGTTTCTTTTTTTTCGGCAATATATTCAGAATAACATTTCATTTTGATTCCGTTCTATATTTTTTTGAGGCAATCCAATATATATTTATCCTGTTCGATATCTTTATTATATACAGTTTTTGGAACTAATCCTATATTATCAATGCGATCTGGCATATATCCAAGAAATTCAAGAAACGGTGTCAACTCAGAATACATAGTATTCATTTTGAAAAATAACATTCGAGTAGCTGGGACCAACCCAAAAACATTGTAAATTATTATAATATGGTTGAGAATCAATCTCTCTTTTAAATCGCCCGTTTCTTTATATTTCTTTAATAATCTTTTGACGTATCTAAACCTATTCAAATCTTCCATAAATTCTTGAGTATCGAAACACTGTGGATTATCATAATATTTCGCGGCGTAAATTAAAAAATTACTTTCATCCAATTTTTCGTACATTATGAAAGTCTTACTACAACCATCCCATTAGAATAATAAAATGGTTGTCCTATCTGTACTGTATTTGCGGCCAACATCATGGAATTATTCGCATATGGTCCAGGGATAATGTTGTTGATAAGGCTCGCCAATGTAATTTTTACTGTACTTGGATTAGTATTGGGAGCATTATCAACAACAAAGACCGCGTCTTGCGTCAAACTGGAAGTAGAATTTAAATTTGCAATAGAGGTCATTAATTATTATCCTGGGAAAATTGTACTTGGTGAGTTATTGGCCATGGCCTTAACTACAGCAAGTGTTTCATATTGGATTCTTCCTGCACGACCACCTAAAGTTACTGCGATTTGAGCGCCAGTATTTGTACTAGCAACCAAGTTAGCCGCAAATACAGTAGAAACAACGTTGCCGGATGTGGCTCCACCGGTGGCATTTGTTACAGAGAATACAACAGTCGAGTTTGCGACTGTATTTCCGAATAGACCAGGATTGGTTACTGTAGTTGCTGTAATACCACCGGTCGCATTAGTAGTCAATGTAGCCACGGCATTTGTTACACCATTTGAAGCAATAATAAGGTCTGTATTATTATAACCAATGGCAGTAGCGTTTGAAGTAACGGCAATTGTGCCTAAGTGTTTCTGGCGAGCAAAAGCAATTACACCTTGAGAAACATTGGCAAATCCGGAACCACCATTTGTAACTACAAGAGAAACCAAGTTGCCGGTTGCATTTGTTACGGCCGTCAAAATGGCATTTGACGTGCCATTAGAGAAAACAGCCGTTTCTCCATTTGCAAACAATGTTGTATATACAGTTGCGTTCGACGTAGCTACAGTTGCACCAACAACAGGTCCTGTACCAAAACGAACGTTAACCCAACCAGGAGAAACACCAGGACCACCATTTCCTTGAGACCCTAACCCTTGACCTGAAGTATTGCCATTTTTTGCTTTGGCTTCGCCAACAGAAACACCAAATGTTCCTACTGCAATATTATTTCCAAATGCGGCAATAGAAGTGTTGTTATACGTAGTGAAAGACAAAGGGTCGGCAGGGCTAGTTGAGGTTGCAACGTTTCCTGCACCGGACAACCTATATTTTGCGATTCGGTCGACAGTATAAGTTGTAAATTTTGGTGCGGCATTTTGGTTTTGAGTATTACTCCAGAGAGACATGGCTTTTTTCCTTTATTATGTTTTTGTGGTATTTAGCGCGGTCATTTCCATAACATAATCGGATGGCTTTTCCACATAATCTGCCAACTTAATTACTTCATTTTGGACAATATATGTCGGAGTGAAGTCAACAACCAATTTGTGTTGAACTTCAGACTCCAACTTTTTTGTGGGTTCACCTTCTGAATTCAGAAGTTTCATTTGTCCAGCAATGATGACCATTAGTCTTTACTTTTTCCTATAATACTTTCAGCATCTTTGCGTGAATTTAAAATATGTTGTGCGTAACGGTGTACACCATCATGGCCGGTGATATCTACTCCGCCGTGCATGGCCGCATCATGTGCGCGGGCCAGTCTGGCATGTACTTCGTCTTTTTCTTCTTTAGTCTTGGCATTAGCCAAATGCTTTTTATGGTCGACTAGTAAATTTGTATAATGATGTGCAAGAATACTTTGTGCATTTACTGTTGCCAAATGTACTCCTCTCCAACCTTTACGCCCAGCACCGACGTCAGAAAGATGTGATAAATGTGCTTCATGTTCATCTGGTGAAGTATTCATCAAATGCTTATGCCAGTCATGAATATGTTCGCCAGATAGAAAATGATGTCCGGTATTATAAACTCCGGTACTTTTACTCCAACCACCATGATGCATGGGAAGTCCTGGGTGAACCAATCCGTGCTTTTTATGATATTCATGTCCGGCGGCAGGCTTAGAGAGATCAGGGCCGCCTTCTTCTTCTGGTTCGTGGTTTAATCCAGGATGTGCATATTTTGTTTTTTCGTCGTGTGTAGGCGAACTTTCGGAAATAATGCCTGCCAACTTTGCTTCGGCCAACTTTGCTTCCATACGAACATCGCGATCCTGTGACATAATTTCCATAATATCACGTTCGACATTTAGATTTCTTTTTGACATACTGTCTGGTGTCATTTTGGTCATTTCTGGTTCCTCTTGTAATCTTTCATAAGGCTGATTTCTATTTTTGATCGCGCCAACAACGTCACCCAACATTTCTCCTGCGATTTTTTTGATGGGAACAGTAATGCCTCTAACAACACCAGGAGCTTTTGTTTTTGGTCTCGCTACGCGCGTAACTGCGGGAGGATTCAATACGTTTGGTGTTGGATTTTTTACTTTGCCTTTTTTATCAACCTTAGGTGGTTTATTGGCATCTCTTGCTGCTTTTTTTCTTGCTTTTGGATCAGAAATAACGCGGGTGCTAACTCTACTTGCAATTGTTCCTGGTACATCCATTTGAGTGAATGGATTTTTTGCTTCGGACAATTCGCCACGATGCATTTCTTCCCAATGGGCGGCCGCCTCGTCGCGGTGCGCTGGCGTGAACATTTTGGACCAATGAATTCCATTTCCGTGCTTTTTTGCATAATCTTGTGCGGCACGGTCAGCATGATATCTCCAAAGCTTTTTCGCAAGTGCAGAATCATATTTCCCTTCTTTTACTTTTTTACGAAGATTAGTCATAATAGGCTCATGACTTGACATATGTAAATGACGGTCATTATCAGCATGTAAAGTCAACTCGCGGGCTTCATCAGACAAATCACCGGCGCCTTCATTCAACTCATAATCTTCTTTATGCATATAAGTTTCTGTGTCCCGGTGTACACCGATACGATGGTTAATTTCGCGTCCATAGATATGACGTTTAATTTCGTCCGGTGTTATATCAGAAATTTTTCTTTTTGTTGTAGGTACAGTAACTTTACGTTTGTCGTGAGGATTGCTTTCGTCAGTATTGATATAATATTCATCCAACTCATAATCTTCTTTGGCGACTTGTTTAGGTGTCTTTATGGTTTTAATGCCACGTTTGTATGGATCACTTGACCCAGGAAATACTTCGGTCTTAGGAGCTTTTGGTTTCTTTTCACCATTCAAAATACTTTTCAATGCATCGATTTGTCCGCGAGTCTTCATATGGTTTTTGGCAATATCAACCAATCCTTCATAGATAGGAACACCAAGTACTCCCGAATACTTCATCGCAAATTCATTTTCAGAAAGAACATCAAAATCATTGAACAATTCTTCGGCTTCAGAAACAGGAGCCAACTTCAATGCTGATTCAATGCCGATGCGAGACAATTCGGCTGCGGCTCTTTTCTTGGCATTTTTATTTGGAGCCGATGAAAGTTTTGCTAGAATTTCTGACATTCTGCGTGAATTTTCGGCTCTTTTCTTTGCTTCATTAATGTTCATTTTGGTTCCCTGTATTTGAATATTCTTGTTATTTATGGTTTCTTTGAAGTAGACCTTAGCATCCATGCATGTTTTTTGTGTATGTCGTATCGATCTTGTAGATAATTACTTACTCCACATTCGCCTGCTTTTTCTGCTTCTTTATATGCGTCTTTGATTGATTTCATTACAACGTCATTATCTAAATATAAAATTTTAATCATGTCTTCGGCTGATAAAATCCGTACTTCATCTTTAATATTTGACAGTGCTCCGAACCTAGCAAAAGATCCTGGAGCATAATCATCTAGCGCCCGGATATGTTCTGCAATACCGTCAGTTGCTTCCCATAATTCATTATATAATGAATCGAAAAATGCATGATACTGTGGAAAATTTGGGCCTTCTACATTCCAATGAAAATTATGTGTTTTTAAATATAATGCAAAAGTGTCGGCCAATACTACTTTTAATTTATCACTCAATGTTGACATAGTTTATTCCTCTTTAGGTACACAATTGGGCACTTCTTTCCCATTTTTCTTTTTCATTCCAAGTTGCTTATATTGTTTCCAACATGGTTTGTCTTCTAATAGTCCGCCTGTTTCATTTTCTTCATGGCATTTCCATTTTCTGAGAGACAGAGCTTTTCTTGTTGGTCTTCCTTTATCATCTTTCATAGGACCAGGAACACCAGACATTCTAGCACAGAATGACTTGCGTCTATTGGCGGCTTTTGACCCTGGTTTTACTTTACCTGTTACTGCTTTTTGTAGATGTGAACCTGGATTTTCAGCGCGATACGAAGCAATACCTTTATCATTTAGTCCGCCTGTAGGATTTTTTCCTTCTTTACGTTGCCAGGCGGCGGATTCTTCAACATCAAAACCTTCATTGTGAGTTTTGAAATATTCAACTTCACCCTCATGTTTGGCCGCGGCCTCATGACTATCAAACGTGCCTAAATTTTTGCCTTTATGGGAAAGTAATCTATATTTGCCAGAAGGCAACTTGACAATGTGTTCATTTACCGTTGTCGTTTCTTTTTTGTGACTTCTTCTTTTTTTTTGAATCCTTTCCCAAGGAGTCAATCGACTTTCTTTCTTAGGAGTTCTATCTTCTAAATCTTGGAGGGCACGTTGATCCAATGTTCCCATTTCATCTAGATCCAATGGTCCTTGCATTCTTTTTACCACTGCTCCTCTTTTTCTTTGTACTGTTTTGTTTGCTTGATCTATAGGACCATTGGCAACTTCAATATTCGAATCCATTCCAACGTCGCCGGCACCGTTTGGATATTTGGTTGGACGAATATTGCTACTTCCTGGGGTTGGAATAGCCTTCACTGATTTTTCTTCGAATATAGAATTTAATATACTTTTCAGCGACTCTTCTTCCAATTTCATGCCCTTTCTTACTTTATGCATCATTTCGCCGGCATGTGGCTTCAATGAATCCGGCAATCCTTGTTTAAAGGATTCTGTATCATTATTTGATGCGTGTTCTCTCATTTTCGATGCAGAAATACCTTCTGTTCCTTCTGCGTCTGGGTCACGGTCGCCTGCATTATGTACAGTAATAGACTTGTAATGATAAAATCCATGGGCGGCTCCTTCTTTTCCATTATATTTGTGTAGCAAATCGTGAAATTCTTTTACTCTATCACCACCAACAACTACATGTAGATGTTCTGCCTGACCATGATGTTGTGCTGCAACTTCCATAATATTACGTGCATCAGAATGTTTAACAACCCCACCTGACCCGATTTTGGCATATCTCAATTTGTCTTCATATGATAAAGGATTCTTTTTTGCATCTTGTGTTTTTGACAAATAAACAGATGCTGTTCCGCCGACTTTTTTTGCCACGGCTTTGACTTTATCAGTCAATTTTTTATGACCATTAGTAAAAATTCCCATACGACCAAATGAAACAACCGCATGTCTATTTTTGGACACCGCGGCAGATTCAGTCATAGGATTAATTACGATTTCGTCCGGTTCGTCTCCCAATGCAGTTTTTACTTGCAATCCAGCAGACTTGAATTTTTTTCTTATAATATCACCAAGCTTGGCATGTTTTGGTAATTCTTTTTGTTTTGCTTCAGGCTCAACTTTACTTGTATCTGGGCCGGTGTTATCTGGGGAATCAACCATTATTGTTTAGCCTCTGCTCTAGATTTTTTGAATTCTTCCGCTCTACGGAAATTTGCCTCTGAAAATCCACCTCGGCGCTTTACAATTTTGAGACCATGTATTACAGCACCTTCCGGGCCCGATTCTTGCCCATCAATATCATGCCCAAATCCTCCTGTCGAATGTCTAGATACATGATTGGCCAAAATATCAGTAGCTTTTTCTAGATGATGATGTAGTTTAAAGGTGTTATCGAAATGGTCTTTATTAGATTTTACATGAGCGAGTGCTTTGTCGCGTTCGGCAATTTTGGCGGCTTTAGCTTTATCCGTTTTTACAGAGTCGATTTTTTTATTATGATAATCTCTCAACCAATTATGGTATCCTTCGGCATTTGGTTCTTTGTTTTCTCTGACCGTAGAATTCATATAAGTTCTCAAAGTGGTTTCATGTCCTTTGAGGTGATTATAATCTCTGTTGTGGGATAAATCATGTGCTTCTTTTAAATGATGATGTAATGCATCATGGTCTTCTTTGGACAATGTAGTTTCTGATTTAGGAATGACGTGACCCATCATATGCACGTCCGGATGATGTTTAAATTCTGAGTTGTCCAAAACAGGAACTGGTTTGCCGTCTGGATGAACTAGTTCCGTATGTATTGCAATTCCTACCTTTGACTTTTTGATTTTCTTGCCTTCTGGAGAATCGGCGTCGGTAGAATAATTGATTGTATTTGGCCGGAAATGAATTTTGCCATTTGTTTCATGTCTTGATTCTGCATCATGCATATACCCGCCTTGCCACGATCCTGGTCGATCTGGAAGTACTTTGTGTATATGTGATACCAAATGTTTTAGCTTTTCGGCCATATATGGTTTATGAGCCAAATCAGCGTCAATTTCTTTGTGTGCATTTTCTATGCCCTTTTCGGTGCCGTCATGAAAATACCACTTTGCACCTGAGCCTTTATATTTAACTCCAACTTTACCGTCGGCCAATCTAGTCGTATGAAATGACATCGAATCGTCCAATTTGCGAGTAGCATCAGTTTTTGCATGAAATCCTTGCAGTGCACCAATTGCTCTTTTTGTTCCGTGCGGACCATCAAATGCTCCGACATCGGAAATATGTTCTATATGCTGGTGGCCGGCACTTTTTTCATTTTCTTCGACGATAAAACTGAGATAATTTTTCATATATTCTTTCCGTGTCCAAACAAGTATTTATTAATACTCTATAGAGCCTTTTAATGTCGTGGCAATAGGAGTACTCATTGGTTTAATTCTATGCCGCATGAATCTTTTGCCATTGTGTCTAAATTCAATACTATTATTTCCAGATTTGTGGATTGTTATTCCTTCGGGATGATTTAGAATATGATCATATTCTGTTCCAGGATGTTCAATCTCTACAGAATGATCATTGCCATTTCCGCGGGTAGTTACTTTATATGTTGGAATTTTAGTAGCATTCGCATGTAAAGAATGTCTTAGATGATGGGCCAATTCGTGGTGGGCCATTTGATGAAATCTATCGTGCCATTCATCTCTGATTTTTCCTATGGCATCATTCGAGTGATGTTCAGCCCGTTTTCTCATTTCTGAATTTTCTTTAATCGCGATTTTTTTGTCTTTGTCGGATTTGCCTTTTAATTCAGGAAATTCTTTTTCAAAATTTTCTTTTGCTTTATCATAATGTCTTTTCGCATTTGTACCTAACGCGGCGTCAGTTTGTCCGATTCCTGGATTTCCAACGGGAATTTTTTGATGTTTTTTTTGTGTAATTTTTAATGAAATTCCTGTATGTCCACCATCAGGATGTTTGAGTATAATGTCAGAAGGATTTTCTTGTTGGCTTTCATGCACACCTGTAATTTTGTGTATGTCTCCTGGTTTCGACGACCAATGCGTCGAACTAATTGGACCGAATTTTTTGCGTAATGCATGTGCAGTACCTTCGGCCATTTTTACATGATTTTGATATTCTTCGTCTGTAATATTTGATTTAATTTTATCGTGTGTGGCTTTTGCTTCTGGTGACATATGTTCGCCATTATTGAGGGCTTTGCCCGTCAACAATTCATGTAAAACACCTTTGTCATTTGGAGATACTTCTTCTAATAAAAGATCAAGTTCAAAATGTTCTTTGAAAGTTAGCATACCAATTTCTCCAGTTTAATATATTTATACAAAAAAGCCCCCGTTAGGGGGCTTTGTCTTAAATCCAATCTGGAGCAGGACGTTTGGTCCACTTGTGCAAATGCTGTTTGCCTTGTCGATAATAATTTCGATAATTAATTACAGGGTCATCGGAAATTTTGAATTCGTCTGCCATGGCTATACGCATTGGTGTGTGATCATATGTCTTGAGGTTCAATGGAGGAGAAAGTAAGTCAAGCATAAGCCCTGTACGTTGGACTTTATGTACTTTACCATATCGATAGGTATACTCATTACATAGAGCAAACAAATGGTCACTAAGCCAGGTATAGTTTTCTACTGATTCTCGACACCAAATAGCCGACGGATGGTTAACATGTGTGGCATTATACATGATATCATTACGGGCATCAGGCAAAATCCATACCGTCTTTTTACGGGTTTTACCCGTATCTGGGTTACGCAACATAACCAATACAGGTGCGCCATCTAGGATACGATGCGCGGTCGACAATAGCTGAGAAGTTTCTAAAACCATTTTCACTATATGCCGATCAACAAGAGCCTGTGCGGCATTTATAGGATTTGAATCTACAAAAAATATATTCATGTCGTTTCCTTTGGTTTATTAGGAAAATATACAGGATGTTTGCAATAAGGGCAAGTGGTAATTTTGCCGGATACGCAACCTTCTATGAATTTATCATATTCTTTTTTCCAGTTGGGACCCCAACTTTCATTTGGATGTTGACCATACCGCATTCTAGAGCCAGTCATATCCGCCATTCTCCGTCGTATAGCATACATGTTCAATGTTAAACGTAGCAATTGCCCGTTGACATCCGGCGCAAGGCCGGCTAAGTCCCCAAACCAAGCTTGGATTGTTGGCAGTTTCATGTTTTACCCGACAAATATAAAGCTTCGATTTGGCGACCGTCTTAAAGTCATATTTCTTCAATGCATGTCGGATTGCATCCGTCTCGGCATGGAGATAGATGGCTTCTTTTGTGGAAGAAAATTTACTTTGAAACGGATGGGACTTCATTTGATTAATACCGAAAGACAAAAATTCATTTCGGTATACAAGGGCAGCTGCCAGACGGCCTCTATAATGATTAGGTACCGTTTCGGCTAGCTTCGCCAAAGTGTCCAGGATTCTCAAATTGGAATCCATGGCGATTAGTCCTCATCCACTAACACCCATGATTCTTTTAATGATGGATCGAAATACGTAACCTTGGATTCAAACTTGCGTTCGCGCTTGACGAATTCTTGCAAGTCACAATATGCCTTAAACGTCATAATTTTTGCCGGTCGCGGCCGGTCATTCGTCACTTCATTATACACAAATATTCTCCTAGTGCTTACGATTGGCCAAAACTGATTCGGGATACTTTGCAGTGCCTGTATTATATTTTTCCATTCTGTCTAGGGCGGCATCAACTTCTTCGAAATCGATTTCATATTTAATAGACAGAGCATGATATATCAAACATAACTTCTTTTGGGGTCATCGTTTGAATTCGACCGACTCCCATTTTTTTTAAAAATACGGCTGTTTGGAATAGTTCATCATAATCAGCCCAAAGTTGGATATTTTCGTGTGGGCCGATGTCGTTTGAATTAGACATTCCGATCTCCTGTCATATTTTTATCATACACCATTTTTCGGTTATGGCAAGCCATTTTTGTCGATTTTTTCGTGCAATTTATCAAAATGGTTGTCGATGTGCTCCGCGAGAGAAAATAGTTTTTCGTGGTCCATTGTCTCCAAATTATATATGGAAATTGATCGGGCTCTATCAATTTGTTCGATCCGATTGCTACTCATCATGATAAATGGAGCGGTATATGCAGCCTGGAAACTAAGAAAAAGGTTTAACAAGATAAAAGGAAATGGATCCCATTTCCATGGAGACCATAAATTCATTCCTATCCAAAAACAAATTAATAAAGATTGTATAATGACAAATCGCCAAGACCCGACCAAAGTGGCAACACCGTCGGCTAACTTTTGTCCTAATGTTAACTTTGTGTAATCTTCCATTTACTTCTCCTTTTGTTTTATAATAAAGAAGAAGTCACTGGCTATTTAGTATTTAATCCCACAATGACGAAAAATATTTACCAAAAAGTCTAAATCCATTTTGCATTCGGTCGGAATATGCTTTTTGACCTTCTTGGTCCCACACAGAAGTATCATTAGGACCTCTGACTAATCTAGAAGTTCCGTCATCTTGGTCTATAAATCTAAAGTCTGGTGTGCCAGAATGAAATTGACTATCCCAATCATCGTCGATATTCAATTCAAATGCCCAAATCATTTCATCTAGGATCCATTCCCAGCGTTTGAAAAATCGATCATCTAGGTCCCACTCGTTTTCTTTTGGTGGGCCAGATGTTGACCGTAGTTCTTCGGGAACGTCTTCATCATCGGTAAAAGGCGCACCATGCTTTGTTTCTTTTAGTTGCACAAGCATAGGATGAATGATCAAAGAAAGAGTATGATCCATCGACCATGTGTCCCAACGGTCAATCCGAATATCGATCTTACGTTCTTTTTTCGACCTAGGACCAGGATATTTTCCAATATTAACTTTCATAATATTCCTCGTATAAATCCATTATTTTTTTGATTCTAAGTGTCATAGGTATTGTGTCGTCATCAAGGATACACATCAAATTAATAAAAGTTGGTTTTTGTACAATCTGTTTAAGTTCCGATAATTTAACTGTAGCCATATCTTTTCGGCCGCCATGGCGAAGTATTTCGACCCATGCTTCTCCGTTATTCACGGCGATCACTTTACCTTTTTCCCAATATGGACTTGATACTTCCAGTCCTATCCATTTATTCAAAGCCAAGAATTTTTCCTATCGTAATAAGGATGCCGGCAAGGATAATACTAATAACAATATACCCAATTACCGCCGCGACAATTAATCCTAAAAGAAAACAAAAAATGCAAACAATAAATTTTAAAATTAGAATCATTTCCGGCCTCGCGAAGAAGACAAAATCCATTCGATGGCCTCACCGGCTAATTGTCGGGCAATATGTGGTGGCATCCCATGGTGCGTCTGGACTTCTACGTACACGCCCTCGGGACTTCGCGCCGTCATGATCCCGTAGTCAGGACCATTGGTGTGTTGGCCGCCTTTGGTATGAGAACTGATAAAGCCAAATTCGATCACAACATTCCTCCTGCCGCACTCAACCGCAGGAATGATCTGAGGTCATCGGCGTAGAACTGTAGCTGCTCGGCGGATGCATCCCGCTCAGCTACCAGCGCCTTGAGGGCTGCGTTCTCGGCTTCCAAGGCCTCGATGTGGGCAACGTACTTATCAAGGTCAGCCTCAAGTTTTTGTATTACCCATTCTTCGGGTGTCATTTCCCGTTCTCCTTGGCGTTTCGGACAGACGCGCGTTTTGTGTCTGCATCCATATTCACAAGCAATGTCGTGGCAATAATCGTCACTCATTCCTCCTCATCCAATTCTTCGTCATCTAATTCTTCGTCATCTAATTCCTCATCATCCAATGCCCATACGAGATCGCGATCATCAACATATGATTTTACAAGTTCAACTTTGACGCAGCCCTTGACTGACTTGGCATCTTCTAAACTATCGCACCAATCCAAAGTAGATCCATCGTATCCGATGGCATGAAACTCAATTTTCCAACAATACGGAACAGTCATTGGTTTTCCTTCTTAATGTTATGTTATCTTTAACTCGAATATCTAAATTTGACCATGTCCATATTTCTCCGGTTGCATCTTGAATGACAACCCATAAAAGATGTTCTTCTGGTCCATAGTCAATCATTATAATTGCTCTTCCTGAGCCTTTAGGTGTTATAACAGGAAGATGTGTTTTTAGTTCAAGCTGCGACATTATAGCCACCTAATATTCATAATTTCAATATTGCGCCCATGTTTTTGGGACAAATACGTCTGTATCGCAAATTCGCTTGTGGCGCCATTCAATTGAACGCCGGCGTCAATTTGCGCCGTTTGCCGGCTTCGGCTGGATCCTTCGGTCACATAGTAGTCAACCAGTGCTTGATTTCGCACAACGTCTCTCCATCTGTCTAGAATCCAACTGTAGGACATTATCGGACCTTTGGCAACCATGTTTATATGATAAATGCTTCAAACCCGAACCGTTCGCCTACCGGCGCGACAAACATATGGGCAAGATTTCCATCGATCAAAATTTTGATCGTTCTATATGGCCGCGCGGCCGGATCTCCAACATCAAACAGATGTTCAGGCCAATGCCAAAATTTACCATCAGAAGTTTCAACTCGATACATTCCATTTTCAATATCGATTATTTCTCCTGTTAGTCCTCCGGCAGTTTTTACAGTTTGCCCTATCATCAACAGATTAGCGTCCAACTTGTCCAAGATATTTTTCCTTACATTCATTCCAAGATAACATAATAAGATCGTCATAAAATAACGTATCTGTACTGACTTTATTTTTCTTTTTTAAGAATCCAATACGACCGCGGGCGTGATTTTGTTTCCATAATTCACCAAGTGCATGTTCGGATGTATCAAATGACTTGACCAATTCATCTTCTTTGATTTGCGAACACAGAAATTCTTTTGTGTTATCATAAAGAGGGCTAAAATATATTCCACGAGCATGTTCTGATTTGATCAAATTTTTAGGAACACCAAGTTTAGAATAAGCAAAAGTCAATGACCTATTCTTGTGATCTCTTTTATATGGTTGTCCCGAATCTTTTTTGGCCACATACCATTCGAAATATTTTCGTGTATGATTCTTTTTTAGCCAATCAATAATCTGCAATCTTGTTTCGCGCAATGGTTCATATGAAACCGAGCCAGCGGTGAATCCCATTTTTAACCAATGGTCGAGATTATCGTATTGGCTCAGTCCGTCTTTCTTATCTTTGCCATAAAGTGAGGTTGTTGTTACGCCAACCAATACATCGCCATATTTTTCTTTCCAAAGATTCTGAATAGTATCTGAAAGACACATAAGAGCCAATAGTTTGCCGCCAGTATAGTTATATCCAAGCGGCTGCAATGGCACAATAGTTGAGCCAATAGCTGTGTGCCCAACCATCTTGCCTTGAGTCTTATTATATCGATCCCATCCAATATATTGGTCTCTGGGTGTAAGATCCAGGAAATCTGAACTGATGCAAATGACACCGAGATACTTATCTGTTACTTCATCTTTAACGATGAAATTAAGATTTCGGCCAATGTTACTATTGTTTTTCATAGTTGAAGTGAACGTACGAATAGTATTCCATCGTTCTGATAGATTGCCATCACCAGTAAATTCTAATACAGGCTTGAGTTTGACATAATCATCTGGAGACTCAGGAATCCAAATGTTCTTTTTTGTTTTTTGGATTTCAAGCCATTGATCATGATCAGACATAACCAATTCTTCACCAAACAAAGTTTGTTTTACTTCTGTTTGGTATTTGAAATGAATTTCTTCCCACTTTTGATAAAGAGTATATTCCCCAACCGACATCCGAGATACGTTTGATAAATCTCGGATGATATTTTCGGTTAATTGTTTTTCGTCAATTTCATTATAGGACTCAGGTGGATTATGTTCCAGCCATTCTTCCCATGCTTTTTCTATATCCATTATTTTATCCTATGATTATATGTCATGATAGCAGGTAAAGGACATATGTCAAGCCATAAAATCAGAAAAATCTTTCTTTTTTGATTTCCAATTAAAAGTTGTTTCTTCTTCGATGCGCTCGCCAAATCCAGTATTGTCCATTACGGCATCAGATTTCTTTTTGCCTTTACGTTTAGGTGTATCATCGTGCAAGTCATCTTGTGCAGAATCATCAGCATCGAAAAATTGCATTTTTGATCGGTCTATACCGACAATAAATTTTTTGCCAGTTTCGGCATATCTATTTTTGAGGATCTTAACTAAAAGTTGATTCATTTCTTCTAGTTCTTCTGTTGAAATAAGTGCAAACATAAAATCAGCAGTAGCAGGGACCCCGAAGCTTTCCGAGGTGTTTGCGAGGTCAACATCGCTTGACGCATATCCATCTCTGTTCGATTGGGTGGCTGTGAATATTGCGGTTTTTGTTTCAACAGCCAACCCTCTTATTTCTTCGGCAATAGACTTCACGAATGTATAGCTATTAATACTACTGCCCATCTTCATCCTTGAAGATGCACAAATATTTAGGTAGTCGATGTAAATAATATCAGGAACAAAATTCTTTTTAATCTTTAATTCCTGAATAAGATGCCGAAAATGTGCAGTAGAGCCTGCTCC